GTTTTCATTTATTTTTAACCACTTACATTGCACCATTAATGGTTATTAACGTGCTCCAAAAGTGATAGCACCATTAAACGCTATAAGGTGCAATCTCCCCCCTCTCGCCGTCGCCCCACATGCCCACCGCCCCGGGCATCTTACTCAACTAGGTAAAACAAGTGCCCAATCGCCGTGATGATTCCTCCCCCGTCATAACGCTCCCCATTGATATGAAAAAACTTGTCGCCCTTGTGGGGGGCATATTCAACCTGTCGGGCGAAATACGGGTCTATGGCTACCGTGGGTATCAACTCCCCAATAAGGCCGGCGTGTACCGTTTTCTCGCCCTCATTCTCGGCCTTACGTTGACCGCTAGGTCTGACCACGGCGTCGGTGCATTTGATTGAGCAGGTGAAGACGTGAGTCTCACTCTTACCAAGCCGGCCCGAATGAACCGTCGTAAGGGGGGTCTTGTTCAACTTCCAACCCGTATGAAGATTGGGTCGGATTGTTACTTTTTGATCATATAATCTTCTCATCTTTTGTTCCTTTCTGAACCTATCTTTGATGATGTATATATAATACCCTAAACCCACCTGTTAGTCAAGTAAAAAAGAAAGAAAGTTTGAAATATTTAAATAGGAAGCGACTTCCTATTACCGGGCTAAACAGGAACCGACTTCCTATATACGGGAGCACCTTTAGTGACTGCTAATGGTGCAAGCGAGTGCATAGACCCACTAAGTGCCCTCACTGATACTGACTAGGGCAGAGAGACACGCATCAACCGCCGTGTCTTCAATGAACGTGTGCCACTCACCGTCCCGACCAATAAAAGACACCGCCCACTTGTCTTGATCAACGCATCCGGCTTTCATGCGTCCATTAGTGCTATTAAACACCTCACTTAACAGGGCACCTATATCATCATGAGCCATACGCTCTTCAAACATATACTCATCGCCGTTTATAACTATCGCCCCATTCATATCTGCCGGCAGAGTTAAGTCGTGAACCACCCGGCTTACTATGTTAAGACCCATTAACCTAAAAATGGCCATAAGAGGATGAGAGACAAAGTCATGGATAAACATTAAGAGATCTCTAAGCATAATGAATCCTATATGAGAGGGTTTTGATCCTCGGCATTGTAGGAGCGTGCTTAGGTCTTGTCTACTAACCTCTCCGGCTTAAGGAAATAAATCGCTCAAAGTCAACCTACCGGCTCTGCGAAATACACCGTCTTGCCCTCAACCGGACGGCAGGTTATCAGATGATCCTCCGGCTTGAGGTCGATTGCACTCAACCGCTTCATACAAACCGTCTCATAGTATGGAACCGGATCACTAAGCCACATGATCGACTCATTACTCAGACCCGACACTTCTAGCGTGTATGTCAACTTTTTAACTAGGTTATTGAAGCCCTTTAAGTTAGGTCGAACGATAAGCAAGTTCTCATTAAAGCCGATCACCTCGCCCAACATTGTCAGTCCGTTGCTTAGGACAAACTCCTCGTCATTGACCGTGAAATTCTCGGCTTCAATATCGCCATAGTCAAATAGGTCTTTTAGGCTCACATCAAGGGCAAACCCCTCTGACCTAAAGTGGAACCAAGGGAACTCAAAAGATACGTCTGAGACGCCCTTTAGTGGCTTCTTAAAGGCTAACTCCGGATCATCTAGGAACGGCTCGACGTTGTGTTGATTATAATGCCTTAACAGGGTCTCGTGGGGGACAACGAGATGCTTAACCTCGCCATCTGATACCGACTCCCATAATAAGTGAGTGCCATAGGATGTGACTGCTTTACTGAACGAATGCTCGCTTAAATCTTGATAGGTCATGATTTCTCCTCTTGATTACTTGTTGTAGGTGAGTTTGCCCATGCGTGTAGCATGATGATCGCCAAGGCATTCAAGTTGAAATCTGAGTGCCTCCTCTTGGTCAGTGAACCCGGTATATTCCCATCGTCCGTCAATGAACTCACCGACGTAATAACAGGCTTTGTCATAATCCTCACTGCTAATCCTGTGATGCATATCGAAGCAGTCGAGTGCTATGAGCGTCCCCTCGTTCACTCCGTCAAAGTTTTGGTGAACTGTCATCTGACTCTTAGGGTTTAATACGATAATCATTATGGGCCTCCTTTAGACCTTAGCGTTGATGTTGATTGACCATAACTCGACCCATATTGAAAGTCAACTAAAAAAGATAGAAAACTTAAAATGATTTCGGCCGGTTATAGAGCACCATAGTATGGGCACATGGTGCAATGCTATTACCAACAAACAGAGGGGCGACCCTCTGATCTCAATGAGTCTCACCCGTATTTTAGATGTTCCAAGTATTTTCTAATTGCCCTTTATGCTTCTCAAAGGCGATATAACAATCATAACCATCTTCCGTCTCCCATTTTTCAATTTGGCTTGCCAAGCCCTCTATGAAAAACTTAACCCACTTTTCGTTATATCGAACCATAGGGCAAGAAGCCAACTCGCTATGAATTGTCTCTACTGACCAACCCCCATTTTCCGGGTCACAATAATCCTCTGTAATCTTATTGTATATTGTAATGTGAGCCATCTCGCCCTCAATCGGCCTCTCTCCCTCATCTCTGTGAGTTAGAAGAACAACCTTACGACCGCCCTCCATGTACGCAACCTTGATGTTGCTAGTTGTTTCTTCAATCTTGTTCATCTTTGTAGTTCCCATTATTTTCTCCTTAAAAATTATCTAACCTTAAATCCTAACCTACCCTATAAGACAGTTATAACCCACACAGGTTTGTTTGTCAAATAAAAAAATAAAAAACTTTAAACAAAAACAGACACTTACACTGCACCATTAATACTCGTAAAGGTGCTGTCAACTTAATCAATCTCAATCACATTATTCTCCGGGTGGCTTAAACGCCAATCCCCTTAGAGATAATCGGTTTCCATCTCCTTTATCTCGTCCCATCGTTCATCAAGGCGTCCTCCCCATGCGTTTGACGGTCGGCTCTCCCAAATGCATACTCCCTCGGTGCCAACCCGAACGATATGAGTATCGCCCTCTTCATCCTCAACGAGATAGAAACTCCTTGAGCCGAGGTGAGCAACATCATCAATGTCAACTTCACACTTCTCCTCCCCCTTGACTCGGGCGAGGGTCTCTTCAATCTTCTCTTTTGCTTCATGGTCTGTCATGTCAGTCTCCTTAACTGCTAGTGAACTTCAAAAACTTCATCGAGCGTTGTACTCGTCAACTCGTATCCTCGTTCGCCATTCTCAACCTCAAGTGAGTATGGCTCAAGAGCCTTTTCGGCCATCTCAATCGCCTTTTCACGAGTTGACGCTGTGAATAAAACAGGGTCGTATCCAACTTGCCAAATCTCAATCACCCATACTGTCATTTTTGATACTGTCATGATGGCCTCCTTAAGCCTCTATTAATATATATACATACTACATCGCATCGTTAGCATAGTCAAGTAAAAAACAGTAAAAGTTTATTTATTTTTAGGGGTTTACAGAGCACCATAAGTGTCATTAATGGTGCAACCGGCAACAGACACGACCCGTGTGTGTACATTAGATCAGAACGATCCGCACTGAGAGCACCATAGTACAGCCTTATGGTACTGTGATCCCCCCGGGTTCATTCACTCGGGCACAACTTCCTAAACCTAGGTCGCCGGGCCTTTTAGTCTTTAAACTTCATCTTCATCAAGTGATTGTTCAGTAAACGAACTCTGCTTCCAAGCCTAACTTACTCGCATATTCCATACATTCCTCCATGTTGCCATTAAACTCCTCTATCTCCCCCTCCTCATCATAATACTCAAATGCGTCATTATTAAGGAAGTCGTTAAGGTACTTGATTACCTTTTCAACTCTCTTAACCTTTGCCTCGCCCTCAATTTGCTGTTCGATGAAGATACGTCCTGCAACTCCGGCATCCCAATTACAATGAAAAGGGGTAAGAGAAAGTTTGACTGATCCATGTACATAAGCATAGACCTCGAATACCTCAAGATTCAGACCCTCAGTGTTTGGGGTTTTGTCGATGTTGATTGGAATGTAATGTCTTGAATCGAACAACTCAACCCATACTTGATTGGACTCAATTGTACCCTCGATGTCTTCTAGGATTTCGGGGCAGTGTCGGAAAGTGATAGTAGTCATTGAAGCCTCCTTATTGGCTCATATCATTTAACATACTCAGATAGTACCTAACCTTTCACTTATAGTCAAGATAAAAATAAAAAAACTTTAAATAAATACCGGCACTTATGGAGCACCATTGATACTCATAAAGGTGCTGTTGGCTTAATCAAGCACTACTTACCCGTCAACTTAATCAACCTCAATCATATTATTTTCCGGGTGGCTATGACCGCCCGTCTTGTTCAGTAAACCTCAAATACCTCATCAAGCGTTGTACTCGTCAACTCAAAGCCTCTATCGCCGTTCTCAACCTCAACGGGATAAGGCTTGAGTGCCTCCTCTGCAATCTTGATTGCCCGAGCCTTTGATGAAGCGGTAAAAAGTACGGAGTCGCCGTTCACGTTCCATACCTCAATCACCCAAATTCGTATATTATGAAAATCAGATACCATCATTTTCGGCCTCCTTAAGCCTTTATCATTAATATATATACACACTACCTCGTATGGCCTTTATAGTCAAGTAAAAAAGAAAGAGAGTTTAATATATATTAAGGCTTTACGGAGCACCATAAGGTTATACTAATGGTGCTTTGCTCCGGCCTTATGAGCCGGCGTGTACACCCGATCCGGCTCTCACCTCGCTTTAATCTTGAATGAGTCGTAAAGCGGAGCGTGTAACTTCAATCTTATCGAACTCAATACTTAAGCCGAGTCGAACGCCTTGAGTAAAGGCTTCATACTCTTCAATAGTCTTAAATGAACCAAGGATTTGAAGTTCATCGCTCTCCAAGACTTTATCAACGGCCGTATACTCAAAGACCGGATGAGTCAAGATATTAACGTGAGTAAAGTTGATCATAGGAAAAGACTCTTCTAGAGTATCCACGATATTTTCGGTCTCAGTAAAGACCGGCTCGTTAGGGAACTCAATGATGACTCCGGTTAAAGAATCCATATTCGTTACTAAGGCTCTAATATATTCACTCATTTTCGACCTCCTTAAGTCGTTATTTAATGATGTATATATATTAACCTATTACCGATTGAAAGTCAACTAAAAATAAAAAAAGTTTAAATAAAACCGGAGACTTACGGAGCACCATTAGACTATACTATGGTGCAATACCGAACCCGGGCTAACGGCTCAACCTAGTCTAGCCAAAACTCATTTAACCCGATAAGACACCACTAAGCATACAATGATCGTCACCTCTAGAACGCCAAATATTAAAGCATACATGCCACCCTCCAACCTATTACAATGATTACTATAAGTATGATAACTTCCATTCAACATCCCGTTCCTTTTGATTGACTCTCACGTCTGAGTCCTCAAGACCGGCTTTAAGCCATTCCTCACGGTCTTCATCATCGTCAACATTTTTTGACAGCCATTTTCTCCAATATGCCCGGGCTTCTATATAGGCGACCGTCTCCGAATCATAATGGCCGATAATTTTTCGCTCTCCGCTAGGGAGTTTAATCTGAACCGTGTACATAACCTTTAAGCCCTTTCAGTTCTTCAATACTTAACAACGGTGAATGCTTAAAACTCTCGTATTGAGCAAGAGTAGTGATCTCTTCCCACTTTAGATCAATCACATCATTTGATGAGAGCAGGTACGGCATCGCCTCTTCCGGCGTCCGTACTGCCTTTTTCTGCCCATCATGAATAAAAGTTACAAGTTTGAGTGTCATATCGGTTCCTTTCTGAACGCTATTGATACATAGACCGTCTCATTTCACATTATGATAGTCAAGTGGAAAACAAAGAAACTTTGGACAACTAGAGCCGGGGCGATCTCCCTCTGTTGAGTCGGCAGATAAAAACTGTTAAGATTGATCAAGCAATTTTAACTTGAAATTAATCGCAGACAGGATTCATCATGGATTGGATCAAAGAACTGATTAGTCGGCTACTTAATCCGCCAAGAGATGACTGATAAACGAACCCATATAACGGAGTAAGAATATGTCTCTTAAAGGACTACTAACAGAAGAAGAAGTAAGTGCTCTAAAGCAATCTATAGCCGAGGATCTTGGAATCGTCATGAATCTTGACGAGGCTAAAGCAAAAGAGTTTTGGCGTACAGTACGAGGTCAAAAGGTAGGATTTTATGGCGTCCCGGACGACGGTAAACCGGACTCCATTATTAAAGGGGGGAGTAGGCAAATCCGACTCGCACTACAGGGTAAGAAGAAAATCTTAAAAGGTCTTACTGATAAAGTTAAAAACGCAAAGAAAGCAGTCGGTGATGCACGCAATAAGATCTCTACCGCCTTGTCCGGTCTTGGCAGAGCAGGTCAAAGAGCGAAGAAGATCGCTATGACTGCTCTTGATAATATATCAGCAATGTCCGGTGTTATCTAACTTCTCTTAGTTTCCTGTAATCAACTTATTGAGCAAATCTTTAGCGTGTCTTTCACCTAACTCACTAAGTCGGAAATGACCCTCTGCGTGTGTAGCCATGCCGGCTCGATATGCACTCTCGGCAGGAAGACCTCGCTTAAGCACCTTATCATTCGATAGGAATGCATCGATAAGCACTTGATCAATCGCTTCGCCTACCCTAGTCTCCGCAAGGCTTGCCCAATCTATGATTGAGTCTCTCACACTTGCGTCCATTGACTTGAAGCCCGGATGGTTCATAATAGCGTTGAGTTCTTTGCCACTTAAGATATCGTCAACCCCAAACGGCACGTCCGGCGGTATGTCCTTTGTTCTACGCTTAACTAGAGCGTCTATGTCATAATCCGGGTTATTCCTTATCCTAGAACTAACGTCCGCAGGTCTTTTGTAGTTGGCAAAATACTCACCGTACTTAGCGAGCATACGTTGATGAGAGACAGACTCATTCTTCATCTTCTTCTTCATCTTGGTGACATCTTGAGTATACGGCACTAATACATTACTCTTTATAATAAAGTTAAGTATTCTTATGACTTCCGGATCTTGAACAGTGTTAAGATGATTCTTTAGAATGTCTGCGTCGGCCTGTGATAAACCGTGTGCTTCATTAACTACTGTATTTGGTTGATCTTCCAAATCAATGGGATCAATGGTCTCATCATCGTCGTCCTCCCACTCATCATCGAAAATATCTTCATAGTCAATGCCATCAATCGACTTGTCAAAGTCGCCCGGCTCATTTTTTCTTGACTCTAAAAGGTCTGAGATACGCTTTGAATACATGAAAACTCCTAAGTTATTTTACTAGTTGGTTTTTTATCTTTTGGTGGTCTTGCTTTCTTGCGACAGCAGGACTTACCTGTTGGAGTGCAAAAGCCACAGTATGAAATACGCTCCGGCGTATACCGGGCTTCAAACTCTGCATTACATTTTATACATTTTATATAAACCATGACCAACCTCCATGACTACATATTAGACTTAGAGGTCTTCATTATCAATCTCTATCAAACCTGCGTTATTTTTATACTCTCTTAATACGGCGTCTTCTGTGGACTCAGACGAGTCTAACTTGTCAAACTCATAGATACTTAAAGGCTCACCATCTCGGTCAACGAGGTAGACACGCACTCGTGTGCACTTAGTACAAACCTCAAAGACGCTCCCATCGATACCTATACCATCAACCTGCCATGAACACGATTGACCCTTTGATGGCCTCCGGAAGCACAGAATGGACAGCAGGAGCATCGCTACTAACTCCGGCATTACACATAAGCCTCTAACATCAACTCTTTGATGTGCTGAACATTCTCCGGCTTCATAATGAACTCTACCGCCGACTTTTTAGTCTTAAACTCTACTCCAAGAACTTCCCAAACTTTTCCGTTCTTTCCAAAGACACCGTACCCCTCGGCGAAATCGAGAATTAGTTTACTGTCATCGACAGACCCGTCTTCAAGAGACATTAAGTATGAACCCGTTCGCTTTGGTGGAGCAGTCTTGTTTTTTTCAACCTTAAAATTAATCCGCACGCCTGTGGTCGTTTCAAAATCAAGACCCGGCATCTTTTCTTTTTGATAATCGTTCGCCCACATCTTGATCTCGCATGATGTTACGAATCCCTGCCCTCTACCACCGGGAACGGTTTCATTTGAGCCAAACATAACGCCGATCTTCTCTCGTATCTGATTGATGAACACCATAGTGGGTTTACGACCATACTCCCGGCCCACATCATTTATGGTAGAGTTTATCTTTCGACAGAACTTATTGACTAGGCGTGCCTGCAAGCCCTGTTGCCACTTTTCCACGCTCTCTTCAATCTCCTTAGAGGGAGTCAAAGAAGCGATACTGTCTAGAACAACCATGTCCACGCTCCCGGTTCTAACGAGATGATCAATAACATCGATTGCCTCTTCTGCTGACCCCGGACGGCTAAAGACAACTCCATAAGGCTTTAAGCCTACTTTCGTCGCCCACTTGTGATCGTAAGACGCTTCCACGTCTATGATCGCAATCCAAAACCTCTCATAAGAGTTCTGCTCATACGCTTTTAAACGTGCTTTAAAATCGAGTTTATTTTCATCCGGGTATTGAACCGGAGTAAATAAACCCTCGTTGTAGCAATCACAGTGGCCTTGAGGTTCAATGACTTCACCATCCTCGTCATACCTTACGCTAAGATCATCAAACTGTGCAGGTCGCAGGCAGTTAGCACACAAGTCTTGACATTGACCTGCTAACCTATAAGCCGTGGTGGTCTTTCCGCTAGATTTCGCACCATACATCATAGTCACACGACCATAAGGAACTCCACCACCTAAAGCCAAGTCTAAACCAAGACTGCCGGTGGGCAACCTCTTTATATCAATGGTGCGTAAACCGATATCTAATGAACGCTCTCCATACTTCTTTTCTACTTGAGACGCAAACGCCTTTAACTTATCTCTCCTACTCAAAATTAATGCCCTTACTTGTTAAGTGTATTGTAAATAAAATATGACATGACTGCTCCGGAGAATAACGGGAAGAAATAAACCGCCAAACCTAGCCCGGCACAGAAAAACACCGGCAGGACAAAGGCAAGTATGGCGATTGTAATGTCATCGTCCATTATGAACTGCCACACTGAGTTATACATACCGGGCAGACCTATTAAGATCAGCAAGGTATACATGATCCATGATGCCCCGGTAAACATCTTGACTAGGACATCAATATCCATGTTCACTCCGTTATGATGATTTGATTTGTACGGCCTCTTCTTGAACTCTCTTGGAGAGGATTCCACGCATATTTGCCAACACGCCTTGCAGGTCTTTATGCGTCGAGTACCGAGTCAAAATAACATCAACCTTTGACGAATCAAAGCGTCCGGTTTTCAAAGTTAAGCCATAGTCTAGTGTGATCCTATATTTGCCATAGTCACCGGGCAGGAACTCACCGTTTTCACGCTCTTCACGCTTTATAGAAGCAGACTCTTGAGCAACAATCTCTTTAGCGAGATACTTCACTGTATCATAGGCATGATCGGGGTTGTCATTAAGCCCATACTCAACCTCAATAGTAACGCCCACTCTAGCAAACTGATAATCGCCGAGGGAGAGGGTTTTACCGGCAGAATAAGCGACTCTAGGCAAGCCCTCTGTCCATGTAAACTCAACCGGATTGCCGACTTGCGTTAGGGTTGGATCGCCTTTACTGACAATCGTCGTTGTGGTCTCACGCTCTTCGGTATAATACCGGATCTGAGGGTCAAATCGTTCTTCATCATTTCTTAACACGGTCATTTTCAACTCCTTTTTTTATCCATGTTGAACCGTGATTAAGTTTTAACTTTGACTTGCATGATAGTCAAGTTTTATTTTCATTATTTTCAATATGACTTTCACTGCGATCCCACGGCAGTGTGGCATCATGGATTTTGTCTCCTAACTCAGAAAATCCGATGAGGTGAAGTACCTCCATGAGAGGGTGTGCCACAAGGTTGTGAACCGTAAACTTGAACCGACCTAGCCGGCTAACAATATCTCTCATGCATCCACCTCTTCATAACACCAACCGCTATCAATGAGTTTACCGGTCATGTCTTTAAACTCTTTTACATTAGAGGGCTTTAAACGACCTCCTAACTCTTTAAACGCACTTGAAATCATAGATAAACTCTCATCGGTGATCTCATAACGTCCGGATTGGCCTTTGGGTGGAACAGGCATGTAACCCTGCTTGAACCAATATCGAACAGTCCCTGTGCAAACACTCATTGAGTCTGCGAGGTCTTTAAGAGTGTTTTTGTAAACCAACTCTTCACCGTCACGCTTTCTCTGACGAGATTCCTTAGTGTAACGCTGTTGTCTCTCCCGGTAATTCTCATCATCTTGATAACGTGCTCGACGTTTCTCAAGAAAAGTTTCTCGGTTCTTAGCATACCACTCCGTAAAGTAAGTCCCACTTTTTTTACTAGCCATTATGGCCTCCTTTTATCTTTGTATAGAAATCATTTCGACGTTTAACTTTTCTCATCGACTGAGGTATGCCCGGGTCGTGAACGTCTACCACTATCGGGTGGGGTTTCCCGGTGCACTCGTGTGCTCTCCAAGGACACATTTTTGGGCATTTATCTTTTGACGGTTTGCAGTGTCGGCGAACACGTCCGACAGTCTGCTCCACATCACTCATGGGCGTGGCCAATACCAACACATCAATCGCCGGTACATCTAGCCCCTCTTCTACCATCTGCTTTGTTGCAAGGATTACGTTTGCCGACTCTGCTTCTTTGAGTTCGTTTTCACTCCTAGAGCCTACCATGTAATCAACTTGAACGTCCGGGTCTAGTTCATAATCCAAGCGGAGCAGTTCTTCAAAAAACTGTTCTTTTATGGAATCTAGGTGCTTCAAACGTTCACTGATGATCATAACTTTACGACCATTCGCCACCGCACGAGATACGACCTCGGCGATAAGGCGGTTCCGCTTGTCATCTTTAACCAACTGACTCAGAACCTCAGTATGGCCTAGTGAATCTGCCGGCTTGAAACGTCCATAGACACGCTTCCCATCAAGAGTCGCCTGTGTCTCTAAGACACGCACCTCCGGGACTAGAGCAGATGTCTTTGCTCGGTATATAATCGGGCCAATGTGTTTGAAGAATACCATCTCTGCGTCGTCTTTACGCCGGGGAGTGGCTGTCAACCCCACACGCCAACGTGCAGTAAACCTCGGCACAATCGATGACCAACTTTGAGCACCTATACGATGGCATTCGTCAGAGATCACCATACCAAACGCTTCATACATCGCCGGGTTATACTTACTCCCTGCCCCATCATCTCTTGCTATCGATTGAAGCATACCGATCACAAAATCACAGCCCTCAAAATCACACGAGTCCTGCCGGATATAACCAATCTTTGCCCCCGTAAAGAATGTCTCTATACGTTCTCTCCACTGCCGGAGAAAGAACTCCTTATGCACAAGGATAAGTGTGCGTCGCCCGTTGCGATAAGCGAGTTCAAGTGCAGTGTTAGTTTTACCAAAACCACAACCGGCTTGAAGCAAGAAGCCACCAAACCCTTTTAGGTTCATGTAATCACGCATGACCTCTAATGCGTTTCCCTGCTCTTTAAATGGCCCTTTAAACCGCATTAAGGACTTAACGGATGTATCTATGGGAGAGCCGTCTGAAACTCGCTCTATTACCGCTTCTCTTGAATAATCTAGTTGATCGGTAAACCAACCTCTAGGCACGCCTAGAACTTCACGCCTATCCTCATATAATCTTATTGGAGCCGGCTCGGCTTTGCTGTGTTCAGAAGTCGACTTAGGGTAACAGGTTAGCACCCTCCTTATATGGTTGAGATAAGACGGAGCATAATCAGACTTACGGAGCCACACCCATCCACTTGCAATGTACTTATGCTCTTTCATGACGCTTACTAATGTTCATTTTTAATAACCTATAGAAACGAGAAAGACCCCGGAGGGCCGTGGTTAGGATTAGTTGCAGATACTCAAGGCATCTGCTTTAAGCGATACTGCCGGTCAAGTCGTTAGATCACCACTTCTTCCAAGGCGAATCACCGCTTGAGGGTGATTGACCGAAGCCACCGCCGAAGTCATTGCTTGTGCCCCCATTAACAAGGGCTTTTAACTCATCAACTGTCTTGGGTACGAAATGCTCTGCGTAGTTTACTTCCGACAGGTCTTCAATCTGTTCTTCTGTTGCTCCGTTGCTCATCAAATAAGCCCCGATTTGATCGGCAGGAATCTTCTCAACGAAGTCCCACTCATCACCGCAGGTTTCAACTTTATTGCCGGATCGGTATACATCAAAGACGCACCCTTTCAAGTCGCCATGTCGTTCGGCAAGTCGAGCAATCTTTTTAAGGATGCCCGGCTTATCTTTACCGCCACGCTTTGCCCCTAAGAGTTTACGACCAAACTGATAGGTAACGCCCTTATCACTTGTCCAACCCTCTAGGCGAACAGAGCCATCCGGTTGACGCTTCACATCACCCATATCAACCACCGTAAAATAGCCGATCATTGATGGCCACATCTCTTTATCACAGAGTGGGCACTCTTGGGCGATACGGTTACGCTTAAGGCAGATCTCTTTATCCTTACCGGATCTAGTGATCTCATAGAGCGAGTGCTCCCAAAAGGTGAACGGGGCAGAGCCTAAAAATAGGATGCGTTTTGTGAGGTTAGCCGGCATATAGAACTTGCGAGGGCCGGTATCTGCTGTCTTCTGTGGGCCGTAATCATCTACGGTATCCCATCCTTGTGATCCCCAATTACTCATTTGAACTCCTTGATCTTTGTTCATGTTTTGGGTTGATTACTGAAATCACGTTAATCATTATTAACGCTTATTGAGTGTTATAGTCATATATAAATGACTTGTCAAGTCAAAATAAAATAATATCGAAATTATTTAGCCTGCTCTAAAAGGTTGCCGGGTCTTGGCATCGGCATCTCAAAGTCCTCAACCAAAGTGTCATACAGAGGTCTATCCCAAGAGTCTTGCTCTCTTAGATAATCCACACCCTCTAAGTTTACGGAGTGATAACTCTCGGTGATCTCCCTAAACTTTCCATAGTCTTCTTTATTATTGAGTGAGATGACCGTATCTCCTGCCCACCGACCTCTAAACTCATGCTTGACCCGGGAGCCATCAATCTTACGGCTTACCGGAGTGAGCAGGCTTAAAAGAACTGCCCCGACTGCACTCTCCATCTGTATCATCTCTTTGATACCGGGATAACGAGCAGTCCGGGGATGCCCGGCGATCAAAAAATTACCGCTTAAATACTCTCTCTTGGCATGGTTTGCATATACCCATACCAATCTCTGCTTTTTCAAACTTAAAGGCATGTTGCCCTCCTATCTAAATGAATATGCAGGAAATATATCAATCGCCTGCTCTAAGGTCATACTGTCGGGATCTTTGGCCGGACAGTCAAGTAAAAAAGATTGAACTCCAACTCTTTGCATGGCCTGTACACCGCTTTCCGCCATTTCCCGGCCTGCATCATCACCGTCACCCATGAAAATTATCGGATACTCCAAGTCCGGATCTATGGCTTCTTTCAACTCGTTGATCTGATTTGGTGAGAGGTTAGCCCCTAAAATACAGACCGGCCTTGATATACCTAGCATCCAAAGCCTTATGGCATCCGTTGTTCCCTCAGTCACAACTATTGGGCCTTTAACATCACGATGAAGCCCGTACACAACATGCCGTCGCCACTTGCCTTTGAAGTGTTTATATTTAGCGTGTGATCTACCGCAACCGGGGCATATCACCGCTTTTTTCTGTATCAACTCCCCGGTCACGCCATGAATCTTATCTTCGATTAGATAAGTACCGCAGGAAAAGCAGTAGTCGCCGTCTTCATATAGTCGCCCGGTGTACCCTACATATTCGCCACTTCTACTGAACACAGGAAAGACCAATCTCCGACGCCGAAAGTCATGACCTAAACGCCACTCTTTGTAGGCTTCATAGGTAATGCCACGTCTATCACAGTAATCAATCGGCGGTTTCACCGACTCCCATCGATCTAACTCGATTGCTGATGGCCTCGCCTCTTCAATCACCGGTTGAATCTCTCTGCCGAACAAATCAGTCTGCACACCCACCGACTCGGCGTACTCTCTTCGTTTAAAGACAGGTTTATTTTTAGATGAGTATGCACCCATAGGATTGTAGGCAATCTCTTTTACCGGGGTCTCTATTGTAGATTCATCCTTGTGGTAGAGCAGGGCCATGATTTTGGTCAAAGGCTTTTTAGTGCGTCCCATGATGTCCCAAATCATACCCTCAAGCGTATTTCTATACTTACAGGCTAGGCAGTTTACCCACCAACCTGTTCGCCCCCTCATGACCGCAAATGAGGGCGAATTGTCATAACCACCGGCGTGTTCCCATTGGGCCATAGGACAGTGACATACAACCTTATCAAACTCCACCGAATGAACCTTGGTTATCTCTGACATGATCAGAGCAACCTCCCTTGAGGTAAGCATTACTCAACATCCCCCTCGTTGAACGGGTTTACATGGTAGTTTGCCCAAGGCTCTGAACTCGCTTCGGTATCTACAAAACATTCATCAAGGTCTTCGATCTCACTAAAGTCCATTCTGTCGAGATCAAAGTTTACATTAAAAGGTTTGCCGGGATGGGCTCCACGCCTTAACTTACCTACATGAATCCTTAACCTCTTATCTGCTTTCATATCGGCGTCCTGCTCAAGCAGAAATACTGCATGTGCATCCCAAAGTAACTGATCACTCAACGCTATCGATGAGGTATCAAAACCACCGCCATGTTTAGCGTCTTTAGTAGCCATCCGGTTAAGTTGATGCACCGCCAAAAAAGGCACTTTATGAACTTTACTAGCCTGCCTTATGTAGTCCACGGCACGCTCGGTTCTCTCGCTCTTATTGCCCTTGAAGTGGAGCATATAAATAGAGTCAACAATGACTAAGTCCGGCTCTATAAGCCTTATCGCAGAGTCCATACCACCGGCAGTCAAATCATCGTCGTTATCAATCATGAATATACCCTCCAAGCATGATGGGTCATTCATTGATTTCATCAACTTCTCTTCTTCAAAAGATGATAGCGTTCCGTGGATCATGTTAGTAGCACTCACATCGGACTCAAGAACGAAGAATCTCTCTGCGAGTTCTGCCTTTGACATCTCCGGTGAAATGAACAGGACTTTCTTACCCTCTTTGATAGCCTTATGGGCAGTTAGTACCGAAACCTGCGTCTTACCTACACCGGGTCTTGCAACTATATAAGTGGCGGTCTCCGGCCACATACCCATCGTTAAGTTCGTAATGCTTTCCCAAGGCAGAGCGACGCCGGCAAAGCCGTTCCTAACACGGTTAAGGTTATCAAGTACCTGTTGCTTTACATCATGAGCAGTCTTAGGTTGAACAGAACCGGTCGAGCCAAACTCATTCTTAGCGAGGTCTTTTATCAACTCAAGAGCCTTGCTAGGATCATTCGCCCTAAGTTGATCTCCGGCCTTACCGATCAAACTCTGAACCTTACGAAAAAGTTTTCGCTTCTGCATCTCAGAGAACAGGAACTGAAAGTCATAACCCGAATCCTCTATATCAAGACCTGTAGCACTTGATACTGCATCAAGAGTGGGTAAACGTCCTTTACTGCTTTCAAAGTGATCTTTGATCAAAGAAAACGCTCTATGGTAGCCCTCTTGGAAGTCCTCGTTGCCGAAGCCTGTTTGGATAGCCTGTTGAGTGTTATCTTCACTGTTTAAGAGCGTAAAAATAAAACCGGAATCAATCATTGCTTACCCCCATTTATCAAGTCTCTTATCCTCTTACCCTCTTCAACTCTGAAATCATAAAAATCAACTTTGATTTGAGCACTTGATCCCTTGAGGATATGAAGCGTTGACGGTTTGATGAAGTCTGTTAGGTTCGATTTTGGGATATTAGTCGTGATTATAGTACATCTATTGTCCGCATATCTTGCCCGGATTAACTCATCGATCATTCGCTCACCAAACCCGGTAGAATCTTGAGAACCTTTCCCAAGATCATCTAGCAAAAGAAAGTCGACAATCTTGGCTCTATTCCAAAGAGTCAGACCGCTCTCTTGGTCATAGACCTCACGACTCACAATGACATCTTTTAGGCTCGCCGTATTAATAAACAAACAGGTGAAGCCCATTCTTCTTGCGTGCTTTAGGATTACCGAACCGATAGAGGTTTTACCTGTTCCGTTCGGCCCCCAAATTAGTAGACCTGCTCCTGCATTTCGCATAGCATGAATATTTGAAACGTACCCGGCGATCATCGTTCTTACCTCAGAACCATCTCCATTCGGGCCATTGATCTTATCAAAAAAAGCCGACCAAAACCGCCTAGGCAGTCTCATTGCTTCAAGGTCGGCACTGTTTAACTCTCTCATCCACTTATCCTTTCATCATTTAAAGGTATCGTATGAATGACTAACTCTGCGACTTAGGAAAGTCAAATGAAAAATGTAGATAAAATGATTAAGAACGCACTCGTGTGCACACCTACAGGAATACAGTACATAGAGGTCTTCACCACCGGTGCAAACTATGTTCACACACGCCTTACCTCAAACAAGATACCCTTAAAAGAAGCGAGCATTATAAAGGGCACAGACGTGCTCATTCATCATTTGAAAAACGCTCCCGGGTACACGATGGGAGGCAAGACCCTGCGTGATTACACAGATAGAGTCATGTTAATCGAACTCAATATCCTCGCAAATGATGTCAATCGTGTACCTACTCAAATAAGGCTCTCTTGGGATTAGATTGAGAGTTTAGAGTTTTCCACTTGACATTCATATAGAGTCAGACAAATTATAATCGAAACCCGTTATAATGCTCTGCGTTTAAAAGCGACGGAGTTTGATCTATGGGTGACACTGATATACTTGAGAGTATTGCCGGGTTCTGCGATGTGCCGATCATCGCTTGGGCCATATCATTAAGGATAATGCTAAACCGTCAGCGTTATAACCGGGGTAAGGTTGACCCAAGAAAATCAAGGGGACGAATAAGAGACATGAGGTGTGATCTTGTTGGTGTGTTCAGTGAAGTTCTGATCATGTTGCACCTTATGAAGAATAACGCAACCGGGGTTGCAGTAACCCATGCACAGTCTAATCTCCTGCACACAGACATTAGGAGTCGCCCGGATGGAGAAGCCGACTTCCTGCTTCTAAACGAGGGTGAACAGCAGTGGGTGGACTCTAAATCATACTCGATCATGCGTCCTCATCAGAGAGACACGATCAAAGTAAATGCTCAAAAAAATGTCAAACTTAAGTCTTTTGGTTGCAATCACATCATCCTCTGCGTGACTAGACCGTTCTCTCAAAAGGCTTATGTAACCGGGCTTATTCCTATTGAATCCATATCCAATGACTGTGGATGGAAGTATGTCTCTAAGGAACAATCTTTTAACGACTATTACTCGATTACTCCGGGAGCCTTTTTAAAATATGGTGCAGATATCGTAAGAGACCTGTATTATGAACCTCAACACAGTATAGATCAAGTCGAGACTTTAGCACTTAATAGTCAAGAGTTTGACGAGTACATGAGCGACAATTTTCCAATGATAAGGTGGTAGAAGATGAGCAAACAAATTACCCGAGAACATATAGACAACCTTAAGAATCTAGTCACTACTATCATAAAAGGGATAGTCGATAGTCCGGAGACTGTTGAGGTGAATATAGTCCCCTCGCAGTTCAGATTAATAGTAGAACTCCACACAGACAAAAAGGATGTGGGTCAAGTCATCGGTAAGAGTGGGCATGTAGTCTCTGCGATAAGAAGTATCTTAACAGCACACGGTGGTCGAGAGGGACTCAAAGTTGAGATGGATTACATCACTGAACGCAACAGATAGGAGTAGCGTGAATGGATAGCCGGTTGAAGCGACTGAGCCAAGTTAATAGGTTGAAGAATAACCGACATGAGATTATCATTGATGGCGAGATCATGTCGATCTCCTTGCCTAGACGCCCGAACATCAACCCGAGAGAACGCATCAACCAACTTAAAGGCATCGCCAACAAGTTTGATGGTGCACAAAGATGCTTTTTATATCTCATTCTCTTGGCAGATGGTTGGAAAATAGATGACACGAGGATTCGCAGTCCTTTTTGGTTACTTGATGGCATCGATTTTAAGTGGAACTGTGCTCCGGAGTACCTTAAATGTTTAAAGAGTTTAAGAGAACGCATTTTAAAGACTTACTCAATAACAAAATATGGCGACTCCGGGTCGGGGACTCTGTTCGCACAGAAAGAGACGAACGAGGAATCATCTTAGAGAGACGAAGCCTTGAGATGGTTCTAGGAGGCTTGAGTACGTCAGAAGCGAAACTTCTTTTGTCTCGCATAAGTGCTCAATATGATAACACAAAAGACTATTGCGTCTATGTTGTTCAAATAAAAAACTTGATTTCGACTTACGAACCCCACCAAATAGAACTCGATACCTCTGTAGACTAAAGATAGGAGGAAAAAGTTGAGTATCAATAAGTTGAAAAGGCTTAAAAACTTAAAACGCAGAGAGAGCGTTTCGTTTGAGCCTAAAAAAGTAAAAGACATTTACGATGCATTTGCAGATCAAGAACTAGATCAAAATCTCTCTGAGTTTTATGAGCAACCGCAACGCCGGAGAACCGTATTTCAGAGCCTCTCTGAACAGTACAACAGAAAAAGCAGACCGGCAACCTACCCACCGTTAGCAATGGAGCCACCGGTAGAACCCAAGCCTGCTAAAAAAAAGCCTGCGAAAACGAAGTCGATCTCTGCCGGGCTTGAAAAGTATTTCAAAGCACAGATTAATGTGGTGTATGGCCAAGAGGTCATAACTAAGCGATGGGGAGTAAAGGAGAACACTCTCGCTAAAAAACTATGCCAAAACTACACCCGAGAGATGGTCGAGATCGTGATCAAAAACTTTGTGGAGGAATGGCCGGGCATGGTTACGAGCAGTCGAGGCCGGTTAAGCGGTCTGCCTACTATCAATTTTCTATGGTCATGCCAAGATCGGTTTTTCGGTGCACAGCAGGTGGTACAACCTACCATAAAGCCTAGTCGGGAAGATGAGTATCGTGAAGTCGAAGATACTGATCTTGATTGGTAAGAGAGGCAGATCATGCGTGACGCAGAGAAAAGGACTTTAGCAGACGCTGTCTATCACCGGTTTGTTAAGTATCAAGAGGGCATGAATCTCATCACTGTTGATGTTAAGTTTCCGGGTCTGTATAAGGCAGTCGCCCCCGGCAAAGGCACTGATACAAATGTGCCGGTCAACTATTTAAATAGTCTTGAACATATCGACTCACCAACATTTCTCCCCGACCTTAATCATGATCCAACCTTGAGAATGATTATGACCGAAGTGTGGGGACAGAATTTTAAGTTCGATTATTATAAGTGCCCGGTATGGAATGAAGAGGGTTGGCGAATCATCTACACGGAAACAAGTGAACCCGATAGCCCGATAAAAGGTCAACTAACCCATCCTGCCGAAACTAAAGAGGTCGCATTACTTTGGAGTTTATGCGTTAGCCCACCATTCTAGGGAGTGGGAAAAGGCGGTTTCATTGGTTGTCTAAGAGAAGTATTTGCTTCTACATTTCTAGCAACGGCCATTGCTCCATCTGCAAAGAGCGTGTCCATACTGTGGTATTTATACTCGCCCGGAGTTGTTGGGTTTTGGATGACCTCTTTGAACGATAGAGACACAGAGGCAAGTCGTGTATATCCCTGTTTGCCGTCTCCATCAACCCCAAAACGTTTGTAAGTCACATCACAACTTATCATTACTCCGGCAAAGGCATCTGATCCGTCAGCACCTATACTAGATCCCTGTAGATGAACGTAACAGATAGGTGGAGACAAAACCGTACCATCAAGCATTGTCTCCGGGTGTGCGAACGCACGCAGGTATTTTATCATATAGTCCGGGTTGCCATTGTATTCTTTGACTCCCTCAGTGTCCGGATCGGCCTTGATAAGAGGTGCTAAAAACGACGCTTTAGGGTCATACTGCATATCTCGGGCGAACGTGACTTCAAAACTAATAGTGCGACCACCGTTTTGTGTCCAATGAGCCAACGGATGAGATGTTGCCGGGAGAGCAGTAAACTCCCAACCTATCTCCATAGTGTCTTGAATCGTCTCCGGCCAATACTGAAACGCAGTCTCCGGTAGAACAATCGTTCCATCCTCAGTCGAAACTCCCATGATCGACATGGTTGGTAGATTAGGACGTTTTGCTAGAGCATAGGTTGAATATATTCCTGCAACCGCTCCCGAGCCTATTAGTTGTGGGTCTATTGCCACCGGTAACGATTGTGCCATAATAATATCCTTGCCTTAAGTGTGTGTCGTTACAATAGCATATAGACACCTTGAACTTCAATCAACCGGACTTAAGGTGCTTTAAGTTGCAACTTATTTTTTTCTTTTTTATTTGACTTTCAGTATGTATGCACTTAACTTGAGTTTATTATCAACCTCATATCAAGGAGAAAAGATATGATCATTACTAACATTGAAGCCGGACGAATCCTAGATTCAAGGCTTTCTCATTTACTTCGTATGAAAGCCCCGGACATCATGAGTACGCATGAACTTTCATGCCATGAGGGATCTAAAACCCGAGTAATCGCTAAGGCCGTTATTAAGTCTGTCAGACCAATCACCTTATCGGACTTTGAAAGCAATCCTAAACTCCTTGAGGGTCATGGTTTTAAGTCACTGAATGGGGTCAAAGCAAACCTCGTAAACCTTTACGGTGAGGGTTTTTGGCAGTCGTTTAAAAATGGGGACTTCAAGATCACAAGAATCTCAATCGACTACTCACTCACACCACAAGGATAACCCATGTTAGGCAGTATCCTCAATGATGTAATGAAACCCAAGGCAGTACCTCAAAGCCGGCGTTTGCAAGAGGCTCTTTGGGAATCAATGCCGGAGGTGAGAAGAGATCAAACTCCCCATGAGAATATGTGGTTTAGATCAAGCGGTCTGTATAGGCTATGCCCAAGATCCCTCCAACTCGGAAAAGAACATAATGTTAACCTCGCTATTGAAGTTGACTCAAAACTTAGATGGATATTTGGGTCGGGCACTGCAATCCACACTCAATTTCAAGAGGATTACCTGCCTACACTTGGCGATGTTTTTCAAGGGTGGTGGAAGAGAGGAACATCATCAAGATCACACTCGGCTTCGACATTGGCTAAAGGATCTAAACTGAGTGAGTATTCATTAAGCCATAAGTGGATACCTAAGCCGGACGGCGACGATTGGGTCTATGAAGAGTTAGAGTTTGTAAATCAAGAGTATAGGCTCACCGGCCACATGGACGGAGTCCTAGTATGGGGTGAAGATGACATTGAAGCCCTTGAACTGAAAACGATCTCAAGCCGTGGGTATGATAATGTTGATCCTGCTCTCGGCGGTAGACCGAAAGGAGAGCATGTCATTCAAGTACAGGCTTATATGTGGCTCACCGGGCTAGAGAGAGCCCGGATTGTTTACATTAATAAAGACTTGAATATGCTATTCCCGGAGGGGATCTGTGAGCATATCGTTGAGCGAGATGACGCTCAAATCAAACTTATTCAAGGTATGCTTAAGGACTGTGCCACCGCTTCTGATCTCGGCTTAGAAGTACCTCTTTATGACCGGATCGACTCATGCCCTAAAAAGTCATCCTACCGGGCGAAAGATTGCAAAGTTAGAGACTACTGCTTTCCACGAAAGTCGAGATCAAAGAAATCTTAACTGCACTCGAGTGCTTATAGGCTAGAGAACTCGTCTCCGAAATCTCCCATATCTAGGCGGTTCAAGAGATTAGAGATGAGTAATACGGAAGCACTTGAGATCTTGCCACTCTTCATTCCCTTTAATGCAGTAGACCTTATCATTCTAGCGGAACTAATACCATTTTTACCCATAGTCTCAACTGCATCCGCAATAGACATTAGCCTTAACTTCTCTTTGGCACTGAGTTTATAGTTGTCTAAACGGCCACTCTGTCGTGCCCGGTTTAGGTCATATATTACCTCTGAGTGCTTACGCAGAGACTTAAGGGCGTCCTTTAGTTCGTTATTAATCGGATCGCCTTTTCTGAATCGACGTGCTTCACTCAGACTCTGCACAATTAAAATCGCTTCTTGTAACAACATAGTTATACTCCAATACTCTTAAGTTGATGCTCCGGGGATGCCGAATACAGTTATTTTATCAGAAATCACGGGGGCACTATAACACCATAAGATTAAAGATGCCAAAAGTACCAAATCATTGATTATCGAAGCCCTGCCAATCCATATCAGCATCATCCGGATCTTGGACAAAGTTCTCCGCTTCCTTTTTAGCAGACTCAATGTCTTTCGCCGTATAGAACACCATTGAGTCCACATGGTCTTGAGTAACTCCCGGCATGCCATTTAGTTTAGATATGATTGACTTAAACTTTGGGCTTGTTATGTCATACATCACCGGGCTTTTTATCCTAGTCCGGCCACGGAATATAACTTCATCTTGATAACCAACTTTCGGTTGCACATCGCTTTTGAACACGATAGCCACAATGTCGCACTCTCTTGCATTCCTAAGACCGCAGACAGTGCCACGTTGAACACCCGGATGGTTGCCCCCAAAAGTCATAGATATGGCAAAATTCGACTCACGAAACATAGGGTTATCGCTGTTCTTGCTGTCAAGCATATTGGTTTTGAGTATCTTTTTAGCGTTTTCTCTTGTGGTGTAGTGAATATAAGTGTCTTTCTTCCCATCAAAAGACCACGCTAACTTCAAATAGCCGATTTGACCAATAAACTTGGGTTTGCGTGCACTATCTCTCTCCGCCTTTTTCTTCAAGAGAGCAATAAGCCTATCAGTTGGTGCTTTGCTGACACGCTTTATCCGGCGTAAAGCCTTTAACCGATCTAGGTCTGACTCATACATTAACCCATCTAATATCGTTATCGCTTCATTTAGATACATCGCTTGATCCTTTTAATACTTTTGAGCATGCCCGGTGCGAATAAGTTCGTCGTTTACACTTTCAAGTATTGTATCGCCATAATCGTCAAGTGTCCATATCTCTCCAAGCCATCTCCCATACTTCCCCTTGCCCACTGTGTGTATGATGATTTCTTTCTCAAGAACTCGTTCCCTAAGATAGTCTCTTGCTTCTAAGCCACGCTTCTTTTCATCGGCATCCCGGGTGCGTATCTCCGGGGTGTTTATCCCGATGAGTCGCACCTTACGTTTAGCAAATATGTTTAGACCTAAGTCAATCAAGACCGTGACTGTGTCTCCATCATAAACGGAAACCACCCGGGCTTTATAGTGATAGAGATGTTCTCTCATGCTTTACTCCTAAGAACAGATATCAAGGTTATACTGTGCCCTTGCTACCACAAAAGCATCGGCTTGATTATGGTCGGTAAACGGATGCCCCTGCTCAGTAAGTTCAAGGAGAATCTCATCTTTTCTGATCCGGCCACGTCCAAAGACATTTTTTCTAGCCTTTGACGCAGGCATGATCACCGGCACAATCTTAAACATAAGGTAAATCTGTGTTTTAATCGCACCTTGGAGTTCTGCTAGATCATTCTGCGATCCCCGGGCAGAATACGCATAGCCCTCAATCACAACTTTGATGCCACCTTGATCTTTGCCCTTAACGTGCTCCTGTATAAACGAGCAAACTTCGGAAGCGATATGCAGGAGTCGCTTTATTTTTCTTTCTCCACTGCTTTTCCGTTTAAGCCCGTACCCAAATGTCTTGGATTTTATAACATCGCCATCCTCGACGGCTACCATGCCGGATGCGGTCAAACTTAGGTCTAAGCCTATATATATCAAAGTAACCTCCCGGCAAGTAAACGGTAAAAGTAATTTTACCAAAAGGCTACACTATATCCTCAGATATGCAAGTTAGCCGTGGCGATTACCACCGACCTATACGGGAATCGCCCATAAAGCCATCAACATCACTTTCCTCTTCTACATTATTTTCTTTATCTTTATTGTTACACCCTGTAGGAACCTCCCACCCACTCAATATGCATGTCATGGCCGTGGCAAGCCAATCTCTCTCGGAGCCGGTCATGAACGGTTTACTAAGAGTGCTCCCTGCATTATAGACCGTCACATGAGTAACGATATCCGGATAAACCTCTTTAATGTCCTTGATCATCTCTTCCACATCTTCACTCTTGAGATGTATTAGGAACGCCTGTGCGATATGACGTATCGCATGATTTTGGTTTGAGAGATCACTGCCATCAATAGTCGGCATTCTGATCGCCTTGAGTAGTTTAATAAAAGTGCTATCGCTCATGTCGTTCTCCTTAAACGTCTGTAATGAATGATGGACTTAACATATCAGCACCCACCTGTATAGTCAAGTAAAAAAGAAAGTATTTCTGAGAAGATAATCTGCCGGCCACATCATGCACTCGTGTGCACAATCTTTTCGACTTGACATTGAACCTAGCGTGTGACAATCATCATCCGTTATATGTTCACAGTGAACATTTTAAGTTGAATATCGGAGATGCTAATGCGATCAAATGAAACAAGTTTGGCGACCATTGAGGTCTTACCGCCGAGCGTACATGATGACTTACGTCTTGAGGTCATCGAAGCAAAGAATAATGTAGAGGGTGCCTATTGGCGTCTTGCTACCGCTCTGTTTAATGTTTGGAATGAAAACGCTTATGAAGATTGGGGCTACACTTCATTCCCGGACTATGTTGATAACGAACTCTCAATGCAACGACGCAAAGCCCAATATCTCGTCGCTATTGCCGGGTGGTTTGGTGATCAGAGCGAAAGTGTTCAAGCATGGGTTAAAGAGTTGGGTTGGACTAAAGCCCGAGAATTGGTTGGAGTCGTTGACGAGTCCAATGCAGAGGAATGGCGAGATGTGGCAGAAAGTTCATCGCTAAGAGAACTGACCACCGCCGTAAAAGAAGCCAAGTCGGAGTCGATGGAAACTGACGCTCCATCAATTTTGGAGAAACCTAAGCGTAAGAACTTTGCCCTGTTTGAAGATCAGATGACTAATGTTTCAACTGCGTTGGCGAAAGCCATGACTTTAGCAGGAACAGAAAAAGAGGGTCATGCCCTTGACCTCATCTGCACAGAATACTTAAGCCAAAACTCCGGGCTTAATACACTTAATGAATACCTTGACCGCATTGAACAGGTTATTGGATTCAAAGTTGTCGCTTTTGACATGACCGGCAATGAAGTTGTATATGGCAGTGAGACACTTGATACCCTATTCCCGGACGAAGATGAGAGTAATTCTTAAAGACTTAGGGTACTCTGAACTCCCACACTCCCGGGATGAAAACGACTGCGGTGTTAGAGCGTGCGAGATAGCCTTTGGTATGGGGTATGAGGAAGCCTTTGAGTTTCTAGCCCGGCAGGGTCGAAAACCCGGCGAGGGTACTGATCTCGCTTGGCTTCATGGGGCAAGTTGGAACAGACAGCCTGTACCCGGTTATAAACTAAAACGTGCAGACTTTCGCCGTCGTTTGAGGTTAAAGCGAAGAGCGTGGAGACTCCAAGAGGGTGTGTGGATAGTAGTCATGCCGGAGCATGTGTTCACGATCAAAGACGGCGTGATATACGACACAGTCGATTATCAAGAACTCATGGAGACTCTAGTATCGGAGGCGTATCAAGTAACTCATGTTCAGAGTCTTGATTGATGTCTAGGTTGTGGCTCTCTTCACCGCCCACAACCTCTATCACCGGCTCACCCATAATGAAGCGTCTAGGAGTGTTTGCGTCACCTTGAGGGTGAACTATAGGGTCGGCATTGATAATGACCTCACGGCAGTATTCATACACATCCATCGCAGATAAGTCTTCAAGCCCTAACTCTCTCATTCTGTTAAGGTCGCCCCAAATCACTCGGTAACATTCATCTACCGGATAAACCCGACGCTCTTGAAACGCTACTGAATAAATAACGACAACAGCGATAATCAGCAAAATAATCTTCTTGAGAATGTCTTTCATTCTAACCATCCTTGGTGCAACTAAAAAGGTTTAAGCACCATAACCCTCAATGGCCAAAATATCAAAGTCATTTAGTCAAAGTCATTCATCCTATCCCTGCCCGACCTAGCCCTTATCCCTCCCAAGTTGTCATTGGAGCCGGATAATCGGGGTCGATCATACCACCGTCGATTAATCCTTGTACTCTCTCTGTGTACCCATCCTTAAGCCATACTTGGTACGCTTCAAGTCTCACCTTTTTTCCGACATGCTCATGAGTTAAAAAGTCCTTACCGGTGAAGCCCTCATTTTTTCTGATCGCCTTATAAATGACGCTTGACGCTCGTTTGAAGCAGATCGCTCGCCCATCCTCACCTATACGCTCGTAAGTCTTAGCGAGCCAATAGAAATGTTGTGCCATTCGGCGTGCGTCATCCTTACGCCACTCTGCGGTCAACCCGTTCCGGCTTAAAGCCTTTTTTCGGTTAACCATCATGAGTAAAGTTAACCCTAGAGCCTCGTCGGCTACTAGGTCAAAGGCTTCGACGAGCCGGCCTTGAATCTTATTAAATAAGTCGTTTAGTTGTTCAATCATTTTCAATCCCTTTGACTGATTAGCGGTTAATGATGTATACAGTTATACACTAAGGGACACTGTTAGTCAAGTAAAAGAAACAATTATTTTCATTTGATTACAGGTACTTAAGAGCACCTTTATTGATCATAATGGTGCATTTTTATTTCGATAAAACGCCCCTCGATTGACGAGGGGGCTTTCCGGGTGTCTTGGTTGAGGTCGAGGGCTAAGGTCTTACCCTGCCCGACCTAGCCCCTGTTTTTAGGGCGAGACTAGTTGGTAATCTTCATGGCCTCCGTTACATGCAGTAATACGGACTTCAAACATATTGGCTTCCTTACGTTGCAGTTTGATTTGCTCAATTGCTCGGTAGATTTTGGCGTCCACGCTTGGCACGCCTTTCTCTTTGATTTTGAACTCGACGCCATGATGAGAATCCATATCTTTGACGAGTACTTTAAAGGGTTTTTGCTCTTTCATGTTAACGCCTCCTTTGCGTTTATCTTTAACATGTATATAGAGTACAATATCCACACCCAATAGTCAAGTAAAAATAATAAAAAAGTTTATTTGTTTTAAGCCCTTACGGAGCACCATTATGGTCAATAAAGGTGCTGTCATGAGCCGGTTAGCAAGACCAAGTCAACCTAACCCCTCTCTCTACCGGCTCAACCTATACCCCTCGCTCCGGCTCAACTTAGAACCGGATATAAAGGCCGGTTCCCTCTTCAAATCTATCTCTCAAGTCCTCGGCATAAACGTCATTGGACTCTTTAACAACCTTTACGCCTCTTTTAGAGTATCTAATGAACTCCATATCATAAAGGTCTTTGGGGTTAAGGGTAATACGAACTCTATTGACCGCACCGGCGTGTTTGGGCTTAGGAAATACGAGCGTCACTCCGCTCTCCTCGGTCAAAAGTTGTCTTAGTCCGATGAACATTTGAAGCCTACCGGCTCCGCCTAATTGTTGAATGATTGTTTGTCCGATCATTTTCGCTCTCCTTAAGCGTTTATCGTTAATGATGTAACTATATTAACTCTGTTTAAGGTGATAGTCAATATAAAAATAAAAAAACTTTAAAAAAAATGTCACACTTTTACCGGCTATGGTGTTCTATATATGTAAGCCGGTTAAGGAGCACCAATAACACATATATAAGGTGCTCCCCATACCGCAACCAATGACCGCCATCCCTTAAGCACCCAGCACTCCCCCCCTTGATCAGTAGCCTGCTTACTCGTCCTCATACTGATCAACAAGGTTTTGAACATCAAGGGTTGGATAGGTATTCATTACCTCCCTACACTCTTCAATGTTCTTGGGTGTATCAACCGCCACCTGTTGAGTAATAACGCCGTCTTTGAGTATTGTATAGCCTACTCCTAGTAAGCCATGCTCCTCCCAATCAAGCCTGCCCGATGCTTTCATCGCCCTTAATAAACTGATCGGTGGATGCCACTTTCGGCATCCGATCGTTGTATCACCTGCGATCTCTTGATCGTAAGACTCGGGGTCATTAAACAGCCGACCTTGTCCATCTTCCCACTTAAATGCATAACTACATATATTTGCCATTTTTCGCTCTCCTTAAGCGTTTATCGTTAATGATGTAATATACTAACTCGGCCCTGCCTTATAGTCAAGTTAAAAATGATCTTTTTTTGATTTATTTTAACAACTTAGAAGCGTTATGGTTTACCTATAAGGTGCTCCTAAGTTGCTCCTAAGTTGCAGAGCACCATAATTGCCTATAAGGTGCTCTAGGCCGGTTGGGCAACAACCCCGAGTAATCAAGGTTGGCCCGGAGCGGTTTACTTTTTGGTCAACCTCGCAATCAACTCAAGGGCTTCCTGTCGAGACTCAACGGGCATACATGAGCCTTGACCAACAACGTACCAACCGTCTTTAAGTTTAAGCGGTCGGTACTCACCACTCGTATCAATAGTCACGCCATCATTAAACCTAAGCATATTCACTCTCCTTTAGAGTCGTATTAATCCGGCCTTAATCAACCGTTGTAAGTATACTATATCAAGTGGCCTTGAATGTCAAATACAAATAACACTTATTTTCATTTACTTACAGGCGTTTACGAGCACCATAGGTGGCCACTGTTGATGCTTCAACTTACCGGCGTTCACTTAACTCTTTTAAGACCTCAGAAGCCAAGACCGCTAACGGGCCACGATAGTTGGTGGTGAGCCGAACCCCGGCAGATATATCTGAGAACTCAAATGCCTCGCTCTCTACAAGCACACCTAAACCTGTCTCTGAAAACCCACTGCTCAAATCTATCTGACATGGATCTCCTAGAACGATACACACGCTCGTTTCATCAAGCCGGCTTATTGCCGACATAAGTTCATGCGGTGAAGTGTTTTGGGCTTCATCAATGATTACAACGCTCTTTTCAAAGTGTTGACCTCTGATCAACTCAAGAGGTTGAAACTTTATCCGACCCTCATCTTCCAACTCGTACAGGTGATGCTCAAAAGTGTCTCCCAAGATACGTTGCATAGAGGTCAAATAGGAATCGATATAACCGGCCATCTTCTCACGGTGATCTCCCGGTATCGGAGCCATAGCATTTGATCTCTGACCCACAAACACCGTCGGCTTGCAGAGCACTACATTCATTTCACGCTTAAAAAGACACTCTAACGCATAAGCCAATGCAATCGTCGTCTTGCCCGTTCCGGCTTCACCTAAAACCACAGTTAACCTACGTTTACGGAGTGCGTGGAACATACAAGACTGCGGAGCGTCTCTAGGTACAATCCCCTTGAAAGACACACCCTTTGTCTCCACCAACTCTAGTACGTCTTCACCCCACCAAAGTGCTAAAGCACTCTGCCCGGTCGACTCTACTTTAAGTAAGTAAAAATTGCTCTCACGACAATCCCATTCAACCCCCTCAGACTCGCTAAACTCCTGAGATGTAATAGATTTTCTTTTGTATAGACGGTTTATGAAACTTGGTTCTACAGATATTTCCTGTATTTCTAACATGTATGAAGTCCTCCTTAATAAAGGTTCACACAATAGTATATTAGCCCGGCGATTGACCCAAGTCTGCTTTCATGATTGTCAGCATCTAAAACCGGTTAAATGAGCATAAATACGGAGCAACTTGAGAGAAATATTTCTAATCTTCATCTCTACGGTCGGCAAGAAGCGAATCACGGACTGACCTTAGCCCGTCCGTGGCTTGATACACCTTATATTCCATCCAAGAAGCCAAGTCCGCATCTCCGCTTGCTAGTAGAGTCTCGATTTGCTGAATGGCTCTTTTGCCGGTACTCAATGCGTTCTTGATCATCACCCGATCATTCTGATCACGCTTTAAAAGCCCCTCAAGGTCTCTCACCAACTGCCCCATGCCCATGCCCTCCGTCTGATTTTTGGATACGATTTCTTTTGCCCATTTGTATCCGGGATCTCCCCCCCATAACAACCAAGATATATAAGAAGCAGAGTTTCCTGTGTCATGATAGCCTTTCTCCTTGTAGATTCGATGTCTGTCAAAAAAGGCTTTCATACGCTTTACTGTATCAAAAGACAACTCGTCGCCATTAGAAAGGTTCACTGCCCTCTGTACTCCCGAACCAATGCCATGCTTTGAAGCCTCTTTATTGGTCAACCCTCCACGCTTGTACTTACGCCTTAACTCAAGACCAAGCCGGGCCTGCTTCTGCACTTCTCTAGGTGGTTTAAACATGAGTCCTCCTTAAGCCTATATAAAGATCAATACTTTCTTTCAGTAAGAGGCATAATGAAAATATAGCCCTTGTATGGCTGAAAAAGATACTCATTGCCCTTGTAAGAGAATGAACCTTTAGCACGCTTATTTGTGAAGCCGGTTATGTTGTTCTTAAGGTCTTTAATCGCTTTTACACCCTGCAAGAACTTCCTTTGACCATGCCGAATTGAGATACCTACAGTCCCGTCTTTCCAAGGCTCCATAGTGACTTTGTTGCCGGCATCCTTTAGTAGCATGGCGAGGTCATGAGTGGTTATACGGGCAGGGGTTGACTCTGCAAGAGAAGAGTCATGGTTATGATTTTCAATGATCTGAATGGCTTCGTCTAGTCTCATTATACACTTCTCTCTTAAGGGATGTTTTTGGCTAAAATTAAGATTAAGTTTAACAGTCTTCATCGGGGGAAGTCAATCGCCGGAACACGGACATAGGGATCGCTATCCAATCTCGCTCTGCAATCCGGTCGGGATTACCTTTGATCTCAATAGATAGTGCCGGTATTTTCCCGGACGCCATCGCTTCTCTTGTGATCTTACCTAACCACTCGCCTTTGACAGACAGACTCTTCTTCTCAGTTTGCTTACACTCGATCAAAAAATCACTTGTTTTAACATCACCTTTAGCATAATCGGACGCTCCACTTCCCCTCTGCCGTCGTCCACCTAACTTCATGGCCACACGGTTCTCTTGGTCAGTCGGAGTATCGCCGGGATCTGAAAACACACTCGGTTTAAACCTAGGCATGATCTCTACCTCCCTCGGCTAATACCCTAACCAACAGCACGTTAGCGTCTTCAAGATAACGGATCGCCTGTGTGTAAAGTCCTAATCGGTTATGTCTGTTTGCCATCACAACACATTCAAGTATGGACTCAAAGCAAGAGTTTAAGCCCCACGCCTCGCCTATGGCTTGAATCTGACAGGAAAAGCCCTCCGGATAAACTTGACCAAGCGTTTCAATAGGCCGAGTGGCCAAACCTTTCTTTAGATGATCAAGCCTGTCAATTTCATAATCAAGATAGGCTAAAGCCTTATTTAGATCACCCTCTAACGTATTCCCCGGCTTATGACCTGCCCGACATATATACTTTAAAACGTTCCCTAAACTAAAACCAATCGACTCAGTGTGGATCACATCAATAACTTCAAACGATGTGTTTCCTCTGTAATACTCTCTCATCTTTTAACTCCATTAACAACTTATTGAGAACATGGTAACCCAAGACTTTACCGCCGTGCAACTCTCTTGCAGACATGTGTGCAACCCATAGGTAAACGCACTCCGGGGTTGGAAAAACAACTCCCTGCCTATGCGTCAAATAAACTTGAAACTTGAACAACCCATCAAGATATTTAGCATCCGACTTTTCCCAAGAAGCCACTGTGTCTGAATAACTTTTGATAACATCTTCAATGCCTCGTATGGCCTCTAATATCCGGCCCTCTTTTAATGACTTGGCGACGCATCCTAGAGGATAAGATATCGACCAAAAATCAGTCATTCCTACCCCCAAACCTCTTATCGTGCTCCTGTTTTACTAACTCATAAAGCAAGTCGCCCTGCTCTCTCTCATCGGCTAAGTCATTCAACAGACTCAACAGTTCACCGCTAACATAAAACAGGCGAAACTCGCTCTCCCCACGGCTTCCCTCCCACGACTTAACTTCTTTAGATGCTTTCATAAAAGTCCTCCCTAACATTTATTTTTGATGCTAGTAAGAATCTATCCCATGACATAGTTAAGTCAACCTCCTCTCTTAAAAATAAGACAGAAAATGCAACCTGCCCGTCTATAGAACATTCTGCGTTATTCACCTCAACTCGACTGCTCCCTAGTTCTGAGACTCTAACCATATATGGCACTCCCGGTTGAACCCACTGACCGTAAGAGGGAGTCTTGAACCAATCTAGCACATCTTGAGGGCTTTCTCCGTACCCTAAGAGGATCAACATCAAACTAGTGTCCAATATCTCATCAAACGCACGCACTTTTCGTTTAACATCATAAACCTCAAGACCCTCAATCAATGAGAACTCAAGTCTTCCGGCGACTTTCCATGCTTCATTGGATACGTCTGATAAACTCCGACCATACACAAATCTCTCAGAGACATCTCCGTTAAGATCAAGAACATCAAATCCATTATCCCGGAACTTTATTTGAGGTTGATACTCAATGACTATAGCCCCGGTTTTGTAGTCAACGAGTCCCCTTACCCACACCCCCATCTCGCTTTTTAAGTAAAGCCAATTTTTGCTTTGCCTTTGAGTGTTTCTTATTCTGATCACGTCTGATTTCATCATATTCGTCCTCCGTCAATAGAACGCTACGCATTAAGTATACTCTGTGACCCTCCACATTGACTACAAAACAAGGCTCATTATATTGATTGGCCATGCGTCTCAGTTGACCCTCCTCGTATCTAGTAGGCTTACACAGAGCCACTTTCATGTGTTGAGGGAATATGTTCTCCCCCACCGGCTTATTTTTCCAAATAAGATAACTCGGGTTATTCAAGCGAATATCCCTTTTAAGATATCCGTAAACTTTCTTACCCCTCGCCATTTAACGCTCCTAATACCTTTTCACCGCCATAAATACCCTCACCGATTAAATAGCGTACCGCTTGAGCATAATCTCTTATCTCCGCTTGAGCATGAGAGTCCTCCCTCAATTTTAAGAAGTGAGCAACGGCCTGCATACTTACAGTCCAATAACACTCAGAGTATATGGCTAAGGGTAAGCAAGCCCTCGCCTGCTCTCGACATACCCCTAATGCTAAGAGAGACTCATAAGCATCAAACGCAGAATCACAGCACTCTCGATAGGTGTCTTCCACAATTTTTTTCATGCCCATGTCAACTATATCACCGCCGGAGCCCTGCTTAACATTATCTGCCTGCTCTCGCCATTCCGTCGGCTTCCAATACTCAAGTTTAAACTCAACGTATCGACCCGATATCTCGTTGAAACTGCAACCGACTTGATGCTTCTGCCATTGCCTAAGTACAAAGATGGGAGCCTTGATATGAAAGGTCATGTAAGTATGCCTAAAAGGTGAGGTGTGGTTCTCACGAGCCAAATACTCGATAAGCCGATCATCTCTAGGCTTCATTTTCTCGGTCTGCTTACCCATTGAGATTCTAGCAGAGTTCACGACCTTTAGATCCGCAGGGCTAATCATCTTGTCGACTAATTTGACAAAACCGTCGCCTATATAGACCGGCTCAAGAGTCATACTCTATCCCCTCTGCATCCAACTCGGCTTTAGTTTTTAACTCATTATCCCAATTCGCAGGAGTCGCCCTGTCGATGAGATCCTGCCACCCCTCGGGGGATAACCTTAGTTTAATCGTTGTCTGCTCATTGTCGGCGTTATAAAAGCGTATATTAACGCCTAACATAGTATCTCGGCGAACCCATCTTTGAAGATAATGACAGAAACCATACTTGGTATGCTCTCCCGGCTCAACAGGTGGTTCAAACTCCCGATTCTGACGTTTGGCCTTAGTAGGTATAAAAACAGTTCTAGTTCCCATCACTTCGCTCCACTTTTCGATCTCATTAGTTGCCTTTTAATCTTCACCCTCTGCACTTCAACCGCCTCTGCAAAAGATTCACTCCTAGCAGGGCACTCCGGATCAACCCCACTGTTATAGTGACATACGGCGTTCTTAAAGCCCGGAAACAACTTCTTAAAAGTCTTTAAGGCTCTAACTCCGGCCTCTACATAATCGCATGAAGTAGCCGGCTTAGGACACCACCACTTAGGTAAAACCTGCATTGGGCCTTTCGCTCCCGTTCTTCGGTTTACTGTAGGCGTGAACCTGCTCTCTGCCCACGCCAAAGCCAAGGCTTCGTCAACGGGCACTTGCTGTTTAGTCGCTTCGATTGCGACCGCAGTACAGACTTCGGTTGCTCGCTTTTTTGCAGGATCGGCACTGTGCGACCACCCGGCTAGAATAATACATAATGCTTCAAACTTCATATTTATCACCTATTTCCTCCCCCTTTTACAAAGCCATTTGGATAGCGTGACTCAAGTTTACTCAGATTCTTGTCGGCAATAGCGTTTAAGGAAAGACCGCATTGAGTAGCCAACATGCTTAAATACCAAAGTACGTCACCAAGTTCATTTTCAACCTCTTTTAAGTCAAGCGGTTTACCATGAAACAGATGTTTTTTAATGATTTCAACCGACTCGCCAACCTCACCGGCCATACCTAAAGCCCAATTGGCCATAAGATTAGGATCTTCTGACACTTGGGCGGTACGTTTTGCGTTCTCTTGGTACTCGTCAAGAGTGATTGATCTTTCACCGCATACATCAATAAGCAGGGGACTCCCCTCAAAACCCAAAGTGTTTAAAAGATTAAAACTGATGTCATCCTTAGACATCATAATAGCATCATCATCGCTTATCGAATTATCGACTTGATAATCATAAGCCTTTGACTCTGTAAGAGTATCAAGGTCGTAAACGGCAAGTGCTTCACCGGTTTCATAATCATTGACAACAAAGCCCACCAAAGCGTCTTCTGCGTCCGGTATTGTCACCGCATTGCAATCTCGCTCTTCAAGCCGAGCGATCATTACTTTGAGATCCTCGGGTGATAGGATTCTTCTTTTTCTTAACATGTAATCCCCTTATTTTTTGTTCAAGGAGAGTCCTGTTAAATGTTTACCTCTCCTTGAGGTTTATCAGTATGAGAATATCTTTTGTCATCTATTTGACTGAGAGTCAAGTCCAAAACTTAAGAAACTGAAAGAACAGCCTTAATCAAAATCGATGACGCTTGAATTGCAGAGTCTTTAGTGACTGAGATAACCCGGTTAATCGAAGCCTTTTGATCGGCTTCCAAGTTTTGGAGAATGTCCAAGAGGTCTGACATTTCACGAAGAGATAGATTATCTGCAAGAACACGTTCATCATAGTTTCGGCCCTCAATCATCGCTTCCACGATGTCAAGCCCCGATTTACCAATGGTAGACGCTAGACTTAAGCCAATTTCAGCAACTCTCTGCACATTCTTATCCGCATAAGACTCACCGACCTCTTCTTTAAGACTCTTAATCAAATCATCAAGAGCCTTGCCGGCAAGATTACTAGCCATGCTTAGAATAGCGTCATTCATTTGCACACCCCCACCAAGATATCGTCAATCTCAAAATCGGGGGCACTCCCCGGGTCTTGTTCAGTGAAACCTGCAAGAAACATCAAGCGATCATAATGATGTTGTGCACGTGCGTGCGTGACTGCGAACGTCTCACCATCTTTAGAGCATGACTCGTCGCCACTATTAAACACAGCACCCTCACAACATTGAGTCTTTAAGCGATGAAGAACAATCTTGTTGGTCTCAGCAATTGTCTTTGAGAAGTACAATGCCTCCAATTTATATGCCTTGGAATCTCTAATGATCACACGGTTGCAACCGGTGAATGTCAGAACAAACAATAAGATTAAGAGTGAGTTAAATACTTTCATGTTCAATCTCCTAAAGTGAACTGTTTTCGTATTGGCAGAATATCTCACGATATGCGGGAGACAGATTTATAGGGTGAGATTCTCGATTTATAGATCCGTAAGAACTCCTGTATAGAGTGCTAATGCTAAATATATGATCATACTCGTAAGGATCAAGAATGTTCGGACTGAATGAAAGGGCTTCCAACTGAGTTTGTATTTGACCGATGGTTCGATCCGTTGCTTCACCATTGTTCAGTGGCGTGTTTGTAAGAGAAAGCCAATCCGTAGAAAGAGGGTTGTCCACGTCCAACTCCCAAGGAATGCCACTAATCAGTCGTTGACGTATATAGGCACTAAAGCCTAGGTCGCTCAGATCACTACCATTCTGCTGTGGCCAATTAAATGTACTTGTACCGTCAATCAAGCCGAACACCGACGCAACATACTGATACATATTGACTAAATAAGTCTTTGTACAAATTGCTCCATACGTTGCCTCAAAAGAGTTCGGATTACCGGTAAACCCTCCGGTACTCAGTCTACCTTTGGGCAGGACAGATAACTGCAATTTCAAAAACACATCTCGCACAAAGTTTCTTTCAAACAAAGTGTCTCTTGTCTTGGTTGCATTAGAAAGGCCGGTGAATGGATAGTTAGAGTCATTTGCATCGAGGAAATATTGTTGGAAACGGAAGCCAACAGCAGTCCTGTTTTGTATATGTACTGCAACATCACCATTTTTATCAAGAGGTTGAAACATGTAAAGGAGGTGATCCAAGGTTGCGGAAATCTCGCCACCAAAAAGATCGTTATCATTACCGATAACCCCTAGTAGTTCTCCACTAGCAGGGATTATTAGTTGGCTATCATACAACCTGCCAAGGAACTTCGTTATCTTATATCGACCGGGATCATCCGCACTGCCAACAAGATTACTAAGTGGATTTTGATAAGAGATTTTACTCTCAGTCATAGGCTCAACTGTCATGTCTCCATAGTTTTGGGGCAGTACGGTGTTTACAATCGTGACTTTATTGCGAACATCAGAACCGTCCGCTTGACCCGACAGAGAATCATCTTGGAATCGATAAACTTTCGTCGTGTTTCCAAAACTCTGTAGCCCGGAGACGGGATCAACCGAGAAACCGAAAGGGCCGATTCCCTCTAATCCATAATAAAGCCGTGGTCGAACACCGCCGGTCGTCAAATCACCCCCCTCATCGTCAGCAACATTTCCTGTCTCGGGTATGTCAATATCGGCACCATTTAATAAACTGCCTAACGCCCGTCTAAAGTTAACAGTGTGTCTCACACTAGAATCAATGGTAAAACCGTTGTTTACAGCAAGATGTTGATCAAGTTGAGCAGTTAAACTCTCAATTGGCACACTAGCGATAACTTGTTTTTGAGTATTGACTCTTATCCCAATGAGGGGAAAGTCGATAGCCGGACTCCCGTTTTCGTCAAGCCCGGTGTCGGCTTGAAAAGGTGCACCTATAAGAGTAACCATGTTGTTATATCTAAAGAACGACAACTGATTAGACACGCCTGTCTGAGTAGCCCCATCAGACCTAAGACCATCCACATAAAAGTTTAAGAGTCCGCTAGTTAGTGGTTCCGATTTGAAAAGTAGTATGCCCTCTCCATCTCTAAACGTACCGTCAAAATAACCTACCGTGTCATGGCGAGCAAGATAAGCGAATACGTTTGAAATCTGAGATTGAAAGTTATCACTCATTAGCGACTTTACTTCAAGTCTTGGAGCAGGTGTAGCGACTCCGGTGTCAAAGTCATAAGTACCACGCTCAATATACTGAGCATCTGCTAGGATACCACCCTCTGCTACAAGGTAACCTGTTAGATTAGAGGGTGAGCCATTTTGAGACTCATATTCAGTGCTAAGGTTAGAAGTGCTTTTAAGGGCAAACAGATTTCCGTTGTGAATGGTCAAGCCTGCTCTAAAAGGAGCCTTAAGAGAGTCCGGGACTAAAGCATTAGTTGCCGTTAAAGCCGAGATCAAACTCCGTGTTTCGTATTGACCGGGAGCATAGATATTCACGTTAGACTGTTTAAAGAGGTTTCTGATCTCCTTAAACTGAATAGGTGCACTGCCCTCGGAGTCGTAGAATACAGTGTCGTCCGCATAGCCCTCTAATCGACCAATGTGATCTCTATCTCTCAAAGGTAGACCGATATTTACATTGTGCTTGATTCTCTCAGAGAGGAACTGCGTGTTGCCATTAACCTTTAGTCCCCAACAATTCGACGGAACTAGGTTTAGTGCCCTCACGCTTGGAGTCAACTCAGTTGAACGAGTAATCTCACTAGCACTGATTGAACCATAACGCTCCATGCCTCCTAAGTGATGAGCCGAGTCAAAAGCATCCACTAAGGCAATATTTTCACCCTCTACAACTAAGCGATCAATTGCCAAGAACTCGTCGTTACGCATATCCGGGATAATGATAGAAACACTGAACCCTAGAATAGATATAGGGTTGTTTTGAGAGTCTTTATTTGGGAGGTAGACTTGACCTGTCTGCCAACCCCAATCCTTAAAGCCATCCGTCGTGCTGTTTAAAGGCTCAAAGTCAATTTCGTCAGAAGAAAGCGTGTAGTTATTCACCTGCTCATGAGATAGGAATGTGTCTGTAGTGACAGTCTGCCCGGGAACAATGTTCGGGCCGGTAACTAAAGGCACATTCCCGAGCGTAAGATTAACCGCTAACCGCCATTTGTCTGTCTCAGACTGATTGGCAGGACGTTGGTTTCTATTCCTAAAGCCGGCAATCCTTACTGCGAATCTAAGAATCCTCTGATCGGCATCCGAATCCCATTGAGACACACAAGGTACGAAATAAGGAAGTATGAACCGCTTTTCGTGGTTGCCTACAGCCGGTCGATTTGTGACGTCGGCATCTGTTCTCCAAAAAAGCAGAACACTGCGGTTTGTCTCGGGATAGATAGTCTGAATGTTAGTTAAAGGAGAGATGGTAGTAATGTTATTGCCTGCTAACATTTCTCTTGAAACAATCGAGGCCGATACTCGGTTTAATACCGTAGGATTGTCGTCTATTGGAACAAATCTGCGGTCACTAAAATCAGTGTAAAGGAGTGTATTCTCGTCGTAATAAGTGTCGACACGTCCCTTGGCTCCCCGGAAAGCACTAGGTGTTGATCGCTTAAAGGAGAGCGAACCGGTAATCGAGTAAAAAGTTTTTACATTTCCAATTTGAATGTTTACTGATCCGATATACATGCCCGGGGGGGGATCAATGACTGTAATCTCTGCGTTACTATACCAAGTTAAAGTAGGAACTGTGTCCGAACCCTCAGTATATCCGTGGTTAGCGAACAGGTGTTGGTAACCGGCCACATTCGGAACTGCAAGCACTAATGCAGTATCCCTCACCCAAGCAACAGCATACTCCGGATCTGTCGAATTAATGATGTTCATTGCCGAGTCACCGGTCTGTGCATCAACATCTAAAATGACAGTATTCGGTGCATTAACGTCCGGATTGATCTTAAGTTCATACCCTCTAATGATACCGCCATCATCCGCTTTGGCTTTACGGTTTAGGGCTTCTGAGACATAAGGTTGTCTCCATTTAATCGTGATTTCATCCACACTTATTGGGAGTTGAGTAGGCATTGAAACCCTCCTTAATATTTGATCGTTATATTTATAGTGACTTGAATATCGGGGATCTTAACGACCTCATCAAACGTGCAGTACGCAAGCATGGTCGCCTCTCTCGTGACCGGGTTACCGTCAAAAATTCCGACTTCAAAAAGTTTCGGAGTCCCTTGGACGTTACCGAGAAGTTTACTTGATCCGTCTAGATTAGCCTCGTTGGCACTCAAAACACATGAAATTGTTACGTCCCGACCTTGGATTGAAACCTGTTGCGGTGTCAGTTGTTTTACAAAAAATCCACCTAAAGGGTTACGGGGATCATTTGAACCCATCTCTGACGGAGCCTCTAAGTCAGTACGACTAGGATCGGGCACTTTGGGTGTCTGCTGTCCGTTAGGTTGTGTTTCAAACCCCCCCTCTCCGACTTTGAAGAAGAGTATCGGCATGTCAAGTTTAGTTTGATCGGCCAAGGCGTCGGCACTTAACTGTGCTAATTTTTCTCTATAAACATCTGTATATACACCGGTTGCAGGCATAATCGTTTCTCCTTATTTTATTGCTGATTTTAGGGTATTTGTCCACCACTTACAAGAGTTGTGGTAACCTCCACACTGACTTCCGGAATCATGGTTGAACGCCTATTATCTACGATTTCATCATCGGCAGGAATGTCATCATAGTAGGATGAACCATCGACGACAATGTCTCTTTGCACAAACTCAAGAACTTGCACAGTGATAGTAGGTGCGTCCAAGGCAGGCAAGACGATATCTATCACCTCTCCGGATTGAGGTGGAGCCCCCTCTGAAATGTCAACCTCTACTCCCGGATAAGAGAGGACGTAAGCACACTCATCTAAAATTATCTCATCGGCAGGGATGTCATCATAACGGCAATCAAACAGTCTGTTGTTCTCCGGCTCAAAATCGACAACAATAGGCTCTATCTCTACACCCACGACGACATCTTCTACGTCGAATCTTGGAACCTCTACATCGATATTGATAACAAGCCTTTCGATTGCAGTATGAACATGAATAGGAACTTGCTCTCGTTTAAGCCGAGTTAAGATTCTTTTAACCGCATCGGACAGAGCAACCCCGGAGTAACCGCTTCGATTGATGAATGCCGGCAGGGCTTCAATGGTTATCATGATCTCTGCACTAGGACATGGACAGCAGTCAAAATCATCTGCTGTTGGCCTATAAGCCACACACAGAGTATCACCCACCTCAAAGTTGATGTTCTCCACCTGTATACGCAGAAACACTTGAGGTCGGTTCATTCGATCATTGTCATCGGAGCCATCAATAATATACTCTTCGTCGCCATCTTTGAGAGAGAACGCCCCTCCGCTTAGATCCGCAACCTGCCAACCCTCATTAGGCCAACCATTGACGTTCACACCAATCTCGTAAACCGGAGTGGTATAACCAAGTGGTTCAAAATCCGCAGGATCATCAAGGAGTGTTATTGACTCTATAAGTACATTAAACAGACAGTCGAAAAAGTCTGAGACCTCTTGACTTAATGCAGTTGTTTCCGGAATTGAGAACAGAACAATGTCAGTTATCGCTCGTCCGGACGGCAGAACAACGTCCGCACTTAACTCATCATAACGAGGTCTAACTATAGTAATGTCTGTGTAATATGCAGTATTGCCGGCTCCGGTTGTTCCAACAAAAAGATTGTGATCGGGTATGTCATCGAGTCTTTCATCACACACTCGATACAATTGCGTTACTGTTACGTTGAAACCACCACCGGCACTTCGGGCTTCATACGCTTTTTTAGAAGACTTGAGTTTTAAGAACTGAAAGACATTCGCAATCTCAGTCCTTTGGAAAATATCGGGCAGGTTATCATCACTAACCAACCCGTAATCATTCGCTAAAAGAGCGAGCGATGATGGCCTTTTAAAAAGAGTAATAATCCTCTCGGGGAGGTCTCCGGTCAAATCCTCAAGACGCACCCCTCCATCACAGATTACTTCAATATCGTACCCTAAAGCCTTTTCTCGCTTTCTTACATAGACAACCTTATAGATTGCCCTGTCCGGCTCAAGGAATGCGTTCTCCGGGGGGGGAACAGGCTCATCTGCTTCAATCACAGCAGTAAAGCCCAATCCTAGTTCTACATTTGAGGGATTAGAAAGCGTCAACTTAACTAAAGGTCGCTTTAAGTCTCCCCAAGGTTCAGTGTATGGAGTGACATCTAGTATTTCAACGAGACAGCAGTTTGATGTAACACGCACCGCTTTAGCGGTCAAAACGTCGGCGAGGTTAAAGTTGCTCTCTCTCTTTAAAGTAAGGGTAAAATCATCAATAACTGCTTCAATCTCAAAACGCCCGTCCATCACATTGGCCTGTGTACCTAATATGTCAATTTGATCGACAGACACAATCCGATGTTCTACATCAAATCTAACTTGAACATTTCCGTTATCATCAACAGCATTGGTAATGATCAAAATCGACGGATAATCAAGTCCATTTGCTAGATATGGGTCACGTTGAAAAGGCAGTAAGTCAATCTCTCGCCTTAGTTCTTCCATCTCTTCTTGAAAAGATCTAAACAACCTCTTGACCGGAAAGCCCCTATCCTCGTCTAAGGCACGATGAATCCTTGGCAGAAGATTGTACAATACCAACTCACCGTAATTTGCTTGACCAAATCTGCTACGGCCAAAAGCATCTCTCGATCCAAAGATAGGCATAAGGTCTCCCTCTAGTTAGAGTTTGCGGATGAGAAAACACTAGGAGATAACTCTGTGCCGGACTCTATCACGTTTTGATTACTAGATTGAGCACTAACAAACTGAAACTGACCGGTCGTTTCGGTTGGTTCTGTATTCTTGAACGTCAGATACAGAGGCCCGAAAATGACTTCAAAATTAGCACCGGCGTTTAAAGTGTTAGAAGCCGAAACCTCACAGAACGCAGACAGACCTTGATGATCCTCTATCGGCAGAGAGTTGAATGCTGTCAAAGGTATATCTTGGACAACATCTGTCACTCCTACGGCTCGATTGTGTGTATAAGTATTAGAGCCTATACGAATGGTATATTTAACCACAGTGAGCGACTGTTCCCCGGAGACCTTAATATAGTGTCGGAACCTTGCACTATGTGTAGACATAGACAGGTCTTTAGCATCACTTGGAATACGGAAAGGGTAGACCATTGCTAAGTTCATGGGTTTCTGTGTCATCACCGGGAGTGATACCCAAGTCTGCCCAATGAACCGGTGTGTTATAGAACTATCGTCGGGATCGGGCGTTTCAACTTCAATCTGACCGTCCTCAAAAGGGCCACCCAATCTAATACCGGTGGTATTTTGGATTACTTTGAAATAACCGCTACCTGCCTCCACTGTCACATCTATGGCTCTCTCATTCAGAACCTGTGGATCATAGGTTTGGGCACTCGTTATTTGACCGTATTCATTAATCGTAAGTGAAGCCAAACTGTACTGACCTGCGACACCGGGAACTGTTGCTAAGTCTATATTTAGCCCCCCTAAAGCACCTTGGTCGGTAACGAGCACTGTTCCGGTTGTTCCCTCAGTCAAAACCCTTGAGTTAGGCAGGCTCTGATCTGCTTCCGCTAAAATATACGAAGAGTTTGACCCACTCGACACCTCTCCGATATTGGTAATCTCCTGTCCGTCTACCTGCTTTGCCCCGGTTTTCCAATACAGAACTCCCGTTGTAGGATTTCTCCAAGAAAGAACGAATGCATTAGAGTTTACCGGTATACTAGACCCCACCTTTGCAAATAGACTAACCTCTTGAGTGTTGCCTCTACTAAGTTCAACATAAACAAAGTGTCCTTTTGGGACAAAGATGTCTGCTTGAGCAGAGAGAATCTGTCTCTGCCCAAAAGTGGGCTCTACAAAGACTATGTTTTCACTAAAAGACAGGACACCTCCCACCCATGTGATCCGACCGCCACCAAAAAATATCGTGTTGCGATTGCTTACTGACCCAAAGACGGATGCATCTATGGTTTGCACCATTGCTTCAAACGCCGGATAATAGGGGTCTTGGCCATCTGATGGATAGGGAATCTTTATGCGTCTAGTCTCTTGAGTCATACGACCTCCTCTATAGTTATTGTGCCCTTAGTAACGACCTCTAACTCGCCTACAATAAGGTTTCCGTCGTTATCGATACGTTCAATAGGGCTGTCGATCAGTATATTAACATGATCTACTCCATCAACCAACTCGACAACATTATAGAGATCAGATAGGTAAAGCGGAATCGAAAAGTCCCTCCGTCTTAAGAGAGTATCTATGCCGGACTCTATCTCGGCTCTAACCTCAGACTTAACAAAAGATGTGTTAAACTCTACCTTTAAGTTCACATTGGCCGGAACAAGTGCCGTTGAGCCGTCCACAACCCGGACTAGATGAGTTACCTCTTTTACCTCATCAAGATATGTCTGCAATGCCCTTATCAGACCTCGACTTGGGGCTTGATAAAAGCCCTCTCGACCCTCAACGAGTATCGGTACGGTGACCACATTCGCTTTACAAGAATCATCGAAAAGTTGATCAAGATGATTAGACAATTCGACTAAAGAAGTGTCTCCTGTATCCTTGTTAACAACCACCAAGTTGGCGTTTTCAGTCAAGTCCAACAGTATCTCATTTACGTTATTAACGACCCCGGTGCTATTATCCCTAACTAAAAGCAGTGATGTTCCGACTATTGAGACGCTATCTTTGATTGCATTAACTTGAGTCGGTATCTCACTGCCGTTTATGGGCTGTATTGTTTGAGCCGAGGTCTCTATGTTTTGGCTTATTAGTTGAATCTCGTTGCGGAGGTTAGAGATCGCAGTCACAATTTCTTGGAGACTGTTAAACGTAGAGTTAGGCGGTAAAGGGAGGCCGGGATTGAGATCAGCAACCCCGATCAACTCTATTTCAAGGTTCTGTATGTCATTCCCTAACTCGACTATACGTTGTGACCTTGATTGAACCTGTATGCTCTCATTTCTAGCCTGCACAGACAGGTTTTCGATATTGGTGAGTGCCGGACTTATGATCGAGTTAAGATTGTCTGCGAGGATAGTATCAACTGCAATCGTCGCAGAGTTACTGCTTAAACTCCGGATATCTTCCACAAGTGCTCTTGTCTCCGTGTTTAGGAGCACTGACCTATCAAAGATATTTACAAAAGCATTAGAAATAGCCTGCAATCGAGATCGAGTAAACTCATCGGCAGATGTTTGTCGAGTTACACCGGCAAAACCTTTAGCGACAGAGCCATAAAGAGGATCTGAAAACGAGTTCACCAAAGCATAATAGTCCTGTTGAGTGACTGCACTCCCACCGGCTTGAAAAGCCATAGGTGCTACACGCTTGATTTCAGTAATACTTTGAGGGCCACTCCCACCGGAGGCAGGCTCAAGATTAGTTATAGTGAGAAGATCGACCACATCACCTGCCACAACGAGAGTGTCACTTGTTGAGGTTATTGTGTTTGATCTAACATTCCCCTCTTCGGCGTGTATAATCCGATAATCTATTCTAATGTCAGCCCCTCGATTGGGAATGTTCCCGGCACTCCCATCGCCAAAAAGAACAACCGGGGGATCTGTAGTATAAGAGACACTAAAGTGGTTTGTCTTGTCGTATGTTAAGAAGTCTTTCTCAGTCCACTCTAAACCGTTGACAAAAACTCTGACAGATTGATCGGCAACGTATTCCCCATCCAACACTCCCGGCAGGATAAACTGTTGTGCCGGCTCTCCGTCGGAAGTGAAACTCTGTGTCTTTTGCTCACCCTCAGACACCGTGATCACGGCAGTCGTCTGTCCTACCGATAAAAGCACATCATTCATTAGTTGGAAGTTTGTACCGCCCGGCCCGGAGAAATTGAATCCGCTAGACATGACGGTGTCTGCGATTAAGGCCGGAAAGGTAATCGTTAGATCCACACTTGACGCACTAGCACGTTTAGGCTTGTATCCTATCTGAGAGGCCAATCTAGTGACCGAATCAAGTGTCCTTGCTGTTGCTAAATATGACTCGCTAGACCGGCGGTCTAAGTACCAACTTAACTGCCCCATAGCATAGGCCATAAGGTTGACAAACATGACTCCTACACTAGACGAGGCAAAGTCGTTATAATCCTCCCCATACTCTTCTCGCAGGCGAGTGAGTATAGAATCAAAATAACTTGAGTAATCTTTTGCCGAGTATTGGACTTGATTTAACGGTTGTTTGTCTTCTAAATATTCGGTGCTCATTTCCACTCCTAACTCATACTGTTATTATTCTACTTGAACAATCGATGATTGTGTAGTCCGTTGAACCATTGTAAAATAACCTAAGTTGGAACAGCCTTAAAGTAGAGAGTTTAGATGAGTTACACTAATAAAGAAGATGGAGCCTTTAACCGGCTCAAGAATATACTCCTGTGGAGTGATACGCACCTGCTTGAACTGTGCCTTGGTTTGACTCTTTTAGCAAAGTCAACTTATGGAGCAACTTTTAGGGGTTATCCGCTACTTATGATCGCTTCGGGAATGATCATCGCTCTCTACTCTCTAGCGAGCACTATAACTAGGGATCTGAACCACAGGCACCGAGCGTTTAGTCTCATGGCGGTTTACTATGCGAGTCATATTTATGCTCAAACTGAACATCTTGGCTCCCCTGCCGGCAGAATATGTTATTTAGTTGCAACACTTCTACTGCCACCTTTTTACTTAAAATGGCGACTCTATCGAGAGAAAATATATCGGGAGAAATAGTATGAAATCTGATTATGTCACATTAATAGGAGCGATTGCGACCGCTCTTGCAGGATCAAAACTTTGGGATTGGCTTCAAAAGAAGTCCGAACTCAAACTTGAGCGTGAGAGAAACGACGAAACCAAGTTGGTTCAATATCGTGATGATCTAAGAGAAAGGGTTGCAAAATTAGAGGCAATGATAGATAGTCAAAACTCCGAGAGAGTCACACTGCTACAGCAGATTGGCCAACTCACAGCCGAGTTGTCGGCAATGAAAGTTAAACTCGAGTTTCTTGAAAGAGAAAACTCAGACCTAAGAAAACGCCTTAATGGAGAGAACTATGAGCAGTGAAGCAAACACTCAACAGCAACCTACCGAAGAACAGATTGTTGAAGCACGTTTTGAAGCAGTAAAAGTCGTAACCGCAGTGGCAGAGCGTGTACTGCTTAACCCTTATGAGAGACAGATCATTATTCAAGCATGTGCACTTTCGCTTCAAGGTCTACAGGCCGAATACGCACGAATCACAGGCTCCGGCGATAACTCTGAGGACGAACTTCAAGCCGAATCTGAGGAAGATGGCATCGACATTTCGTTTGAAGAAGATTCCGCAGACTCCGAAGAAGTCGAAGATTCCGAAGAGTCTGATGTCTCTGACGAATCAGAAGACGTGGAATAGTCATTATGAAGAGGGCATATCGGTTTAAAGGGGATGACAATCCTGCAAGATACCTGTCCGGCCTTGATAAAGAGTTGCGACAGAAGCGAGATCGAGAGATTTCTAGGCGTAAAAAGATTGCCTTAAAAGACCCGGACTCGCCAACTTTAGACCTGCCCTTGCCCGGAGATGACGCAAAGACAAAACCGTCTCAATACACCAAGGCATTCAAAAAAACCTATGGAGACTTGGACGGTGGACTAAAATCGGTTTCAGATGCCACCGGCATTCCCTTAAAAGACCTTGAAGAGATATTTGCTAGAGGTGTAAAGGCGAGTAAAACCGCCGGACGCCGTCCCGGGGTATCTCCACAGCAATGGGGATGGGGCAGAGTTTACGCTTTTATTATGAAGCATCTCCATGACATGGGAGACTTGAACCACGATAAGGATATAGCAGATAGATTATGAGTGAAGCGGTTGATAAGGAACAAGATAAGTTCCATGTAATGTTGAATGAGTTGTATCTTGCTCGTAAAGTTGCCCTAGAATTACTTAGGGATTGTTCAACGCACACGAGTGCACGAATTGAGAACGCCTTTATGCTAGAGATTGTCACTCTACTTTACCGAAAAGGGATAAAGATTGAAGACGAGATGATTCGTATGAAGAAAGAGGGCAATGATGAAATCGCCTCCTCATTGGAAGCATTCTCGTTAAGCCGTGTCTCTAAGATACTTAGGCAGAGCATTATCCTACCCGAATCAACCTCCGTCGGGGCCGAACTCGACCTCTAAGTTTCCGGCTACACCCTCAAGAACGTACTCAACCGTGGTTGTTACTATATTGTCTTTCACCTCAGTGGCGACACTAACTACATTCATCTGAGGTATGAATGTGTTGATCTGATTTCTAATCTCATCAGAGAGATAGGAACGCATTAAAGGTGTCATATTTTCAAAGACGTACTTTTGAACAATGGAGCCTTGATTTGGTTGCATGGGCACTTCACCCGGCCCGGTTGTAAGAAGAGACTTAACTCTTGCTATTATCGCATTGGTTCCATTTGCTGTGTCGGGGAACGAAGTCGATCCTCTATCAAACGGAAATCCGATTCCTCTTATCTCACGGTTTGCCATGATTTCTCCTTAGCGATGATCTAGTGGGCACAGTGATATGGTTGGCAGTTCCGGCAGTTCCGGCAGGGGAATACTAAAATCTAGGGTTGGTATGGGAAGACTTACAGTCGGAAGCGAGAGAGATATGCCGGGGATTGTAGGCAAGTCCGGCAAGTCCGGCAATTCGGGAAGTGGGATGCTAAAATCGAGAGTCGGGATAGGCAGACTCAAGGTTGGTAATGATAGAGAGATACCCGGTATCGTTGGCAGGTCGGGGAGTTCCGGGAGTTCCGGGAGAGGAATACTAAAATCGAGAGTTGGTATCGGTAAACTTAACCCCGGCAGACTAAACGCCGGGAAATGGTCTTCATTACAAATCATGATAACCTCACTTGACCGCTTAACTGTGCCCCCGGAGTCATAGGAACATTATTAGTTCCGGGAACGGTCAAGTTACCCGGGCCGGCACTTACATGTGAATGTGCCTGCCATGAGACCGCCATCTTTGTTCCTAAGACAGCAGGTTCATAAACCGGCCCATTTCCTAAGTCCACAGATCCCTTAAGGCTTATCTTTGCCCCTGCGGATATAACGATACTGCCCGATGCCCCAAGAGTGATGTTACCGCCTTTTATGCTCATATATGAGCCACTCGAATTAACCATACTTACGTTATCACCGCCCACTGACACATGAGAGCCGTCTTTAGCGAAGACAGTAGCCTTGTCTGTGGTCAAATATACATTTGTTCCACTGTTATTTGAAATCACAATCTCATCATCAAACCCATCTGTCGACATGGATATCATCGTGCTACTCCCACCCCTTTGAATAAGAATATTTCCGCTCTCATCATCAAGTTCAACGGCATGCCCCGACTTGGTAAAGAACCCTTTGACTGCCGTTCCTTTAACATTACTGCCCGACGCAACCGCACTGCGATTAACCCATCCGGTGAAGTAAATAGGCAGGTGAGTCAATCCGTCTTCAAACATAACCCAAACAAAATCTCCCACATCGGGCGTAAAATAGATCCCATGTGGATTCGTTTTAAGCCCGGAGGTCATGCCGGTTGGTAGAGCATATATAGTGCTTGGTACATCAGCCTCGTCGATGTGTCCGATTGCCGGCACAAGAACCCTTATCCTGCCCCGGTTCTCTTCATCTTCATTATCTATGACCTGCCCTCTATAAACCCCATAATACCTGCCTAACGCTCTCCCTATACCGAACATCTTAATACATTTTCTTAGCCAACCTATCGGGTCTAGAACCCTTAACTTCTGATCAATCATGCATCTACTCCATTGGTTCGTCCATATATCCCTATGGTCGTATCTATTTTGCCGGCACTCCAAACTTGAGTAACCTCTTTGACTGTAAAGATTCCATCAAGGAGAGCACCTAATCCGACAACAGCAATCCTCTCTGACGGTACGAGATCCGGCACACCAAAAGTGGTAAGGCTCGCATTGTACGATATCAAATTCCTACTCATGACTCTAACGAGTCTCTTTTTGTCTACATCTCTATCTTTAGTCTCCGGATAAAGCGGACTTATGACCTCGCCGGTGGTCTTTTCGTCTACCGCCTTGACCGTTGTCGTTCCACCTGCCTGTTGATCCTCTGTGCCATCTGACGGGTCTCCCCCCTTTATCCCCTGCTTAACCGACCTTACAGACTTGGCGGTCTCGTCTTTCACTTCCGTTTTACCATCACCATCTATACCTCTTAAACTTGATTTCATAGTCTCTGTATTAGCGAAGAATCCCCCGGATAACTCCGGAGAATAAGAGATAATTGGATAGGCAGTGGCCTTTTCTGCTCCTGCGTTCTTGATAAACTCATTGTTAGCAAGATACGCCGTGTCCATAAATGAATCTCTCATTACAAATATTCTAGACACCGGCTTTATATCGATCTCTTCATCGTCTAGGATTTCAATGATGTTGCCTCCCCTGTCCATATCGTAGTTCTCAACCCATCGGAAGCCGTTCATCATACAGAAATCCTCTAAATGCCCCTCTAGACTATTCGCTCCATTAAACTGCGTATCGATGATACTGAGATCATTCTTTATTCTCTCAGATGCTATAAGATCAATATACCCGGCCTCTACAACCACCGCTTTGAGCCAAACAAAGGCATCATAGTTTTCACCGGGTTGCACCATAGGCTTCTTCTGCTCCGATGTTATACTTGTGCCACGGACAGAAAGAGAACCACTGATCCCATTTGGGGTGACAGACAACCCGACTCCCCCCTTGAGAATAACGCCCTGCACTTCAAATTGAGCCTTTGAATCGTCCGGATAACTCATTCTTATGGTGATCTTATTTCCACTATGAAACAGATCACTATTCATCATTTCACGACCCTCGTTGAACGGTGCTTCAATCGTGACGCTAATATCCGACGACCTCTCAAAGACACGAGTGACCTGTACGGACGTAACAAATGGGTAGTCAGTACCGACACCCATAGCGACATCTTGACCATTAACGGTATGAATCGTGATCTGACAGAGAGCATTAAAATGAGAACTTCCGGCCATAATTTTTACACCTTTGAAATAACTAGTTCAACGACACTTCTTGCAGGAATGATCAACTCCATCCCTCTTCTTAATTCTGCTATGGGGAGATCAATATTGTTACGCTCCGCAATGACCCACCAAAGTTCTGACGTTCCATAATACTTGTGTGCAATCAAGTCGACTCGTTCATGTACAGACACAATATGCCTTATGTCATTCTCAGAACTTGGGATAGTGGGGGGGATGAACAACTCAAAATACCCCGTCCTCTCCGGGTTTTTGAATGATCCTTTGATTAACTTTATTTCGGTAGGTTCACAGAAGTTTAGCCAAGAGTTTCGATTTGGTTTTGATCCTATAGTTTTAGGCATACTTACTCCTATCTCCTAAGTGCTACTTGTGTGGTTCCGGTATTATGTGGCGATGTGCCACCTTTGGGGGTTCCACGGGATCGTTTCGCCTCTTCAAGCATTTCTTTATTTATCTTGATGCCATCTGCGAGTAAACGCTCGACCTTAGTCTGATCAACAGCAACTTTTACATCTTTTCCTGCCGGCTCTTTACCGTAATCAGAAGTCACCCGACCCATGAGGACATCACCCATGTTTTCATCAGTAAGTGAGAAATTAACGTACTCTTTTCTTGCTAACTGAAGACTCTTAGGTAAGAGGTCATTTACACTGTTGAACACTTTAATGAGCATGTTGATAAGACCTTGAAACGGTTTAATCAGTACATCATTAAAGAAGATCATGATCGATTTTCCAATCGTTATTATGAACCTCGCCAATGGGAACCACACGTTCTCCTTAAACTTATCAACTAACGAGAAGCCTGCCCACCATTCGGAGATATATTCAAAAGGCTTTGTAAAAGCATCGTACAGATAAGTGCCTGCCTTGGCTACCGGCTCGACTATCCTTTCGTTCCATGCCTTACTAATCTTACGGCCTAACGATCTGAGAGGCTTCCCCACATATTCGTCAAGAAGATTCATGCCGAATTGAAATCCTCTCTGCAAGTTTGAAACTGCTTTAAGCCCTATAGCAACGAACACTTCACCTAGTTTTCCTAAAACTGCGACAGCAACCATTCCAAGTTTTATGCCGAAACGACCTATCGCATTTATAACAACCATAAACTTAGACGGGTTGCTAAAAAACGAAGCCAAGCCTTTAAATACAGAAAATATCCAATCCTCTAGTTTATCTAGCATTGTTGTCACCATCATAAATACATCTATGTCCATGATCGCATCAAACGCATCACTTAAATATATTGTGGCATTGTCAATCGTGTCTGCTATGCCGTCGAAGAACTCTTGAGGGGCGTTTGCGAGAAACTTTATCCCCTCACCGATGCCGTATATTAATCCGGCGAGTGCCACCGCAATGACCGCCGGGGCAGACGCTATTGCCCCGATTGCCGACGCTATTCCCCCGGCGATTGAAGTAAGCACCCCGGCTACAGAACCACCTATAGATACTAATGTAGCAAGAGAACTGACAACCTTAGTCACTACAAACAGACTTGCAAACGCTGTCCCGAGAGCCATGAGAGCCGGCTTTAATGTCTCCGTTGTCAACCCAATCGCTTCAAGTCTTGCATAGTATTTTAAAGCCTTGTCCTCTGCGTCCTTAAGCCTGTCTGCGTTTGACTTAAAAGCCCCGTCTAAGTCCATAAAGAACCCTGCTATACCTGCCGACTGTATCGCCTTAAACCGACCCAAAAGCCCACCTTGACCCACAGCCTCGTCAATTCCGGCAAGAGCCTTTTTTGTCTGCTTGGCATCTCGTTGCATTGGTAAGAAGAATGCCGATGCTCCAATCTTTCTTGCAGACACAAACTGCTTGAAGAGTGGCCCCCAAGTCTCATTACCGGCAAGGTTCTTCGCTTCTTTACCAACAACCTTATACATGTCTCTCTGTTGCCGAACAAACATCGTACGGGTGTTACCGGTCAACTTCATCAAGTTCCTTTCAAACCGGTCTTCCATCCTAGTAAGCACCTCATCGAGACCACGATTCGTGGTGTGTGCCCTTTTGGCCATGCCTACTAATCCATCGCCCGTCTTTGATGTGGCTTCATTTACCTTTCCGAGAGAGTCTCTAAACCCTTTGCCGGCATCTTTCATAAATGCCAAACCGCCCATCATGTCCTGCAATTTTGAGTTGAAACGGGCTAGTTTCGCAGGATCACCGGCTTTAGCCAATTCCTCCTGCATCTCCATTATCTGTTGGAGTGCCTGCACCGGATCAGAAGATATATTGCTAAACAGTTTATCCACGTTCTGAAAACCGGCTTCTTCTGCCAATGACTTAAACGTCTCCCCCATATCTCCTATACCAATAGTCATACCATTAATGCTTTTGCGTTCTTGACTAATCGTCTTAAAGAATTGGAGTGCCGACGCTTGAGCCTCTTGTGGCGTTTTACCTAGCGTCATAAACGACTTGGTTAGCCTCTGCACGCCCATGACCTGTTCTTCAACGTGCTTCGCCTGCTCTTCACGACTCATCGCCATAAACTGTGTGTTTGAAGATAAAGTTTCGTCTAGTGTCCCCATTGTTTCTTGGAGCGAACCAAAGGCTATGTCTGCAATGCCTAAACCTTGACTTAAGTTTGTAAAGTTGTTTAGGAAACTCTTGGTCTCTTCTGTATTGAAGCCATAGGAGTCAGTAAGGTTTGTGACTAAGGCCGTGAACTGTTCAGACTCCATCCCCGTTGCCTTTTGGATTAAGGTCAACTCTTTCATCCCGATGCCCATGCTTTTCAGCACTTTTTTAGTGCTTTCTCCGGTACGACTTATCGCCCGAAATGACGAAGCAACTTCCCCTGCACCCACATTTAAAGCGTCTGCTGTAGACACAATTTGAGAGTTGGCTCTACTGAACTCTTTTTGAGTCAGATTCATTTGAGCCAATGCCGGCCTTATTTCGGCAGACATACCTCTGAACGTACCCTCTAGACTTGTCTCTAGTTGAGTGCTTTGACCTTTCAATCCTGCTAACTGATCGCCAATCCGATCAAGTTGTAGAGTGTTCATCGCATTGAAGAAGTTTCCACTGCTCACCTGCTTGGCTAAACCATCAAACTTGGCCGAGACGTTTTGAATGCCGGAACCGGCTCTTGTTAAGGCCGACGCAAAACCATCATCCCTAGCACCAAAAGAAAAGTTAAAACCTAGTAGTGACATTTGGCATTCTCCGTTTAGCGAACTTTCCGGGTGCTTCCGCTTCTATTGTGTGCCTGTCTCCTCCTCTCGAGGTCGTCTTTCTGATCACATAGTCGCTTTCGCAGGGAATAGGGGATTTTACTTATCTCGCAAGGGCTAGTATGCCACAGTTCGGATAAATAGAAAACCTCAGACTCATAAGCCACTATATTCCCGAGGGGAAAAAAAAGGTTGCTTGGCCTACATCAAGGTCGGCTTTAAACTCATGTCCACAATGGGCACACTCGTATTCAATCTCTGTATCATAAGAGCCCTCCTCTTCCTTGAATATACTCCGGAGTTCGTTTCTCTCAGAAAGTCTAAGCCCTTTAACGGTTTTAAGAGCAGAGTTAAGATCCTTTCGGCGGTCAATCTTTTCACCGTCAATCGAGTCAACTCTTGTTAAAATGGCCAAGGTCAACATGTCTGCCCGTCCGGTTTTTTCTTGACGCTTAGTTTGAGTGGACAACCACTCTTCGTCTAGCCCGGTCATAGTATGCCATTCGATAACACAACCGCTACTTAATTGGGCTTCATGTGTTTCGGATTCACTTCTCGCTCTAGTGATTTCAAGTTGACTGAGGTCAACGCTCGCATTATTACTTGAAGTGCATGATGGGCAGTTATACTTAACCCGATAGTGGTCTCCGAGCGATGCTCGCCGAATAGACACAAGCATAATCATACGATCAACTGACGTTAATTTCCGTATCATGCCGGCTAAAGTTTTCTTGTCTGCAACACCTCCTATAGAAACTGTGCAGTTAAGAATCACTTGATTAAGCCTTGGCATTATCGGGCCTTTTCCGGCCAATAAGTCCTCTTCGACACCGGTCATCTCTTGAACAACATAATCATGGCACATTGAGTCCTCAAGTTGAACTCCACTTGCCAAGTTACCACTGAGAGTACCGCTTCTTGCGTCCATTATATCTAGGGACATCTCTTTATCTCCTTAAAAGTTTATTTCGCAACTGTCACCGTCGCAGAATTTATCTTCTACATCATGGCCATCAATAGTCAACAACATGGGCTTTATATTCTCTATAAGCGTGTTGTAATCCGACTCACTGATTGTCTCATAAGGTGCTTGAGCATATCCGTGTTCCGATATTGGTAGGAATGATATGCTCTTAAGTCGGTTCTCAAATGACTCTAACACCGGCACAATCTGATTTCCCTCATCTTTGCTAAAAGTAACAGTCACACTAACTTGATTATCGGCCCAATAGTGCTGTAAGTCAACGGCATTGACAACCTGCTCCCATATAGTGGCTTCACTCTTCCCTTTAGTGTAATGCTCCTCTTTGACAGGAAAAGACACAACCATAGTCTTGCCGGTCTGATCATAAACATCGGTTTCAACGGGGTAACCGGCATTAGCACACATTTCGACTAAAGGTGATCCCTCGGCGATACGAATGCGACGTATATAGTATTCACTGTGAGGGAAGTGGATGCCCGGAGTCGCACCACACAGAAGTGAGACAGTGCCGGACGGCTTTACTGAGGTTGTCTTAATCGACTTCGGGATGCCTAGCCACTCTGAGTATTTCCTATCAAGAGTCTTAATGCGATTGTAACCGATGTTGCACCAATTAAGATAAGTTCTTCTGCCTAACTTGTTCATCGCTTGTACAATCCCCGATTGACTGCAACCTATACGACGATTCCTGTTCATAACAGTGTTTGTCCGGGGGTCATGAGTCGGAATGAGGGTCACGGTTTTTGCATACAGATATGCGTATTTTAATGTGTCTAAATAATCATCTAGATCATCATGATGAGCCGGGAATGTCTCTACTAAACAGCACAACTCAAAGGACTCAAGAGTCTGCTCTGCACATGGGTTTGAACCCATCGCACGATAATCTTTACCGTTAGGTTTATGATCAATGAGCCGGCCCCAATCTCTCATTGTGTCTAACCAAACCAAGCCCGGTTCTCCGTTCGCCTTTATTGACTCGGCTATCGTGCTGTAGTCCATTCCTATCTCGGCAAATATTGAGTTATTTGAAGCCCACCGGTGAGTTCGCAGAGGGTGATTTGAGATTTGTCTCTTAACCTCTTCGATCTTAGACTCTACACTTTCATCGGGAAACGTATAATCGCTCTCAAGTTCTTGTTGCCGGCGATAAAGTTCATTGAGTTCAGATGGGTCTTTTAGTTTTGCGAAAACCTCGTCGTCCGGCTCACCGAACATAATCTCGGCAGTACGCCGAACATTGCCTGCTACAACACACACACCGATAAGGTTGAATATGTCTACGATCTGCGAGGTCGTGATTAACTCACCGGGAGTATTAAGGACTTCTTTAACTTTATCAGTAAGTTCAATCAAAGGCTTAGGGCCACTTGCTACACCACCAAAGCCCTTAATAGGTGTACCGTAAGGCCGGACATCACTGTAATCAACCTCTGCCGGGAGACTGCCCTTTCCTACATAGGCGTTTAAAATAACCCTCAGAAGTCCAACCCACCCCTCCCGGCTATCCTCTACTTTATAAGTTTCTTCATCAATGGATGGCTCAACAATCCGTACTAATCCTGCACCTTTACAGTCACCCCCGACGCCAACTCCTAGCATAGACATATCCATCAAAAAGGTGAACGGAGATGCAAAATCAGTGGCTATGTCTTTCGTTGATACAAACGCACAGTTATTAAGGCTTGCACTGCCGTTCTTGTAAACCTGCTCTGTGCCCATCATCCATAGACCACGCCCCGGTGGGAGGAACTTAAACTCCCACATACGGCGGTACATTTCTTGAGCAGATTTTTGAGCCTTACGATCATCCCAAGGAAGTCCGAGTCTTCTACAGTGTATCTTTTGGACATTGTACACACCCTCAACTACTCTTTGAGCAGTCTCATAGAACTCTTCTGAACTTCCATCCGGCTTAGGCCGAGCATAAGTTCGCTTATAAGTTATGTAACCTAATGGCCCCCACTTGGGTTGCCTTTCTTTATATTGATCAATAAATGAACTAGGCAGGACAAAAGAACGTACCTTTCGCCCCTCATTTTCGCCGGAAAATATCATAGAGCCTCCGGAGAGATGGGTGGTTGCCCAACTCCCTAAACGTGTGCACACGTGTGCACTGATTAATGTATTACTTCGTCTATCTTTAGAATGCCAAGTCTGTAGAACTCATCAAAAAGTCGCTCCACAAAATCACGATCTGATTCGCCCTCTACTCGCTCCGGAACTTCCATAAACCTCTCAAGATGAACCATATATTCTTCAATGGTGTTATACTTTTTAAAAATCGATTTATCCATAAAGTATTGGATTATTTGAAGAGGTGTGGAGTTTGAAAATTGTACTCCAAATACGGTTATATCGGCATTTTCGTAGAAACTTGCACTCATAATAAGTTAGACCTTTCTCTCGCTTTTCAACATTGACTGCATTTTATCTAAAAGCAGAAGAGAGTATGCGTCTTACTTGCTAGATGAGTCAACAAGTTTATCTAACTCATACCCCACTTGTTGATAGCCCCTTGCGATTGTTGTGAAATATGAAAGGCTTGGTTTAGACTCATTATTCTTAACCGGCTTGATGTAAGTTAATGCCCTTTGACCGTCGGTAAGAGTGACATACTGACGCTTATAAACGTATGGATGACCCTCAAAGCCATCTAGTTTATATACATCGCTCCAAGTTAGGCTAAATAACCGACCTAGGACTATATCAAAACGCTCTTTTATGATTGTGGCTACTCCACCACCCCACTTGTTTGAATGACCGCAGAAAGTCAATCGATAACCATCAAGTGTATACTTGCCCTCAACCTCTTGAGCCGATGGACAACGCTTTAACATTTGGCTCTTTTCCATATTTGAGCCAAATGCGAAGTATAAAACCCGTTCATTAGGATCAACTCTATTTAAAGGCTTGATGCTATAGCGTCTGAATGAGTTCTGACTCCATAAAGGTTGACTCAACGGTCTGCGTTGATACTCTACAACTTGACTGTAGTCGTTATCCGGCTGTTCATCATATTCATCATCTTCATCATAGCCATAATCTTGATTGTAATCATCACTTTGATAACTATCAAAAAGGCCATCAAACAAGTTCTGTTGCCGACCTCTTTGGTTGTAATCACCGTCAAGAAGTTCATAACATTCGCATCGGAATGAGTCGCACTCGTAGCAGTAATCCGGATCGAATCCGGTATCTTCTGTGCCCTCAAACTCTTCATACCATTCGTCGTTATGTGATTTTCTCTTACTCATAAAACCCTCCTTGGATTTTTTATCTCAATCAACTTTGGTTATACTATATTAAGACACTCGTATAGTCAAGTAAAAATAAAATAAAACTTTATAGGTTTAACTTTCAATGTGCCGAGTGGTACAATCTTTAGCCAAACACCATTAAACTGTCTTTTGGAGGAGTTCGTCATGGCGAATTATACAGACAAGGGGTTACAGGGCAGTCAAAGCCGACGGTTCATTTTGAACTCCGGCGACGTAAATACTCTGAACTCTGCACATACGTTTAAGGCCACAACTGAGGTGGGCGGTCTCAAAGTTACAGACTCTATTCATACAAACGGAGTCAGTGATGGAGATGCCGGTAAGATCACCGCCACTAGAGGCGATGGTGCAACAGTTATCGACGGACAAGAGATCAGAGTCTCAAGAACAGGTGGTTCTACATGGAATCGCCTAACCCTCCGGGGAAATGACCCTACAAGTAGCGTCGTGCAGTTTAATCACGGTACATCAAACACTCAAATAGGCGAATCCGGCATTGAGGGATTTAGGCTAGGCTTCTGTGCAGTAAGTGCACACACAAACTCTGTCGCTTCGGGCGGTCTAGCGAACCCTAGAAACGATTCATTCTTTCTGCAAGCCGGCAACGGTGCGACCATCACCAATATTTTAGATGTGGCTCTTAGTGACGGTGAAGTCTACTTCTATAAAGGGCTTAGAAACACAGATACAAGTGGCCGAATAAAAATTAGCGGTCATACGATTGAGATATATAACTCTGCTACTTTAAGCGACAATGACTCCGTTAGTATCTTAAACTTTAAGGGAGATAATGACGGAGGCACAACCAAGACATTTGCAAGCCTAACTGCCAAAGCAAAAGATGTTGGTGAAGATCTTGAATCGGGTCAAATTGATCTAAACGTCCTAGGTACAGCAGGCAGTCTAGTTGCCCTGTCTGTCTATTCAGTAGGGTCATCGGATGCAGTCGTTAAAATTAGCAATACATGGACTCTGCCCACAGATTCGGGAAGCGACGGGCAGGTATTAACTACAAATGGAAGTGGCACAACTTCTTGGGCAGATAAAACTGCACTTTCAGACACCCTTGACTCTGTCACCGGGCGTGGAGCAAGCACTTCAAACGCCTTAACGACAGGAAACCTTTTGCCAAACGCAGGAACCAACACACTCGGTTCTTCAAGTTCAGTTTGGCAAGATCTTTACTTGAAGTCCGGAGGGAAAATATACTTCGGAGCATCCGATATCTCGCTTGATAGCGTGGCAGGAGTGGGCTTAGTTTTAAATATGTCCTCTGAGGGTAACACAGAGCCAACCCTCACGCTTAAGAGCACAGAAGCGTCAAACACAACGGGGCCAACCCTTGATCTACAGACAGACGCAACTGTCTCCACAGACGAGGTTGTAGGTCAGATAAAGTTCACCGGAAAGGACTCCGGAGGGAGCACGTTAGTATCATACGGTGTTATTGAGTCATGTGCATCGGACACCACCGCTTCAAGCACAGACGGATCAATCAAACTTAAAGTTCCCGTAAATGGCACAGAAACAACCGGACTTGAGATTTACTCCGGGGCTGTGAAGATTAGCGACGCATGGACACTCCCATCCTCAAACGGCTCCGCAGGGCAACTGCTACAGGCCAACTCTAACGGAACGGCCACTTGGGTTAACGCTCCATCTGAGGTCAATTTGGGCAACGAGTCAGTCGGCGAGTTAAACGATGTAACGCTTTCAACACTTAGCGTGTCAAATGCAGGGCAAGTCCTCCGGTATAGTGGGTCTGCTTTTGTAAACGCAACGCTCGCTTACAGTGATTTATCCGGGCTTCCAACTCTCGGAACTTCGGCATCACTCGATACCGGCACAAACACAGACAACGTGGTCAAATTGGTCTCAAGCGGTCTACCGGCGGTTTCCGGAGTCAACCTCACTGCACTCCCCTCTATTGATAAACTCTCTGACGTTGACATCACCTCTGTTGCACCTACATCGGGGCAGTCATTAGTGTGGGACGGAACCTCAAAGTTTGTACCCGGAGATGTGACTAGTTATACCGATGAAGAGGCTAGAGATGCCGTGGCTAACGCCTTGATAAGTGGAAACACTAGCGATGGCAGTGGAGGGGTTGATTCGGTTACATTTGCCCATGATGATACCGCTAATGAAATCAGTCTCTCTCTAAGCGTTTCTACCGCAAACCTAACCGACGTGGACTCAACTGCTCCATCTAACGGGCAGGTATTACAGTTTACTACAGACTCAAGTCTTAATAAGTATAAGCCTGTCTCTCTAGGAACTGCGTCAACAAAAGACACCGGAACAACGTCCGGAAGTGTTCCTGTTATAAGCGACCACTATCTATCAAGCACAGTCGCCATTGAGTCCGGTGATCTCATCATATTTGGACGTGTTTTAGAGACCATAGATTACGGTTCAGTGGCCACAACCTTTGTGGAGGGTACTCATTTTGAAGTAGACTTTGGATCTATTACAGATACGCTTATATACTGTGAAGAGGACTACGGTTGCCTAGTTGTTTAATTTCTATTTAATTTTAAGGAGACTTAAATGTCAGTAAGACGAGTAAAACTAAGGCGTGGTACACACACGCAAAATGATGCCTTTGCAGGGGCTATCGGTGAAATCACGGTAGACACTACGAACAGTTCTATCCGTGTCCATGACGGCACAACCAACGGTGGCCGTGAGACACTCAGAGCCGACTTGGACAACCTCGGTTCTAACGTCCTTTCCGCAGGTCAAGTTGTTTCGTTCCTAGATAGTGCAGGTAATGCGACCGTTAGGCTAAGAGGTGTTGAAGAACCTGCCGAATCCTCCGACGTGGCGACTAAAGGATACGTTGACTCCGGTGGTGCTTCATCGATTGAGATCGGCTCACTGTCAAACGTCACCCTAGGAGTAGACGGTGGCACTGAGGACGCACTCTCAGACGCAGATTTTCTTATCTTTAATACTGACTCCGACGGGAGTACCGGGGCAAATCAGTTTAGAAATAAGCCCATCTCCGGCGACTTAAACATCAATAACGAGGGTGTGGCGACGCTTCAAAGCGGTGCTATCACATCGGCTAAAATCGACATTATTAATAATAGTGCAATCTCAAATGCCAAACTGACTAACAGTACAGTGACTATCGGGGCGACTTCTGTAGCCCTCGGAGCCACAGAAACTGCATTTACCGGGCTTACAGGCTTAGACTTCACTAACGGAAATGTCTCTATCGGAGCGACCGTTACTAAAGACGGAAGCAATAACCCACACACCATTACTCTTGGTGGTACAGGCAGTAAGGTTGTAATAACCGGCGACCTGTTGATTAGCGGAACTGCCACAACGGTTAACACAACAACCCTAGAGGTTAAAGATCCGGTTATTCGCTTGAACCACTCGGTGGCAGGAGGTGCTAACTCAAACGATATCGGTATTCTGATGGAGCGTGGTAACAGTGGGAACGACGCTATCTTGTACTTTGACGACTCCGCAAGTGCATTTAGATTCGGGCTAACCACAGAAGCACACACAGCATCCGACTTCACCACCGGTAACACAACGGACGCAGACCTGTCTCTTAAAGATTTGACCGCATCCGGAGAAGTCAACGTAACGGGCTTGGCTTCACTAGACGGGGGAATCAACGTAAATGATGACTTCGTGGTAAACACAGACGGTGGGATTACCGCTACAAACGACGTATCTAGTTTTAAGTCCGGATCAAGCATTGGCGACATCACAATCTCAGATGGAAGTATTGTCTGCGGTGGTGCTCAAATTAGTTTTGGAAGCGAGAACCTTACCACCTCCGGCAACATTAGTGCGACAGGAACCGGTACTCTCTCAGTAGCCGGACTGTCAACTCTAACGGGCGGTGCTACGCTTGGAGCAGACTCCACACTAAGTATAAATAAGAAGTCTACTGAATCCGATAAGTTGATCATCCTTAATGCCGATACAGGCACAGGGCAGGGTCAGAACGCAGTGATTGCCGTTGACATGGGCGATACTTATTCAACGATTACTTGGCAACATGATGAGACAACTTGGGCGTTTAGCCACAACCTCTCAGTTTCAACCGATGTAACTGTAGGCCAAGACTTGATCATCACAAGGAACGGGTTTGTAAACGCAGAGTTGACCGTAAAAGACACCCTGTTCATTCAAAGCCAACCGGACGATGATTTCGGAATCGTCTTTAACTCAGATCGTGGTGCACAAAATAAAAGTTCTGACTTCGATGTGAAATTGATCACTGTAGAAGCCGGATCGGGCAATGCCGATGAGGGCTATATTTTTTGGGATGATGTCAATAGCACGTTTGCAGTAAACGGTGGGAAACTTCACTCAAACACAGACTTCTCAGTCGGTACAGCAGTCGGTACGAATAAGTTTACAGTCGCACAGGCGAGTGGTAATACGGCCATCGCCGGTACACTAGCAGTAACGGGAGTTACTACCCTCGGAGCAAACCTAGACGTTGGTGATTTCAACATTGTTAATGTAGGCTCACTCTCCGCAGACATTTTGAAGAGTGATGATGGGTCAAACCTCAACATTCTCCTAGATGCCAACAAGCCCTCTGCCTTAACGATTGGAACCTCCGCAGACACCGACGGGTTCGCCACTTTTGTGACAACGACGAGTGCACACAAGATTCAGTTCCATGAGATTACCGAATTACCGGCATCGTCAAAGATCGCCAACCTAACATTCGCAAGCGGACAGATTACCTCGGCAAGTGGTGAGACGAGTTTCGGAGGGAATGAGTTAAAGGCCGACTCTATGACCTGCACAGGTTCATCGGGCGGTTTCACAGCATCATCTACATCCACAAGCAGTTTTGGAGTCGGGTCTTTCTCCGGACTACTCAGTCCTAACGGTGGAATCAATGTGAGCAGTGGTGCTTTCACAGTCGCACACACTAGCGGTAACATCGCAACTAACGGCACATTTGCTGTCAACACCGACAAGTTTACCGTCAGCACAGCAGGCGTTGTCTCGATTGCAGGAGCAACAACGTTTGCAGATGCGTTGAACATCAAGGACGGCATATCCGACGGTATCACCTTCCGTTCTGATATCGCTTCAAATGGAAGTGCCGGAGACGCAACACTTATCCGTGTCAATGACGGCGGTGCAGGCCCGGCTTATAAAACCATTAAGTGGGACACTAATCCCGGTGTGTTTGATTTCAGTCATGCACTTAACTCAACCGGGAATCTCACTGTAGGTGCTGTTGGATCAACTAAGTACACTGTCGTTTCTTCCACAGGTGCGACTACGCAGGCAGGCCGTCTTAACATTCAAGCGAGCGACTTAAGTAATGCCTCTCAGAGTGCAATGCTTGTGCTCAACAGTGATGTAGGCACAAGCCAAGAGCGAGACGCAATCATTGAGGTAGAGCGTGGCGATGAGACTAACGCAAGCATCAAGTGGGACGAGACTAATGGCCATTGGGCGTTGTCTAATGCACTTAAGTCTACCGGAAACTTTATTGTTGGAGCGAACAAGTTCAATGTCACCGCTTCAAGTGGCAACACTGCCATCGCAGGTACTCTCGCAGTCACGAGCACACTTGCCGTAACCGGCGTTACAACTTTAGGCGACACTCTTAACCTAGATGATACTTGTGGCGGTATCGTGTTCAACTCAAATGATACGAACGCCGGTGATAATGCCGACGCAACTCTGCTAACTGTGGAGCGTGGTACAGACACAAATGCGATCATTTCATGGGATGAAGATCCCGGCGAGTTTAACCTCAATCCACAGGGTAGTCTGCACATTCAAGGTAAAGCCGGAGTAAGTGGAAATGCTCTTACTATCGGAGACACAACGAGTGCCGGCACTACAACCGCAAAGATCACTACGGGTGGTATGCTAACCGTATCAAGTGCCGACTTTAGCAGTGGCGGTCTTACTCAAGTGGGTAATGTCTCGGGTGTAGGAAGCATCGCTCTAGACTCTATCACTGACCAAACCGGTGATGGGATGGTGATTTCACTAGCAGACAACCAACCATCTGCTCTGTCAATCACTGAAAGCACTAATGAGTACCTCGTTTTCGTCACCACGGACTCTTCGGAAGAGATTCAGTTTAAAAAGGATGTGTTACACAATGAGCCGGTGGCCTTTTCCAAGGCAACGACTCACGGTGGAATCGTTAATCTCAAATATGACGCTACTGCGTCTTTGATTGTGGCCAACTCTGACCGTACAGGAAGCGGTCAAGATGCCGATGCAACCTTGATTGAGGTGGAGCGTGGAGAACTGACGAACGCTAAGTTCAAATGGGATCAAAGTAACGCTTCTTTTGCGTTTGACACTAAACTAGTTTCGCAGGCCGATCTCCACATTGGTGCTACTCTTGGCTCACAGAAAGTAACGATTGCATCTTCAAACGGTAACATTACCACCGAGGGTATCTTAAACTTCCCAACGGCTTCACAAGGGGCGATTGTATTCAACTCTGACCTCGCCGGTGGCAGTGCTCCTAATGTAAACGACGACTTTGGGATCACAGTCAACCGTGGATCGGGCACTAACGCCATTTTCCATTGGGATGAGGGTGAACTTTCATGGTTGTTCAATAACGCCGGTAAAGTTCAAATTAATAACGATTTGATTGTGGATAGCGGTTCAACCGATGCCATCACGATTTCCGACGGATCAATCTCATGCACAAGTGGAAGCATCACGTTTGGGGCTTCAAACTTACAGATCACCTCCGACACAGGAGAGATCAGTTTTGACAATGACAACATCACCACAACCGGTACTCTAACCGCAGGAGCGACAACCCTTGAATCTCTGACCGTAACAGGCAGTGTCTCTATGGACAACGCCGGTAACATTGGAGATGTTGCAGACATTGCACTTACTACGATCTCCCCCAAGACTAACGATATTACCGTCAATGTAGGCGATGGCCGGGCATCTGCGTTCCATATTCAACAAGGGGACGCAAACGAAGATTACCTCACCATAAACTCTCTTGCTGAGACTATTACACTCCATCAAGCCACGACTCTGACTTCAAACCTTAACTTCACAACTGCGAACGCAGGAGCGATTACGTTTAACTCAGACCTAGCCGGCGGTGTGGCTCCGGCGAGCACTGACGATTTCGGTCTGACCGTGAACCGTGGGTCTGCGACAGACGCTAAGTTCTTTTGGGATGAGAGTGAGACAAATTGGGAGTTTGCAGACGTCGGAAATGTCAAGATCCTCGGGAATCTGACTGTAGACAGCACGTTGGCTTTCACCACCGGGTCTATCACTGACACAACCGGAGCCATTTCATTCGGCGATGAGAATCTGTCCACAACCGGCACTTTGGGTGCAGGCGTAACGACTGTGACTTCATTGAATGTTACCGGCGAGGGGCTTACTGCTATCACACTTAATAGTGATCAAACCGGCACACCTAGTCATACTGTCGGCATCTCTATAGAGCGTGGAGACAGTGCTAATGCCACTCTTGCTTATAACGAGACAGGTAGTCTTTGGCAGGCAGATCGTGGCGACGGTAATGGTGCACAGAATATCCTCTTGCAGAACGACACACTGTTCACTCTCAAGACTGATACCACCGGAACTGCCGGGCAATATAACTTCACTCAAGGTGCGAGTCCTGCGATTCTTACGCTTAATAATACCGATAACAATATCGATATTACTAACTCAAGCAATGTCGTGTCGATTAAACTTGATGATGATGTCTCTATCGTTCAAGACCTTGAGGTTGGTAATGACCTCGATGTCGGTACAGACCTTGATGTAGGTGCTGACCTTACTGTTGCCGGCACCATTAAGGGAACAGGGACTGTAGTAAAGTTCAAAGACCCCATGATCCAACTCGGACTCAACGCAACTTCACCGCAGACAAACAACATTGGGTTTTACTGCAAGTATGAGGACTCGTCATCGAGCGATGTGTTTGCCGGCTTCCTATATCAACCAAACGGCTCTGATACCGGCACTTACAAGTTGTTTGACAGACATGCAACTAACATTAGTGATAGTGATACAACTGCGACGATTGCCGACACCGCACTTGCAACGCTAGACTGTAATGGTGTGCGTATTCTCGGCAAGCCTACTACTAGCACCAATGAGAGTACGAGCAGTGGGAACTTCACTTCTAACACACATAGTGTAAGCGTGACCGTGACTACTAATGGTGCTCTAGGCAACGGTGCTAGAAAGGGTACGTCGATCACCGTTTCAAATACGCTATGTAAAGCCACCTCCGTGATCATGGGTACGGCTTCGGCTCACGTTGATGTTCACCCTCACACCGTCGCCGACGGCTCGTTTCAGTTTACCTATACGAACCAATCCGGGTCACCGATAGCCGACGGATCGAATATCACGTTTAACTTTGTGATCCTCTAAGGGCTAGTCATCGGTTTCTGATTGACCCTCGCTTTGATTTCTAGCGTCAAACTCTACGCCGTAACCGTACTTATTTTCCTCGGCCAAAGTGTCCGTTGAATAGATATTATTGGCCGGATCAACCTTGACTTCAAAGACTCCAATAGTTGACGGGTATTTGGTACATGTTTGCATATTACAAATCTCATCCCCGATATTTAACTCAAGTTGTTCACCGTCACTCATCTCAAGAAAAAGCGAGTCATATTTAGCGTGTAGCCCCACCACGTCAAGAGGGGTGTAGGTTGTATCGGCCTCTTTCATTCGTTCGTCAAGGTTGATGAAAGCGGTTACTGAGTAAGAGAGTTCAACCTCAGTTTTTACCTTTTTAGAGTTGGCTTCTTTTGTCATGATGGGTTCCTTTCTGAACCATATTGATTGATGATCAAATATAACTCTTTCCCCCATGTTAGTCAAGTAAAAAATAAGATAAGAATCAAATAATCGAACCGGCTTGAGAACACTTATATAAGCCCTATTGGTGCTCCAAAATATAGAGCACCATTAAAGGCCCGTGATTAAAAGTTTTTTTATTTTTATCTTGACTATCATCAACGGGAGAGTTATGTTGTATTCACCAATATGGTTCAGAAAGGAACTAAAGATGCCATACAACGTACCCGACGATTGGAACTCTTACTACAGATTCTGCTATGAATGTGGAGAGCGAACACATGCAAGCGAGGGCTATGCCTGCAACTGCGAACCGGATGAGGTTTATATCTCGTCAAGATACACCGTCTGCTCAAAGACGGGAGATATTAAAGAGACGCAAGTCTATAAGAACGCTCACGGAGGAATCGAAACGACTGTGACCGAATATACGTTCAACCACATGAAGTCCATGTTGACCGCCGGTCAGATTAAGTACCGCAATGATCTTATGAAACGCCTGCACACGAGTGCACAAATTGAATGGCAAGTTGAGGGCTATCCCCTTGAGAGTGACAGGCTAGAGATTCACAAGTTTAGAGGTAATGAAGAGCAGTTTAACAAATGGCTCAAGGGTGAAAACCTTGAGAACCGTTTAGACGATATTCAAGTCTATAAAGATCAAAACTGTTAATCTATTTTAGACTTGACTCTCTAAAAATAGAGTGACAAAGTAATTTCAGATAAAAATCAAAAGGATAACAAGATGGCAAGATGGAAAGCAATTTACGGAGAGAATGAAGTTGACCACTCAGAGGGAAGCGAAATCATTCACGCTCTTCTAAGGGTAGAAGAAGACGATGATAATGGCCTTAAGGGGTCAATCATCAAGGTTGAACTCCGCAAGACAAGAGCATGCGGACGACGCTACTATACGGAGCGTCCTGTCGGTTATCACTATGCACAGGAGTTATCCGAACCACAAAAGATAAACATGATCTCATTGTTAGAAGAACGGGCTAAGACTGAGGATATGCCGGCAGTCCTTTACACGGCAAGAAAATGGGCAGGCATGCTCACTACTGAGCAGAAAGAAAAACTACAGGCCGAAATATCCGCTTATAGGGATGAGAGATTGTTAAGGGAGAATTGATTTTAAATGAATGAACTAATCAACGGAGAAGCCTTGCAGGCTCTTAAAGAGATACAGAGCAACACCATAGACGCTGTTGTCACCGATCCCCCTTATGGCCTGTCGCAACTAAAAACTAAAGAGTTTATTAAGGTACTGACTGAATGGTCAAATGGTGATGATTCCTATGTGCCCCCGAATAAAAAAGGGTTCATGGGTGAATCTTGGGACGGATTTGTCCCCCCTCCTGCGTTATGGAAAGAAGTTTATCGAGTATTAAAGCCCGGAGGTCATGCTCTAGTGTTCGCCGGCTCAAGAACACAAGACCTTATGGGCTTATCTATGAGGATCGCAAACTTTGAAAGCAGAGACTGCCTACATTGGGTCTATGGGAGTGGCTTCCCTAAGAGCCAAGATATTGGAAAAATGGTAGACAAAAAACTCGGAAATGAGCGTGAAATTATCGGACGAAATCCTAATAGCCGGGAAAAATGTGATAAGAGCAACACGTTGTATGAGTCCGGCACAGTCGGTAAGACCGCATACATAACTAAAGGGCATACTGAGTTTGAGGGATGGGGCACAACCCTTAAGCCGGCCTATGAGCCTATTTTGGTTATGCGTAAACCCTTAGAGGGTACGGTGGTAAAAAACGTGCTTAAGCATAAAACCGGTGGCCTTAACATTGATGCCTGCCGGATTGAGAGCGATGAGTCATGGAAATCAACTCATCAACCAAATGACTCAATAGGTACGTTTAAAACTAAACTAAGAACTGTGGAGAGTCATCCGCTAGGCAGGTTTCCCTCAAACATTATCTTCTCTAACTCAGAGACACTTGAGACGCTTGAACGGCAGAGCAGTGGAGCAACACGCTTTTTCTACTGTCCAAAAGCAAGCAAGAAAGAAAAGCAGGCCGGGCTATCAGACCCAAACACACACAAAACAGTTAAACCTATAGCATTAATGGAATATCTTGTGCGATTAGTTACCCCGGCAAACGGCACAGTCCTAGACCCTTTTATGGGATCGGGAACCACCGGGATTGCCTGCGGAAAAGAGGGTTTCAACTTCAAAGGTATTGAAATCTCAACTGAATACTATGACACGGCATGTGAACGTATCGATCATTTTTCATTTGCAGATCAAAGCGATGAAAATTAATCTAATAACACTACCCACTCACTCTAAGGCACCATTAACATGTCAACCTTAACACAACATAGTATAAAGTCTGCCCAAAGGTTCAACGAGAAAGCCTCTAGATCTATTTGGGGGCGAGACTTGATTAATGTCCCTAACTTGACCCTCGACTATCCCGGATTAGCCAACTTTCATGAGTCAAAAGACTTTGTTAAAGGGGTTAAAAAGGTGCAAAAAGACCTAGGCTTAACCGCAGATGGTAAACTCGGACGGGGTACTTGGACTGCAATCTTAAAGCAGTATGAACCGGTCGAAGACTCAGACTCGTTTTGGACTATAGATGACCGCAGACATTCATGCTTCTCAAACCCGGAGGTTGAGTTCGTTAATTTTGACCAACCCGGTGGGCTAGACCTACATCGATTCGGACACTTTTCAAGTCGAAAGGGCAAGCCGATACGATTAATCGTCGTACATTGGGGTGGTCTTAATCCTCATCACTGTTATCGTGTGTTCAGTGACCCAAACCGTAAGGTTTCAAGCCATGCAGGTATCGGTCTATCTGATACCGGAGAGCCTACCATTTATCAATACCTTGATCTCAATCACAAGTCATGGCATGCAGGATGGGCTAACGGCAGTTCTGTGGGTATTGATATTTGCCAACAACCCGGTTTGAAGTGGGAGAGCCGATACTCTAAAGCACCATACGACGTCAGTCGGATAGATAACCCCACAGACAGAGGGCCAAGAGAGATCTTAAGCATTGACCCGGGCGTCGCAAAAGCAACCCGGCACGCCATAAACACACTCTGCGTGGCTTTGAACATCCCGAAAGTTTGCCCTAGAGGGCCAAAGGGTGAGTCCGACACCGGCGATATCTATCATGGTGTTGTTGATAAGAACTTTCTCTTGAATGAGTTCACCGGCGTGATAGGCCACCATCATATTAGCCCTAAGAAATGGGATTGTGCCTGTTGGTGGGATCAGATTTGGTAACAAAACGAGCGAAGGCTCGTTGAGAGCCTTTTATGCGTTAGGATCGTAAAGGCTTAATTTGCCGGACAATTTGTCACCACGGCCAATAAAGTAGATTGTTTTCCCACGGTAGACCTCAAACGTGTTCCCTGCGAAACGGAACTGATAATCTTGGTTGGCCTGCTTACCTGTGAATCCAACGGTACTGTACATGACAATGGGATTTTTGACCCCGGATTTCTTGAGTGCATTATACAGAATCGAGGGATTCTCAATAGGCTTGTCTGCAACGAGCGATTCCTCAGAGTCCCTGCCTCTCTGTCTAGTGGTTACGCTAACCTTTAGTCCGGCGTTTGTTAAGGCTTTCATTAGCGTACGCTCTGTGCCCTTTAATTTGTAGTCTCTTTCATTTAAGAGATCTTCTAAATGTTCATGTAAAAACATAATCCATTCCTTTTTAGTTTAAGTGGGATATCTAATCATCGTGTTCTGTGTGCGAAAATCTTTATTCCTGCCTTTGTTCAACTTGAAGCCTAGCCCGGAATAAAACTTCTTGAGCCGTGAGACTGACGAGCCAAGATCGCCACTCGGAGTAAGCGAAATGATAACGTCATTCTGATCGGCCCAAGAGATAATCTCTTTCATAACCCTAGAACCTAAGCCCTGCCCACGCTTGTCTTTAGGAACAACTATGGAATACAGATCCATAAGATCACCGGATACGGAGTAAGATAGTTTCACTCCGTGTTTCTTCTCTAGGCTAGTCTTGAGAGCCTTAGACGTGCTTTCAGAAACCTGTACCCGGTTAGCCTTGTTTAAGCGAACGTAAGACACACCTCTGTACGTCGGGAGAAGAACCTTGCCTGCATAGGGCCACGGCATCTTGTTAATCATAATGAACGGCATAGGAACTTTCGCTATGTTAGCCGATGTGGTGATCTCCGACAGGTTCATTAGTTACAATGCCCCTCTTTCATAACATTACACTTCATGCCCGACCGCTTGGCTAAAGCCATCAAGCCACGCTTGAGAGCCGGCGAGGCAACCACTTCAATACCGCTAGGTTTATTGACAATGGGCAGTGGGGCAACCATCTTCTGCAACTTACTCATAAAGGCGGTGTGGTGATATCCGTGTGCTAAGTCCTTGTCTGCACCTGTAGGCATTTTTCCGACGAACTGATAACGCAGAGTCGGTTGCTTATTTTCAACAGTTTCTGCCCGGTCGCAATCATCACAACAGCCCTTATTAACAGATGGAGACAGACCGGCCTGTCCACTAAATGATTTCGGATCAATAACCGGCATGGAGACTGAGTTAGGATTCATCCCCACCATAGGTATAGGAAGTACCGCAACACGCTCTTGGATTAAGTTTTCAATTTTCTGTGACAGGCTCATCTTAATTCTCCTTTATGATGTGCTCATAAAAATACTGACTAAATAGTTCTTCTTCAGTTTGACTCAAGGCTTTCTCATATTCCAACTCTTTATCTTTAAAATCTTTACGAGCCGAATAATGACGAGCACGCTTAATGCCGTCCTTAGTCTGTGTTCTTGTTCCGGGTTCTAAGTACCCGGCCTTTTGCATCGCAGATGTGCATATAGCAAAAGCCGACTTCAAATCGTTTGACTTAGCGACACTTGCTACACATCGTCTCATATAAGAGGGGTGCATTGATTTCTTACCGGGCATATCTAAACTCCTTAATAATTTGAAGCAATAATGTGAGTGAGTTTATTACCATTGGCCTTACCATGCTTCATTATATTGGCCGTACTTGATCTCGTGTCATGTCTCACCTTGAAGCCGGCCTGTTTAAGCATACCGGGCAGTTTGCCCTTGGTTCCATAGTTGAGTAGCCATTTGCCCTTTAGCGACCTTAAAAGGTCAAAAAAGCGTTCCTCATCAAACCCTTTTTCAGAAGCCTTGCCCTTGAGGGCACTAAAGCCGGAATAAGGAGGGTCAAGAAAGAAAAAAGTCTGAGGTGAGTCATACTTTCGGCACACACTTTCATAATCTTCATTGTGTACCTTTACGCCCTTTAAGCGTTCAACCGCAGGAGGTACACGCCTCGCTAAATAAGGAGTGGTGATCGCTTGAAAATGATTAAACTGACTGCGTCCACGCCCGGAGTTCATAGAGAACCTCGTCAAGTATAAGAACCGATACAGTTTGCCCACTTTACTTGTCGGACTGCTATCAAACACTTGATGATACTTCGCCTGCGAACCGGTAAAATCCATAGAGGTAAGTTGCTTTAACTCGGCAGGAGAAAGAGTAGCGAGAGACTTCAAAGCATTACTGACATCACTATCGAGGTCATTCAACACCTCAACACTTGCCTTTGGCTTCGCAAAAAACACCGCCGATGAACCGGCGAATGGCTCTACATAAGTGCTATGAGTCGGAATTTTCGACGCTAAACTCACTGCCATTCGCATCTTACCGGCAGGCGATGCAAACGGCGGTCTGATAACGGCAAACTCTTCGTTGAGAAAAGTGCTCTGCAAAAGAGATTCTAGTTTAGCGTATAACATCTTAAAACCCCGACAGGTTCGCACCGTAATTGGAGGCGATCAAGTGTCCTACTGTTTTCGGCCCATCCTTGTCTCCACCTTTCTTCAAGATGTGTCGGAAGTCACGATTCTTATGGACAATCCTTGTGGTGTATCCGGCCTGCTTTAACATACCGGGCAACTCTCCACGCTCACCATAGTTTAAAAACCATTTACCTTTAAGGCTTCTAAGCATGTTGAAAAACTTAGTCTCATCAAAGTCTTTCTCGCCTGTCTTTTGACCGCTTTTAGCACTCGCATCGAGGGCACTATATCCGGCATAAGGAGGATCAAGGAAAAAGAATGTTTGTGGGCTATCATACTGACGGCAGACAGACTCATAATCCTTATTATAAACCTTAACACCCCTCATTCGCTCCACCGCCGGGGGCAATCTTCTCTTAAAGTAAGGGCTATGATCCCTCGTTGCTTCTCGCTTGCAGAAATTACCGGGGCCACGAACACTGCCAAAGGCCATTTTAGCGAGGTATAAGAAGCGGTAAAGACGCTCGATTGCATCTGATGATCTCATTGAATAAAGACGCTTGTATTTATGCTCGTCACCATGCCAATCTTTATTCATAAGCCGATCAAGATCACTCTTGCTCATTCTACTAAGAGTCTTTAGAGCGTCGGCAATGTCTGTATCTAGATCGTTAAGCACTTCTTTTTCTGCCGGTGGCTTGGCGAAAAGCACAGACGCAGAACCGGCGAAAGGTTCAACATAAATCTTGTGATCCGGGATAATACTCACGATTGATTTTGCCATCCTCATCTTTCCTGCCGGTGATGAATATGGTGGTCTAACGTGATCTTCTAAAAGGGAGGTAATCCCTCCCACGTCAGTTAATAAAAATTCCAACTGCTCTACTAGATTCATGGTTGACTCCTGTCGGTGTGCACATGTGTGCGTCACTTGTCTTTGGACGCATCGATAGATTCTTGCTCGTTCTTAAGGCTTTTAACTGTTTCTATAATCTGCTGTCCTTGCTTAGAGGCCCGGAGGGCAGAATTCACCTGCCCCTGCGTGCCTGCATCAGCAACACCTTGTGCAACTAACCAACCTACGATCAACACTAAAAACTGCTGTACTTGATCCTCCGGAAGCGGAGAACCAAGTAGATAGTTCCCAAGAAACATCACTAAGGATACCGTAAATACCACCATTTTTCTGCTTTTAATCATCATCTTACCTTTTAAAAGTCTGTAAGTTGTAACGGGTCGGTACTGAACTCGGTAACATACTCCGGTTGTACCTCAAGTTCGGCAATGGAAACCTCGCTATCAGATGCATCGAGGTCACCACCTGCCTTATAACGTGTTGGCAAACAGTTATGTAATATATAACCTTTGCCCATCATTCTGACCATTCCATAAGTTGCCCCCGTGGCACTCAAAGTTGCAGGAGCATGGCCTAACTTATTACTGCCGGATGCCGGCTTTTCACCATCTTTGTACTCTTGACCTAAGTTATGGAAGAGTGAGAAACTTGATGAGTGCAACAGGACTAAATCCCGGTGAACTCTGTCCTCTCCCGTTATAGAACGAGACATCCAACGGTAAAGACTACTGTCTGTGGAGAGGACTCCACGAGACATACTTATCGGGGAGACTGATGCCCCATTAACGACATGAGTCTGATACATAGAGCAGACCTGTCGAAATGATTCGATCTCAAGTTGTATCTCCGGCATAGAGCAGGAGTTAAATGAGTACGGAAAGGGAGTCCCCATCGTAAAAAACGGTGGCCTAAGACTAGGCGTTACATCTGCTACATGAAAAGCATAGTTCTGTAGATAATCGAAAAACCGTTTTCTAGACATTTGGAGAATCCCTCTATCACTTAAGTTCCGACGGAGATCGTGAAAAACTCTATGGCGAGGTCAAGTTCTTGAACAGACACTTCCGAAGATGTAGCGTCAAGATCTGCTCCCGGTTTATACCGAATCGGAATAGCATTAAAGCAGGTATAGATACGAGTCTGTGCCCCGTCTGCCTCTGCGTAGTCTCCCTCACCGGGAACGCTTACACCGTTTTCAAGAACAGTTAAAGCACCACGGCTAAACTGCTTGATTGCAATGTCGGCACGAGACTCACCGCCACCGATAGCATCCATCATCCACGAGAACAATGCACTGTCGTTTAGGGCTAAACCACGCATAAGCGATACATCTGTGACCGATGCTACACCGTTGAATTTGCGTGTGTATTTAAACGTCCCCTCACGGTACTCAGTCGCTTCCGAACTAATCTCGGGGAGCGTGCACGACTGAAAGCCTGCTACACCACCCGGGCGATCTGCATTGGAAGCAGAGTCTCCGGTAAAGTAGTTAAAACTACCTGCTTGGTTAGCCATCTCTACTTGGAATCTAAAGTTTTGTAAAAAATCTTCTGTTATTGCACGAGCCATAATAGTCTCTCCTTTTAATTTGAAATTACACTCACAAAGCCTGCTCCACGTTGAAACCCGGAGCCAAGTACGAAAAACAGTCTGCCAACGCCGGATGCTTGAGCCGTTACAAACTCAACGCTATGGTTTGGCGGTATCATAACAGGATCTCTGAACTGATAATAAAATGAGTTTACGTCTTTGACACGGTCTGTAAACTCGTTCTCTGTGCTATCAAGTACCTCAAACGCAGGAACTGCACCGGTAGAGTACACTGTGTCTCGATCCCTAATGATTACCTTGAAACTAGCAATCCCGGACAAGTTTGCACCTATACCGACTAGACTGTTTCCTTGTATGCCTGCATCAACACGTCCGGCCTTGGAACAGCCTGCAAAGAACTCAGTAATCCCACCATAAGTTGGCTTAGTGCTAACTTGAGTGGTCGCAGTAACATCGGGCAATTCCCCGTTTATAGTGGTGGCGTTTAACACCTCATGGACGATGATATTCGGCATTTAAGTTCTCCTAGGATATGGTCTTCTGTTGGAAACGGAAGATGATAAACTCGGCAGGCTTAGTCGGAGCGATACCAACATCCACAGTAAGTTGACCTTGATCGATCAAGTTCTGAGGATTGTTAGATGTGTCACAAATCACAAAGAATGACTGTGCAGGTGATGTACCGGCAAAGTGACCACTGCGATGAAGACTCAATAAGAACGCTTCAATTTGAAGTTTAATGCTTGCACGCAGACCTGCTGTATTAGACTCAAACACAAAACCTTGAGTAGCGTTGAACACTGACTTCTCGACAAACATGAACAGGCGTCGCATTTGAATGTAAGGGAAGTCGCCGTTTGCTTCTAAGGTGCGAGCACCCCAAGCCACTAAGCCGGTGAATGGCCAAGAGACGAGGTTGTTAATGTGTGCGGTATTTACAAAACCGGCTTGTTGCGGAGTCAACTCAACCTCAACTCCACTCGCAAATGCTAAACGACCATCCACAGTACCGGCAGGTGCTTTAGACACATTTCGGGTTGAGTCTGTTCGTGCATAAATACCTGCCATGTGACCCACCGCCGGGAAGTTGATCTCGTTCTCGGAGATGGGATCAATCAACTTCAAATGCGGATAGTAGATCGCACAACGATTGCTGTTTCGCAGTAAAGTGTTTCGCTTGTATTCAATAGCCTCTTTATAAGTGAAACCCTCCGGTACTGAGATGATCGCAAATCGATCTTTACGAGTCTCGCAGTAATCAATGAGGTCTTGAGAGACAACCGTGTTCGATGCAAAGTCCGGGATACAAACATTCAACAAAGCCTCGGTTTTGTTTAGTGAATATAAGCCCTTTTCATCCCCTGCCAAAGTAGGATTTGAAACATTCCCCCTTGTCAAAGCACCGCCGTCGGCACCACCGGTCAAAGCAACGCTCAACTGAGTCGCAACGGTGTCAACGGTATATGTAAAAGACATTTCTCCGGTAAGACCAAGGACAGGAGCAGGGCCACGTTCGGGCAGACTGCCTACTTGTGCAAAGGTCGGGTGTAACTTAACCTCACCCGTCGCTAGGTCGATCTTGTTTTCACCATTAGGATTGAGTGACAAGCCTACCGGGGCGGAAACGACCACTAACTCATTAGTGCCATCATCTTCTACAATGAGTTTGTCTGCACGTATCCACGACCAAGTAATGTTTGCGATGGTTGGGGCATTCGCTTCATTATTGGAGAGATTAATAGCATAAGAGCCATCATTTGCTTGAATAACGATGTTACCCTTAAGAAGACCCTCTTGGGCATTATTCGCATCTGCGTCCTTCTCAAAACCTGCCGTCATTGCTGTTCCGGCCTGTGCTTGATTAAAAGTGAGCAACTCTGTTGAATTGTCGCTGTAGGTAATCAGAGCATTGATACTCGTTTGACCGGTCACATCTCTAAAGTTTGGAATAGTAAACCCGGATGATTGATTGTTATTAATCGCATCAACAAAAGTGTCACCGATCACAATCTCGCCACGAAGTGTGTTCGAGTTAACAGGTTCACCTAGTGTATAAGTCAACTGCTGAGAAGTTCCGTCGATAGCAGGAGCAGAGTTCTTAAGTGCTGTCTTCTGTCTGTCTCTTAATCCGGCAGGAGTCTTTGGAGAACTTCCTGCGACAATAGTGATGAGATCACTCCCTCGTCGGTCGTCATTAACAAGCGTTTGAATGAATGAAGCGGAGTCCTCATCAAAATTAATTCCGTTAATCACCTCAACGGGTACATAATTGCCATCGTCATCTAAGCGTTCTACAATCAGATTGAATAAGGTGTATTCGTCGTTTGCATCGACTGAGTTATCATCGCCCTCAAGAACAACCTGTAAGCCATTCCCCCAAATGCCGGGTGATGACGCACAGAATGTAATGTTTGCGTTCTTATAGGTAATCGTTTGAACCTGTGCAAGGAGAGGAACATTGGCAGTGACAGTGAGCGAGACCGCACCGGTTTGATAGTTTACTGACCCACTATTCCCTTGCGGTTGATTGAGGAACGTGAGAACACCGCTTGCATCTGATGTATAGTTATTACCATTAAAGGTGAACGTCAATGAACCGGGAACAATCGGAGTGTGCTCAAGGTTAAATGTAAAGGTTCCTGCATTACCGTTTGGAGCCGGTGCTACATCTGAGGTTAAGTTAGCGTATGGCTCGTCGATAATCCCTTTCGCTTCCTCTGCGTTATCACCTACAGTGCGAACAACGACTAGGTTCTGTCCTCCGTTTTGAAAAAACGCAAAAGCAGAAGTCGGTAAACGACTTGAAGTGGTAAAGTTACCGAAAGATGCTACAAACTCGGGGAAACTTGTAACTAATGTTGGTTGATCAACAACCCCCTCTTCGGTAAAGCCGATCATCGCACAAGTGCTTGCTGAAACGCCCTGCACCGGCCCCGGCCCTTTGGGTACTTCTTTAATATAGACCCCGGGATAAGTATAAGTAGACATGGTTATATGCTCCTAAGTGAAAAATTAACGTCTAGTTCTTTTTGTATTCAATCAATGACTCTGCAAAGTGCGACGGAGCAACAGATACTACTTTTCGGGCTACTTCTTGTGGCCTAATCACATTGGTTTTACTTGATGGTGTTCCGCAACGAACGAGTATCCCCAATCGGACGAGTCGTTTAGTATCATACTGTCTTTCGACTCTAGGGTCTATCTCGACATAATGATTCGGTGGAACCACACAAGCGTCATCGATACCATGTGTGACACTAATAGGACGTCCCGATTGATTTTTATAAAAGCCCATAACTTTTATCCTCTTCGTAAGATTGGTGGTGATAGTTCAATATTCGGCAAATCAGTTAGCGGTGGCAGACTATTGTTTTCATAACGATAATCTATCTCCCCTTGAACCTCAAATGAGATTGTTGCAGACATTGTCCTATCTCCAACCTCGGAAAGTTCCGAACTGTCTGCAATCGTAACCGGGCCTGCATCATATAAACGTCTACAGTTGCCCGTGTCTACAGCACCGAATGTAAAAAATGGCGGTCTCATGCCCATCATTAAGTTTTGGAAGATGATCAGAAAATCTCTCTGCGTGCGAGCGAATATCTGAACATCATATCCGATATTCATCGGCGTGGAGGTTATCTTTTGGGCATACTTATCGAACCCTTGTAGTACCGTCCCATCCGGGCGAGTTACTGTTATTGGATTCGCATTTACATCGGGCACTCTCTCATACCCGAAATAAGGTGATCTCTCAAATGCGGTTGTCATTGAAGTTCGCCTTATTAAGACACAAGGCAAAACGAATGACTGATAGACATCCTCCGGCATAGCGAAAAAATATGGCACTCTACCTCCCATGCCATCGATATTGGTCTGCAAGCCCGGGAACTCTCGCCCATATACCTTACGGGTTTCACCGTCTACAGTATAATCGGCGAGACTAGCCCCTAGTGTCTCAAAGACACCTTTATCAAAAGCACGCAGATCGATTGTATAGAGAGTGGCCATCTATCTACCTTTATGAAAAACCATAGGTAGAATAGAGTTTATCGTTACTCGTCGTCGTTGTCGACCACCTCATCATCAAAATAATCTTCAAGGTCTTCAAGATCATCGAACGCATCAAGAAATTCCTCTGATGGCTCACCCATCGTTTCTGCCTCTCGACGCCGTTTTAACTCTGCTTCTACGTCTGAAAGAGCCAAGGCCATTTTTTGCAGATTCTCATTACTCATCTTACTTCTCTCCTCTGATTGTTATTGTTTTTCAACTTTTAAACCGGTACTTTGAGCAACACGCTCTTGTAATTGCGAGTCTAAGTCTTTTATTTTTGACACTTCTACAATGGTGTTGTCAATAACAAAAATTGATTCCCGTCCCTCGGCAATAAAACGCTTAAACTTGCCTTGGAGTACTCCGATCTCTCGTTTTAGCCGGGAGATAGCAGTCCTCCAATGAGAATCTGCTTTCCTACCGATTCCATACTCAACCTGCAAGATAGCAAAAGCCAAGTCTGTCTGCACAGTTTTCGGCTCTGAACTCGTCGCTATATTTACATCAAACCCTAGACTTCTCAAAGTGCCCTCAATACGACTCTTACTCTTATTAATCCTAAGAGTTTGGGTTTGATACTCAAGTCCGGATACTTTTCTTATCGTAAGGCCAATGCCATTACTGCCACCCGTGGGTAAGGGATATAATCCTACCGGCCAAGGTTGATACTTCCTAAGCACCTCATAAGCCTTTGCTGTCTTAGGTTCAAGCATACCTTTGGCATAAAGGAAAGCGATTGAAGTAGCGTCCTCGGCGTTCGTCTTTCGATCCAAGTTTTTACCTATGATAGAGACATTTACAGTCCCATCACTACTGACTGAATAGACCGGCTCAAGCCTTGCAGAGTAATCATCATTATCTATTATCGGTGCGTTCCTTTTTATAAAATCAAGAACGATTGTAGTCGCTTCAAGTGCGACAAGTTTATACCCCTCAGTAACCCTCTCCGGCATGACTTCAATTTCCTTGTAGGCTCTCTCTGTCTTTCTATCCGGGAGAATCATCGGCGATATACTTGTGCGTGACGACTTATAGTTAGGCATCTGTCTTCTCTTCTACTTTCAATGAATCGGCAGTCTCGGGGCGACCATCTACCGGCCCACTGAAATCAAAAAGAGCATCTCGATGCTTGTTGCAGACACCAACCATAACCCCGTCGTGAGTCTTTAAAACTCCATCGGGTTTACACCCACACACAAAACAGGCCGTGTGTAAGTTCCCTTTTAAAACCCCGTCATAATGAGGATAACCTTTACCCCGGAGTGGCCCGGAGCACTCGCTACTGAGTAATGGCCTACACTCATTTAAGTTGCTCGCCTTTGCACGCCAAAAGTTTAAGCACATAGCACATGTAAAAACCACCCCACTGTCTGTGGCTTTCTTTACCAACTCAACAGGTATCATTTAGATTCTTCTCTGCGGTAAATGCTTAGTTCTCTGTCGGCCCTCTATAACATAGCCCGATGGAGTATTTGAATGAACAAGACGCCCTTTATCCTTGGCTTTCACAATGTCAAAATAACGGCCCATAACGTAAACGATATCGCCCTCTTTAGGTTGAGGATACTTTGCTAAGTCCGGAGACTTCCTCTGCCATTCAAGGTAGGAGACCGTGATCTTCACATTTGCGTCCTCATGATAACCCCGGTCTTGAACCTCGATTTCTACGTTATCTGCTGTCTCAAACTCGACTGCAAATATCGCTTTAAATACAGGTTCAAAACCCCACCCACCGGCATTTGCAGTAGGTTCATTGTACAGAGGGTCAACATTGCGTGCACGATTGACTGTATAATACTCCCCCTCTTGTCCACTCAATCCGATTCGTTCATCTTCATAAAAGTGGTGGAGTCCAACTTCGCCTTGAGTGGGAGTATAAACAGCCATCGATTATTTACCTTGTTTGCTCTGACGCAGTCTTCCAACAAGATACTCTTTTGTTGCAGTATATGCGTCTGTTACCGACTCGGCCCAAGTAGGAATCTTACCGTCACGGCATCGACGGTAAAGGTCTTTGCTCTTTAACGGTGCACGCCCCATCTTCGCTCGGAAATAGTTTCTTGCGTTTCGACCACAAGCCTGTTTTGCACGCAAACGATACTGTCGATTATTGTACTTAAACTGAGGGCTGTTAAAGGTCTGTCGTTTATTATTCGCCGGATTAACGTGGGCATGTGGACGATTGCGTTTATGGTCTTTATTATCCTTGGGTGCGGAGAACTGAAAAGACCTTGAACCCTCTTTGCCACTCGCTTTCTTAATCGCAGAGTCTTTCATAAACAGACCCTGTGCGTCATGATTAGGATTCGCCTCTTTAAGAGCCTTTTCCATCTTGACATAATCACGATATGAATCTTCGTCTAAGCCAAGAGAAATAACGTGACGCACATCTTCCATCTGCTCACTTGCAAAGACATGGGGCATAATGTGTAGATTGATCATACCGTTGCTTCGGTCAGGAACAATCTCCCCATCTGCTACACCATTGGCTTTGGCCAAATCCATGATGGCCTTAGCATAGTTTTCATTGTCAAATGAAAAGGTAAGTTGACCGTCACTGTACTTAGTTGGTGTTCGTTGCTGACGTTCTACAACATCTTGCCCGGCTAAGTCTAAAACTTGGTCTAAAAAGCGATTCTCTTGCTCTTGACGGGCTTCGACAATTGCACTGTCATATTCTTGGACTCCATCGATCTGACGGACTGTCTCCATAGTGGCGAGCAAATCGCCTAAACTGCTTGAAAGCATAGTTCTTCTCCTTTGAGGGTATGTCTGTTACTTAATAACATATAAATCACATAGTAGTCACCGGCAATGGTGGCCGGATTGATTTCATCTGCTCTCTTAGATTCATTTTGATTCCATCGGCTTCTCCCTTTAAGCCCTCTCCGTTAAGAGTGAGATCACCTTGAGCCGATGGGATAGTGCCATATTTTGTTCGGATGTTACCCAATGTAAGCATCGCCTCTGCAAGAGCATATCGTCTAAAAATCTGATACTCGTGTGGATAGAGCCTTGCCCAATCAACACTATTTGTTTGGTATCGCACTCCAATCTCAGAAGCAGAAGTGCTCTTAGGCGTAAGACACAGGAGTCGACGCTCCCTGTCCCAAAACCAATCTTCATCAACTGAGAGAATACGTTTTGATTGATCTCGATAGTTAAGTGCTTGAACAAGATAAGAGTACCCTCCACCTGCTCCGCTACTATCTCTATAACCACCATACATGCCAAAAGACATTGGCCCGAGTTCTACTCCTGCCCAATCAAACGACTCATAAATGCCGGACTTGCTTATGTCGAAATATACCTCTGCGACTGAGATACAATCTGCCGGCATAGTATACTCTCCGGCTCCACTAGAAACACTTACGGTTGTATACGCATAAACGCCTATAATTTGATGATAAAGCAATGCGGAGGAATCAACTGCATCTTGCAACTGTGCATCTGTCATCTCTACAGCAACAACACCCTCTCCAAGAGTCCGTGTTATGTAATCTTTTATGTCCTGTGTTGACTGAGAGACCATGCTTCCTCCTAACCTAGTAGAGTATTATTATTACCGCTCTTTAGTTGAGCAGTTTTATACTCTAGATAAATGATCGCAGTATCTAAAGTATAACAGAAAGAGGCCGATGAGAAAGCCATTATAAAGATGTCTGCGTAGTCTATAGAGGTTTGCAGGTAGAATGAAACCGCCAACAAATGGGTTATCCACCCGGCATGGAAACCGGTACAGAAAACGCAGTCAAACATCTTATTGAAGAATGAGATTCTGCGGAGAAACTTTGCTTTATTTATCAAAGTAAAACACACGCCATAACAGGCGAGCAAAAGCATAATGACGCTCATGACCGACTCCCTCCTATTGGTGCACTCGTGTGCACCCGGCCACCGTTATTAATACGGCAACAGGAGGTTTTAACTGACGTTTCAAACACGCCGACGCCCTCACCGGGGTCGATTTCGCATGACATATTTAAAGGAATTTCGTGAACATTTAATGCCTCGACAATCATCTTCACCTCCTCGATTGACTCAGTAGGTGATCTCATGCGAGCACGCCTGTCCAACTCCACGTTCAAAATGCGTGAAAGGGCATCGCCCAATCCTATCGTTAACTGCTTATTCTTCATCATTTATCCTTTATTATCTATCAACGACGTAATCAACATTCCATAGTACAGGATAGAGGGTGATACTACCACTCAGTCCGGTAACAGAACTGCCGTTGTGTGATAGTAGTGTGCCAATCTGTGTAACTCGGGTCAACCCATCGCCGTTACCGGTCGGAAATGCCGTGCTACCCTTACCTGCGGTTGCAGACAAGTACACCGGCAAGCCTACGTCTGTGCTACTTACAGAACCGTCCATTTGAATAAGGCTTACAGCACCGAAAACTGTATTCATCGCCACAGTTGCTGTTGCCCCGGTGCTACCATTGCCCATAGCCACACCTAGAGGGTTTTGCTTTAACTCTTCAGTCGTGCTATTCCCACTGCGAGATGCCTGTGCTTTGCCAAACTGAGCAGAAGTGGTCACCGCTAAGATATTTCCGATCTCAACATTCGCTTCAACAGTCACGTTGATGCCTACTCCCACAGTTTTCGCAGTACCTGTACCACTAATCAAAGCCCCATTATGAAGTACATCTTCGCCTAAAAGCAGAGTTCTCTTAGTCCGAATACGCTCATCATTTAAGGCGACAATTTCGTTACTACTGCCATCCACTAACTGTAGCAACTCTCCACTGCCCGTCTTAGTTGCCTTGAGGTAAAGAGAGTCACCTTGTGCGATAAGTTGAGCATCAGTCTCAAGAGTGAGGTCACCGGTAGAGTTGATCTCTATTGTACTATTACTGCCGGTCGCCTTAATCTCATTAGATGCAGAAGATCCCTCTGATTCGATTGAGAAGAAACTCTGTGCTTCCGCAGTCAACTCATCTGTCAGCAACTGCAACTTTGATGTGCCGGTTCCGAACGGTGTGCCTGTACCTAACGTGGTAATCTTGGTAATTTGATTCTGTGTCGCATTGCCGAAAACAGCCGTCGCATTCGACGTTGCCGTTAGGTTGTGCTCTGCATCAATGGTTATTCCACCCGTATTATTTGAACCGGTCACCGCAGAGATTGAGATAGCACCGTCATTCGCAGATACTGCAATCGCTTCTGTTGCAGATAGACCGATGTCTTTTGCAGAAGTAAGATCAATGTCATCTCTAGCAGTGCTCTGCAAAACGGTAGTAATCGCAATCGCACCGCCTGTCGCAGTTAAGGTCATATCCTTGCCGGTTGAACTAGTGTCTGCTCCCGAATCAATAGTAAGGTTATCCCCTGCACTGATAGAGACATCCGCAGACGAACCTACCGCACTCAAAGCATTGTTGCCTCCTGTGGCGGTTAAGAACATATTCCCGGCAGAACTGTTAGCGATAAAAGCACCTGTGTCTGAGATGAGTGAAAGAGTGCCCTCCGAGGAAACGTTACATGTACCGGCACTTCCATTAGCCCGTAAACTTACAACATTTCCGTCTAATAGGAGACGGCCAAAAACATCAGTGTTGCTCGACTCACTTGTACCGGTGAGCAACTTAATGTCTTGGGTATTTGCTGTCTTAACATTCACATTACCTGCACTTGACTCGATGTTTAACTCACCGGAGTTAGTCTTCAAATTAAGTGCGTTCGCATTGAGTGTCTGTACCGTCGATGCCGTATTACCACTGATTGAGAACCCGACTACTTCTTCACTTCCGGTTGTTCCCGATGGTGCAACAGTAAGTGAACCATCGCTTGCAGTCATTGAGATCGAGTTACTCACGCCATACGCAGTTTGAAGACTCGCACCGCCTGCCCCTGCTAGATCATTGAATGAAATAAGGTTAGTACCACCGGTTGTGTTGCTCCCAAAGCCGGTTTCAAAAGTTCCGGCACTAGAGTCTGAACGGATTACAGAGATGTTACATAACCCCACTATGCAACCGCTAGTGTTGCTCTCATCGAGAAGACTAACTTTAAACATATCCTCAAAGCCCGACTTGAGAGCACTCTTAAGCACAATCGCCGTTGACGAGTTATCGGGATTAGAGGACGCCTGTGCCACCTCATATAGACCGTCATTTAGTTTATCGGATGATCCAACCACTGCGATAATGTCACCCTCATCAAATGAGGTATGACTGCCAATAACAATTGTACGAGTCGATGCGGTGATACTATTCAATGATCCCCTCTTGAGGTTATCGATTGATGCGTTAAGAATCAAACCGCCTTTTGAGGTTGTTGACCCGGTGTATTCACCATTCATGAATAAGTAGTTGTCAGAGGTCAAGATCTCACTATCGACGTAAGTCATCGTACCTAAAACCGTGAGGTTACCGCCGATTTCTAAGTCTTTAGTGATAGCAATACTATTTGATGATCCTAGACGGGTGTGTCGCCCGGAGAGATTGCTGACAAATAATAAATTGTCCTGTTGTTTAGCCATCTTTCTTTTCCTTTTTGTGAGATAAAGTCGCCCGGAGAGCGTCATTTATTTTAATCATAAGTGGGTAGAGTTCGCCACTCTTTAAGCCAATCGACTTAAGAGTAGTCAAAGACACGTCCGAAACCTTAGTAATGACACGTTCTATGTCTTCACTACTGAGTGTCTCCTTAGATTTTGCTTTAACGACAGGCATAGGGGCAACTGCACCCATCCCTCCTGCCGGCTCTGCACCCACAGGAGCCGTTGGCTCGACCGGGGCTTGATCTTTCGGAGGAACATTCTCCTGTTCCCCCATGAGATCTTCACTCAACTCAATATCGTAGTAACGCTCCGACACAACAGTCAAAGAGTCGTCGTCTTTCCTTATCTGCACACAACTGAAACCACTTTCATCAATCCACTCATTGACAACGACACCATCGAAAAGCGGTGCACTCAACTTAGTTTTCACATTAACGTGGGTCATCGCCAACTCCTTTATCAGTCAGATTTCTTAGTTGAACGTCTAGTTTTTGAAGCCGTTGCCTTAGAAGCCGTTTTCTTGCGTGTTGTTGTCGCTTTCTTACGAGGTCTAGGCTTGGGCTTAGACTTAGGCTCTTCTTTCGCCACAGGCTCAACAGAAGAGGGTTCTTCTTCACTAGCAGAATCCTCTGATGGTTGACTGACCGCAGGCTCCTCGACTTCTACCTTTACAGGCTCTGCCTCGACAGCAGGAGCCGGGGCTTCAACGACGGGGGCAGGAGTTTCGACTACAGGAACCGGGGCTTCAATGACAGGGATCTCTTCCACAACCTTAGCAGGCTTAGGGCGTGGGAGAGGTTTAACTGCTTTTTGAACCGCATCAAGTCTACTTTCTGCACCGGAAATCACTTTGTGCCTATCTTCGACTCTGATTACACGCACTAACGGTGATCCAAGGTTTGCTCCTAGATTCACACTTGTTATGGTGATCTTTCCCCTCTCAAGTGTGACCTCGCCACCGCCGTCACCTCTAAAGGTCAACTTAGTAGCGTGTGTCGCTCGGGTTAGGGTTAAGTGCCAAATCTTATTACTACTCATTTTTTCTTGCTCCATAAATGATGAAAGCCGAGGTACAGAACCGATTCTCCGGCCTGTGCCTCGGCTCACACAGCCGTCAGTGGCGATATTTTTGTGTGACGTTGACTGCTTTAGCCCGAGGGCTTTACAGACTCAAATCACTTATGCTCCGGTGATATTAGGCATGCCCGTTACGCTTACACGACCATAGAACTCGTTGCGGAGCATCTTGGTTGCATAGCGAGTACGGAGTCCCTTGCGGAAAGTGAAATCGTCGGGGTCAAGGAAAGTAGGAGTAACTTGGAGAGGTACATAAGGTGCGTACACATAACCGGCATCCAAGAAGTTTTGTCCCTTAAGACCGACAAGAATGTCTTTGTTTGATGAACCTGCTGACAAGAATGGGTCTTGGTAAACCGCATATTTGTTCATCAAAGTACCGAGTCGTTGTACACCAAAGTTTGAAGTCATTGGGCCGTATGATGGAGCAGTCACTTGGTCATGAAGACGGTTAACCATCATGAAGTCACCGTGTGAAGTAAGTTGACCAAGAAGTGCACCGATCTCCGGGCTAACAACGACGAAGTTAGCAGGAGCACGCAAAGAATGACGGTGAATGTTAGCAGACACAGAGTCAATCGCAGTGAGAAGACCACGAATAACTTGTAACTCGCTCGCAGAATTCACACCACCGATAAGACCTGTTGAACCTAGGTCGTAAGTTGTAGAGAACTTAGAACCGGCAACGAGGTCATCGATGATTTCACGATCAAGTTCAAGAGCGATTTCGTTAGAGATACCTGCAACGAGTTCTGCTTCTGCATTAAGACCGTGGAACGCACGAAGATCGTCAACCGCTTCAGCACTCCATCGAGCCTTGAGTTTACGAGTGATCGCTTCAATGGTGACAAGTTGAATGTCGAGATTAACGTCGGGAATAGCAGAGACACGATCATCAGAAGCATAATCAGTTGATGATAATGCACCGCCGAGTTTGTTAGAACCTACACGCTCTGAATCGTAGTAATAAGCGATAGAGATTGCGGTTCCTGCGTCGGGAACATCATTTGTGGCATCGAGTTCCCAAGTACCTGTGTTAAAGTTGACTTTGAATGAAGTACCATCACCGGCTCCGTTTGAGTTAGTGGCACTCGCAGTACGAGATTTGTCTGCACCACCACTCTTCCAAGAAACCGTTAGTGCGGTGACACCTTTAGCAGTGTTAGGTACTGCTACCGGCAACCATTTAACAGGGATACGCTCGTCTTGGTTAGTTTGGTTGTCCCATTTAACCTTGGCTCCATCAACATTTCCGGAAGCGACGATAGTTTGAAAGTCAATGTACTCGCTTGAGTAGTTCTTTTGGAAATCCTCAAGAAGATTATTGCCCTCAGTCGCAAGTCCTTTGCTTGCACCGTACTTATGCTCGTAAGTGAACACACCGCCGATAGGAGCAGTCATAGGTTGAACACTAACAATGTTGTTAGCGATCAAGTTAGGGAAGACTCGTCGTAGAATCGGGAAGATGTACTTAGTGAAAGAACCTACTCCGGTACTCAGAGTCTCTTCATTGAGACTGCGTAAGTGATCCATTTGGTTCTCAAAAACCATAGCCATAACACCACGTTGATAGGGATTCTGAATACCCTCTAAAAGTGGTTGCCATTTTTGTGATACTTGGTTCACATAAGATGCGTCGATTGCGGTTCGTTGACCGCCCTCAGAAAGAAGTCGTCTTGCTTCCATGATAATGTCCTTTTTCTTAGATGCCTGCTAAGGCTTTAATTTCAGAGAATGATACGTCTAATGTTCGGGATGGAGAACTAGAGTCCTCTTCCAATGTTGCTGTCTCTTTTCTAAGGTTGCCACGTTGCAGACGTTGACGCAAGGACTCTAGACTATCATCAGAGACCGAACGGCGACCAAATTGGTCAACAACCTTATCAATTTGAGATTCGTTTCCTGCGTTTTCTAACAAGTTCATCAACTCTTGACTGTTAGTATAGCCGGATGCTTTCTTCTGTTTGTAAGCAGTCACTTTTGCGTCATGCCCCTCATTTAAAGCCCGTTTCAATTGGGCTTTAAGGGTATCAATCTGCTCATGTAAAGACTCGGTTTCCTCAGTTAAGCGAATAACTTCATGCTCCAAGTCTTCATTGACCACTTGCTCTTTCGCACGTTCGGCTTCTAACACTACATGAAATTCCTCGGTAATTTCATCAATGCGTGCGTCGAGTTCTTCCGTGTTTTGATAGTGAGACACTTTACCTAAAAGGCGTTTAATAGCGTCTCGCTTGGGGTGACCCCCGATTTTACTCTCAACGTGCATAGCAAACCCGGATACTTGTAATAAGTCCTTGGCTTCTTGCAGTTGGTTTTCAAGTTCAACCACTTGCATTTGAGTTGACTCTAAAGCGTCTCTCATAGTCTGCTCGTCCGGTGAAGCACTGCTCACCATTGGGCCGACAATTTGGGCGATTTTATGCAGGGCAACATGTGCTTGTGCGGATTCGGCCTGCTCATACTCTTGACGCACATCCTCTTTAAGATCATCTCTGATCCCGGTAAGTGCCGTCGCAAGTTTTTGAGCAAAATCCTCTTCCATTGACTCTCTAACACGTTGGCGTTCTTTCTCGACAATATCATTGATCTCATCTTGAGCCATCTTTGAACGAGTCTGTGCCTCCGCTACTAACTCCGGGAATGAGTTTTCAAGGTCTTCGACTGTAAACTCCGGGGTATCGGTGTCCTCAGTAAATACGTCCGGATAGGCCGTCTTCATGGCAGGGTCTGCCACGAAATCGAATGTCCTTAAAACAAAATCAGAACCTACATCCATAGATCCGTCTTTGTTAGGCTTAGTTGAGCCAAACCCTCGGCTTGATACGCCTGCCTCTGCTCCGGCACTCAAAATAGCCTTGAGTGTTTTGCCGGCAGGAGTGTCAAGAATCTCCGCTTCGCCAACAACCCGTCCATCATCTTCCAATTTTAGGTCAGTTACTAAGTGACTTACACGTTGGAGCATGGTCTTACCGTCTGCCGGATGATCGAGTTCTCCAAAACAACGACGACGCTTAATCGTCTCTTGCAGTCTTGTGATTTCTCTTTCATATAATGCACGAGAGTATTTGCGACCATTCTGCGTCGGGATATCGCACCGTGCAAACTCGCCTCGGGCGATAACTTTGCCATCCTTACTTGACTCATCAAGAGTCAGCATGATGGGCATAGCGTCGATTAAGAGTTTAGTGCTCATTATACTAATGCCTATTCCACGATTTGTATTTTAAGTTAGGGTCTATCATAGTAGTTAATACTTTTTTAGACAAGGGAGTTTTCACACGTCGCTTTGTCTTATTGCCATTTCGAGAGGGAAAGTATGGGCGAAGTACGTCGAGCAAAGTACGATAACGTCGCTCGGAGCGATAATGCATACGTCTTTTACGCCCATACTCGTTTAGCAGTTTCCCTGTTCAATATCCCTCATGCATTCGGCGATAATCGCTACACAAGGTCGTACTGCCAACTCGAGTTCCTCTTGAGACTCGCAAAGTGAAGTGCAGAGAATGTCAAATTGATCTTCCATCACTGCAATAACATCTTCATTCACATGGTAGGTCAACTCATAGAAGACACGACCAATGCGTTCAACGATATGAGTGTCGTCTGCGAATGCGGTTGACTCTGCAAGAGCACGATTGCGGAGGCGTTGAGCCAACTCATTAGACTCTCGCTTGAATTTCTTGCGTGCCCGATCCATAAGTTCCTTTGCTCGCTTTACGACTGCTTTCTTGCCACGCTTGATTCGTTGTCTTTTGATCTTCGCCCGATTCTTGCGATAGCGTTGACGAGCCTTTGCTCGATCTGAGGAAGACATTCTCTTTACCGTAACTCTCTTGATCGATCCACCGACCTTTTTCAAGATCTTACGCAACTCAGTAAGTTGAGAAAGTTCCTCAACAACCTCGTCACGCAGACCGCCTAGATCTTCATCAAGAGGTGCGTCGATGATAGCATTAAGAACTCGGATAGCCTCTAAACCTGTGATGTCATTATTTTCGATTGACTCAAGAATGGTCAAAAGAGCACTCTCAATGTCACCGGCTTCAAAGTTGCTTTCTGCGATCTCATTGCCCTCGGCGATGGCCTGTAGGCTCTCAAAAACAGCATCAAAAAGGTCACCGCAGTCGGCTTCCGGAGCCTTTGACATAAGACCCTCAATGATACTATTTGCCTCTTCCGCAGTGAGAGAATCAGTGTCGACGAGAGCACCGATCTGCTCCAAAGTTGACTCAGACACATAAGGAGACTCTCCCTCTGAGTAAGACAACTCGGTGCTTTCAGAAATAGGAGCATAAGTCTCTTCTGAAATACGGCTCTCTGCAAGAGCGTTTGTGGCTTGTGTGCTTAAACCTAAGAAATCTAGGTCTTCCGCAAGGTTACCTCGGAATTGCTTGAATGGTAACATGGTGTTAATTCCCTTCGTTTGTTCGGACAGCGTAGTCCTTTAAAATATTAGCAGTTAATAAAGATCTTGAAAAGTAATCGGCAGATTTCGCCATATTTTCCGGACTACACCCGGAGTGCTTGATTATAGCGGAAGCCTTAATCGCATTCTCCTTAAAGTTTGCGATATGTGAAAAGATATTGCCGTCGCCATGACATTCTAATGTGTCAAGAGCCTTTGCACAAGTAGTTAAAGTCGCCTTGATCTCATCAAGATGCTCAACCATTCTTTTTTGACTCATATTAGTATAGTAAGTAATCTTGATTGAAGCCTCTATGTCACCAAGGTTTCCCCGGCATGATTTTCGGACTGATTCCTTGTTCTCTTCATAGAACTCGACCATCTCTCCGCCGGAGAGTACACTCATAGCACTCGGAACTGACATATAGTCTTTGGCGTGTTGACTAAGTTGACCTAGGCTCTCCCGGTTTATTTTAGGATCATCGCTTTCAAGTATATTCTTAGCCAAATCTCTGATCGTCTTGGACACTAAACCTACAGCATCCGATGATGGGAAAGTTTCCAAGTAATATGCTCTGCCCCAATCAATACCCGATTCGGTGAAAGTATAACTCCGTTTTGCCAAACGACCATCCGACTCTATTACATGAGCAGAGTCCGCTTTAGTTGATACTAAAGACCAACCTTTTTCATTACATGTGCACACGAGTGCACGAATTCTGTCTTCATAAGTGTCTTCAAACACTCGTTCGGCCTGCTTGGGGTCAATCAACATCTGAGTCCTCTTCATGTTTGTGCTTTGTATAAGATTCTATAACAGGCAATAACGCAGGGTCAACTGTCGGGAATTCTTTTCTTAACTCTAGTTGTCGTTGTGCCAATGCTTTCATCTTGTCTGTCGATTCCTGTGCCTTTTGATCTAAGAGAGATTCTGCCTCTTCTCTCGGAAGATCAAATACCCGGCTCATAACATAAGTCCTCGGGAAGAACTCAAGTAGAGAACGTGCATTGTCTGCCTGTGCGTTACGCAGTTCAATCTGTGCCATCTCAAAAATACTCGATGGGTTACTCATCTTTATATCAAACTGAACGCTCGCCGGATCGATACCATTGATCGCCAAATGAACCTCACACATACGCTTAAGTCCATTTCTGACCTCTCTCTGAATCCTCATAACTGTACGAGCGAATCTTACGTCCTCCTGTGAGAGAGAAGCACGATTAGTCGCACCGTCCGCACCCAAATATGATTTCGGTACTTTCAACGCAGAAAATAGTTTATTTCTAAAATACTGTAGATCAGCAACTGACTGACTGTCTGCTCCCTGCATTATATCAATACGAGTTGACTCCTGCCCTCCACGGGTGGGTATAAAAAAGTCCTCATCGGGAGCAAGAGGGTTGATTCTAAAATCAAGTTTACCTGTACCCGGGTTGTACAGTTTCTTTTTCTTAAACTGCTGTTTGACTTGATTGACGTATGCCATCGCTTGCCCCGATGGGAGATCTCCTACATCAATGTAAAAGGCAAACCGGCTAGGAGATCGTGTCAATTTGTATACTAATGCTGAGTCCTCGGCCATAACAAGACGACGCCAAATCCACCTCGCCGAATCTAAAACGCTATACCCATATTCACTCGCTAAGTTCTTGCCTATTAAACGCCAATGAACAACCTCTGACCTCTCAAATATAACTGTCTCTGAACCCTTGACCAACCTAGGGCCATCCGGATCTTTCAGAGCCTTTATGATCATACCTTTATCAACAGAAAACTTGCCGGACGAATCTTGAACAAAACCTAAAAGGGAGCCTTTTTTTGTCTCTATTCTTCTTACAGTCGGAGATGGCAAGGGGTTTATGCCAACAACCCCGGTATCGTCAACCAACAACTCGGCATAAGCGTTTCCATATTTAGTTAGAGTCCTTGTTATGGGCCAAATCTGCTCATCAATTTTTACTTTTTTATGAAGCATCGTATTCAGAAGTGTGTTTACTTCGTCAGACTTACTCTTTACGTTAACGGTAAACCCGGTGAGACTATCCGGCACAGTAGCGTCATCAGCATAAATATCTAAGGCAGACGATATCTCCGGATAATCGTCCATCTCTTCATAGTCTGCGTATCGCTCTAGCATACTGTTTTCAAGTTTAAGCGTTGAGGAAAGGTTGTCATACCCGGTAGCACCAAACGCATGGTAACCCGTAACAGATGGCTTTACGCTATCCTCACCACGTTTTAAGTCGGCAGTGTTGGACTCTCCGGAGTACCACCCTTTTAATTTCTGTAATGCGTTCTTACTTAGACCCATGATTTAACCTATTATAATTGGGAGTGGAGAGTTAGCGTCATTGTCATATTTTGCAGGCAAAGGGTTGCCTGCTTTCCAAGGAACTTTGTTATCTTCCATTATCCACGAAATATTTTCAACTCTCCCTTTACTCTGATTGATTAAAAGAGGTGCAGATTGTCTCATCTGCATAAGGCCATAAACTACACCTGCGAGAGCATCGGCCACATCTTTGGAGCCGGCAACCGGGTGATCTACTTTACGTCTTATTGAGTCATATTCAAGGGTTTTAAGTTCGTTGATTAAAGGAGCATACTCATAAAATGCGATTCTATCCTCATAGAGTGCAGACTTCAAAGCGTCATAAGGATCAGTGGTTCTATCAACAGACAAAACATCTGCTTTAACCCCACGCCTCTTCATCTGTTGGATCATCTCTGCACTCTGATAAGAATCACAGGACATGCCTGCAATATGAAACCCATGCTCTTGCAGTTCATAAACCATACGTCGAACGTCCGGGAGGAATATTTGATCGCCGTCGGGTGGGTTTACTCTCAAAAGAAGATCAATAACTATAAAAGGTGCAACATCAGAGTACTCTTCACCACTCTCATTCCGTCGAATTACTTCAATATGTCTGTCTATATGACCCATAACAAAGCCCGTTGAGTCACCGGACAGAGAAGTGTCTATGTGAATATATCTTGCTTTCCCCGGTGCGTTCTTAGGACGCCAAACATATTCCTCATGCCCCCCTTTGAGACGGCGTTTACCCTTACGGCAGAAACGACCCCACATGAAATCAAAGTTAGTGTTCATTGTGTATTCATCAGACGTACAGGGATGGCCAATCGCTTGATAACCTTGGACATGATCGTATCTCACCACCGCATCTTCAATCTTTTCAAGCCTGTGTATGTAGGCAGATATGGCATGTGTGGCGATACCGGCAATGTCTCTTATCGCCGATTCTAGATCACGTTCAAAGTCCTCTACATACTCTATAGGCACATTGATTATACGACACCCGGCCTCTGTATAGTATCGACGCTCTGAGTCTGTGGCATCCGGGTTCAGTATTTTTGAGCGTAAACCACCATTTCCGACCACTACTTCAAACCTCTCTCCGGAGAAATTCTCCTGCGGTTTTACCTCCCAATTCGCATAATCCCTAACAAATACCGTGGGATCACTTGTCGAAGCCTTAATTTTTCTGTCTGTGAAAGAGTTTACAGTAGTCGCCGATGAAGCAAGCACCATAAGTCCGGGCAGGTCATTTGCAGACTTTAAAAAACGAGACTTGATACGACGAACAATCGACGCATAAACCTTTTCGGCCAAATCATACTGAGCAATGCTTTTTTTAGCCCCGGCCTGCCCTTTGATCACCTGTCCTTTAGTGGTCATAAAGTTGGCCTCGTCCATCGCACCTCCGATAACATTCATACCTAAGACACGCTCGGAGTTGCATGAGCCTATTACTAACATGACGTTGTGTGGGAATGACGTAACATCACGGTTTGCCCGGCCTTTAAAATGCTGTTGAAAGTATGGGCTTATTTTTAACTTATCTTCTACAGCAGTTTTCATGACTTGACGAGCAACGTGCAGACTCTTTGAAATAAGAGCCACAACGACCTCAGACCCTGCACTCAGACCATAAGATTCCTGTGGGTTTCTTAAGCAGGATATCTCATATAGCATCCGGGCGACTGCAAATGAAATAAAGGTTGTTTTCCCGTACCCTATACCGCCGGTGAGTACCATCTCACGATACCGACCGGAGGTTAAGGCTTCTTTCAAATCGGCTCTAATTTTCGGATAAAGTGTCTTTGAGGACTCGCCTAGGTAATAGGGATCATCGAGAAATGTGTCCATGTCAACCGGAGTCCATCGCCATCTCTGTTTTGAGATTGCTTTAACGATCTCATTCTGTCCGGAGTGCAACTCTTTCATCGTCGCTTCTAAAAGAGCACGTTCTTCGGGAGATAGGTTTTCTAACTCGGCCATAACTAAGGCCAACTCTTCTTCACTAGAGCGTTGACTATGTGCCCGACCGTTGCTGTTCACTATGACCGACATTTTAAGTCTCCTTAGTTTCGTCAAGCACATCAATAGTGCCCGACTCAGTTGGAGCACCCAAGCCAAGACGTGCTAACCCTTTCGCTACGGAGAGGACTCTACTCGCACTCTCCGGACTACTTAAAGCCTTAGTGCTCTGTTCCCCTAAGTTTAACTCTATCTCCGGGCGAACTGTAAGATTATTTACAATGCCATTGTTTCCATCAACATTCTCGACCTCATGTTTCCTTTGAAGAATAGAGGCACAAGCCTCGACCTCACGGACGATATTTCTGTTGAGGACTTTCATCTTGCGTTCAAACTTAACCGCCATGTTGACCCGACCTAACTGCAATCGATATAAGCGTTCCAACTCATCGGTCGTGTCTATTTCAATCAAAGACTTCGGATCAATCAAATCTTGATTTTCCTTGGCTCTCTGAGGTGCTTTAAACTCCTTGTTGTAGCCGGTGACTTCATCTGATCTAAGGCGACTTAAGCCCGAAAGTAGAGTACTGTCTCCATCCTCAACGAAAAAGCCCCTCGCACGACAGAACTTTGCCACTGTGCGGAGCGATTGACCCTCTTCAAACATAGTAAGAATCTCTTGGTAAAAGGGAAGCACCTTAAACTTTTTATGTCTTATATGCTGAACGTCTACCGGTATGTCTCTGTTACCCATCGTCGGACTCCTGCTCTAAGTCTCGGAGGGCTTTGTCCATCAAGTCTCTAAAGAACTTGTCTGCGTTCAGATCGTTATCTTTAATGTGTGCCATCACTTTCTGAACTCGCTTAAAAGTCGGCCCGGTGGTTTCCAAATAAAGGTGCTTTTTCCCACCCCAATCAAAATAGATAAAACGGTTGTCAACTGAGTCACCATACTGTGCATATATCTTTTCTAGAATAGCCCCTAAGCGGTCAAGGAACTTACTAGAGTCTTTTATCTTGTCCGCTTCATGCTCTAGTTGCTCAATAGCCTCCGCAGGCAGTCCGGCGTCTTTCATACTACGCTTAACGTCGCCTATTATTTTGGCCAATGCACGCTCGTCTGTAAAGCCCAATAGGTCTGACATAGCCTCGTCGCCAAACTGATCGGAAACGTCATTATAAAGGTTAATCATCTTTTCAGCATTTAGACCGCCTTTAATGATGTTCAATCTGACCGTTTCTAACTTTTGAAGACCCTCATCTTGCCATTTCTCATCGGTCAAAATCACCGCAGGAATGCGTTCATACTCTAATAGTTGACAGACTTGAAAACGATGTGCACCTCCGATGATCCTATACCGGCCATCCATCGGAACAACCTGTATAGGTGCTATCATGCCGGACTCGCCGATCTCTCTCATGAGCCGTTCAAACTGCTTATCGTTCATTTGATTTGGGTTCCACGGGTTGTGGTCAATCAAATCGATTTCTAACTCGGTATAATCACCGCCCAATGAACTAACCATAATGCACACTCCTTTTAAGTATACATCATAGTCTACTTTAAAATCTGAGGTTTTGCAAACCCACCTGCAACCCCGGAGTTTTAATGATACTCAATCACCTCGGCAGTGATGTTAATGTCCTCTAAAAATGCCTCTGCATAATCCCATTGATCAAAAGTCGCCGGGTACTCCTCTTTCCAATCAAGGAAACGAGTCAGTATCGCCTGCCTATGAGACTCTGCCGAATCATTATCGTCATGAGATGAGTATGTCCACTCGCACCCTCTAACGCTTACTCTGACCTTAAAACGCTTGCTTAAATCACCTCTAGGCTTGATTAAATCAACTTCATATTTATCGGTTACTCCGTTGACCCAATCGCCCTTTGCTTCGGACTCATATAGACACCTGCAACCGTATTCATGGCCGGCTTCTAAGGCTTCGATGAAATCACTCATTACAAATGGGTAACTAATGATCTTACTCCCCAAGTCAAACAGCAGATTAGGTGAAATCATAGGACTCGCTTTTACTCCGGAAAAGTCCCTCCATGCAGATGATTCCATTTTCTCCATTTTCTCATAAGCCCTATCGCCCAAATACTTAGGTAGGTTTGTCACCGCCACCTGTAAGTTTGGGAGCAGACGATTATAGGCACTGCACTCGAGTGCGTCACTCAAATCTTTTACGTTCTTGATCAACCGGTTGCCCACTTTTTCAGTAAAGGCATCAAAGTCATTTTTCATTTTTTACCCTCCTTTAAGGTAATATATTAAGTGTTAGCAATTTGTGGCTTGCTAAACCAAAAGTCAAGATAAAAAAACTCTTTCTTTTTAAGGCTTTAGAATGTCGGAGAAAGTCGGCGACTCCATCGCCCTTTCGACCTCAACAATCACGACAGATTTTTGATATTTGTCGTACATGATGGACTCAATATCCTCACTTGAGGGGAGCGGTGTACCCTCTCTCTCAGATTCAGTCTCAAGAATCATCTGCCTTAAAAGAAAGGTTTTAACCCTCCCGGCTTCGGTCATACTCCAACAGGGAATGGCTCTCTCGACTTGGTCTTGAACCGAATCGGTCACACGAACTTCGTATGTAATACTCTGCATACATCGTCTCCTAAAAAATTGCACAAGATAAAGCAAGCAGGATCAATGGGAACACAACGTAAACATAAATGGCAATCATAATGTATGCTATGGGCATATCAACCCTCCTTTTTAAACCTAGATTATTATTAAACTTATCCGGTTGATAGTCAAGTAAAATAAAATATTATTTTATGGCGATTGACCTGTTTAAAGAGGACTGCTAAATGTCTTTTTAGGTACAATTTTAAAGGGGGAACCATGAAGAAAATAGCCTTAGCATTCTTAACACTCACAATCACAATGTCTGCCTGTAAGGGCGATGAACATAGCCGGAATCGAAAAGATCAAGAGATAGACAGGTCTGATATCGGAGTCGATTCTGACGTTGATCCCGGAGGAGATGCCGATCTCAACTCGGATAGTGATGCCGAGATTGCACCATTACCCAATGATATAGGTGCAACAGACTTAGATGTCGTACCTTGCGACTGCCTTGACTCTGACCGAGCCATCATCTGTGAATGCTTTGACTTTCAGATCGCAGACGCTTATGACCTTAATGACCATAACCCTTTTGGGGATTGATCACAGGTCATATTTACCGACTTAACCGGCTTGCAGTATGAGGTGGTTAGTCACTTTCTGCACTGAACGCATACCCTTGCCGAACAGGTTGTTATCCCACCGGCGTTCACTAGCGTTCTCACCGTTAGCCTGCGTGTGGTGAGTAAAATACTCAGTGAACGCATTAAAGAGGCTAAACGCCGTTGATGGATGATGTTGACCTTGCCCCTCGTCAATCAAGCGTACAATCTCACGACGGGTATTCTCACGGCGTGTTAAGGTTCGTCCCTCAGTCTCTTCAAGAGGGTAAAGTACATCAAGGGATGACTTGATAAGGCCGGTGGTTAACGGCGTATTGGCGAGCGTCTTGAATACTGTCTCAACATTTGAGTAATTTTCAATGGCATGACCGGCGACGCTTTGAGCCTGCTTAATCCGTGTTTGAGCCGACTGTGAGTGGCGAATCTTGAGCAGTTTATCTTGGCTTAGTAGCATGGCAATCTGATTGTTACAGAACAGGCGAACCGGTACAAATACATAACTCATACTTGATGAACCGTCATGTGAGTTAAACAGTAGAATCTGCTTTCTCACTTCATCGCCGGATTGAGCATCAAAGCCACCGAAGTCGGCGAGCAACCATACTCGCTTGCCGAGTCCAATCGAGCCTGCACTCACATACTTAAAGTCGGGGAGTTGATGTCTCACATCATCAAAAAATGATAGTGATTCGGAGTTCTGAATAGGGCGATACTGCTTACCAACAACGCCTAGGACTGAGCCGTTATCGTTGCGTGTAATAGCGTTTGCCTTGGGTACTTTCTCGCCGTTCCCGAGGTACATGGGTTGTACACTTACGTCCCAATTAAGTCCGGCGGTCTCAAGAGCCTCGTCGGCACTTCTTGCGTTGATGGTTTCGATGCCCGACCATGCAGGTCGTAGGCTCGTATTATAAAAGCGGTGTCGGGGAGTAATTGCGTTCATCTTGAACCCTTATTGTCAATGGCTTTGAAAAGCCGGTTAAAGTGATAGTCAAAGATATAACTCCGGATGAAATGAAAGTCAAAATTATTTTTAACTTTTTTTTAAATCACTTAACTGCCGGCATTCGCTCTAACACTAAAACCTCTGAAACTTCATGGTCTCCATCTATCGGAGTTGTCGTTGTTTTAAGTATTACTCGGGCATCACGGCACGATACACTCCCTTTAGCGTACTCTTGTGCCTCTTCCATAGTGCGAAAAGACGTTGATGCACTTGTAAAGACTTGATTTCCTCCCCTAATCGGAGTCATTGTTATTACGATATAATGGTTCATTTCAACAAGGAGATACTATGTTTGAAGTAAAATGTGGTCGCTTAAGTAGCGTGCAACTTGGCCTTACTCCGCAAGAGTCACGCTCTGATTTCCGTATCAATATGGAGCGTACCAAAGAACATCTAGAGCCTATGTGGACTCATACAAGAATCGATGTTGTAGAGATTTCTCCGGAGGGTTATCAAAGACTTGCAAACGCTATTGCTTCGGGTTCTTTGGATCTTGATCAAGTGTGTTCTCGGCAAGATAGACGTATTTGTCAAGAGCAGTCTGACCAAGTATGTAACCCACCTGTATAAAGCCGGAGACGATAATCAGTGTCATCATAACCATAAAACTATAATGCTCTATACCACTGCCATAAGTGTAGAGAAGAAACCCTAAGATTATCTTCCAACCGGCCTCGGCAATAAGGTAAGCCATGAACTTCTTGCTCTGTAACGGACTTAATTTCTTCTCACTCATGGGTACTCCTGCTCGTAAAGTGTCTTTGCCCGAGTTTTAGCATGATCCTCACTCTCGGCATATATGTGCACATGAGTTGTATCAATGTGCTCTTCAATCCTGTGCCAAGGAGTATGAGGATTACCCCGGCTCGGATTCGCCCCATCCGGGCGTTTTTTAAAGAAATCCGACGTTGGAACTTCAAATACAGGAGCACCTTTACTATCTCTCTTGATAGACACATAAAACCACCGGAGTGGCGATCTCCACCCGGGGATGGTCGGGTTGTTATATTCTCCCAAGAAAGTCATGCATCATCCTCACTTACAACAGATGGTGCAGGCACAGGAGCCGGAGGGTTTATGTCCTGCTTCCTGCTTGGTAGAATCACCTGCTTGTCTTTGTCGGAGTATCCCGGCAATTCATCTGCCGGGGTCTTCACATAGTTATATCCATCATTCGCCCACCCACGCCCTTTTAAGACAAATGTGGGGGCAGTAATGACTTGATACATATCCGGCGAATCGCAGTATTTACACTCGTCGGGTGTCTTACGCTCGGCCATTCTCTGATGCAATTCAACTTCTCTTGTGCACGTTCTGCACTTATATCTATATAACGGCATATACTACTTTCCTATGTTAGATGTTGGCCTCTGAGTCAAATGTGTCAAAGATTGCGTTCAGTATCTTCTCGTCGGTAAACTTATCAATGTCTGACTCCCGGATATAGACGTTAATTTCTGCGAAAACGCCGTCTTTCCGGGGGAGACAAAAAGCCCGTCGGGTATAACATTGCCAACCCGTTTTCTCTACTCGATGAATCGAATTAGGGTATTCACCACTCAACTCGACCGTACCGTCAAACAGTTCAACAGTCTGCTCTTCTGAACCAACAATCTTGCAGAAAACTACGACAACTTGCTCACTCATGTGACCTCTTAAACTTTAAGTTGACGACGAATGAGTCCGTTTCCGATGAGGAAACCGTCCATTGTTGCATAATAGCCCGTGGTGCGACCACCGGCTTTTACCGGAGCGACAAGTTTTAAGCCAATAAGATCATCAAGAGCCTTTTTACCGGCGATCTTCTCGCACTCTCTTGCAGGACACGCTTTACGAGGTGAGTTAAAGTGTTTGCCACGAACAAGATACATTAAGACGCCGGCATGATCCTTATTCATCCCTGCCTTGTCGATCTTTGCTTGATACTCGGCAACCTCGGCGTCGGGCATAGTGTAGATTTCATCAAGAACGAGACGCTCTTTAATACTCTCAATAATAGTCTGTAGATTGGCCATTTGGGCACTCCTTATTGTCTTTGATTTCAAGTAACGTGCAAAATAATAACACATATAGTCAATGTTTCAACCGACTTCATCATACCAAGGGTCATCTTTGCAATCCTCCGGCAGTACGGCCATAGGATCGTTAAGCATTTTAATCGCCACCACAAACGCAGTTAGAATGACAATCGCAAGCATGACTTACACTCCTAAACAAAAAGACACCTATAACACCGCTTAAGAAAAAATTTTTAAAAAATTGGGCTTTTTCATACGACTAACAGGGGCACAGCGTCCCTAACGGGTCGCTTTTGCCCCGGTCGCCACACGGTGCACGCATGTGCACAAAGAAACTGATCAGTTCTATGCACATGGATCGCATTAATATATACTGTGATTATATCTACAGAAAAAAAGGAGAGCGAAATGGAAGGCTTTACAGATATTATCAAAGAGGTCATGCCGGCACTCGTCGCCGGGGCAGGACTCCTATGGTCGTTCTCAAAGCAGGTAACGCAGATTGAAGCCAAATTGCAGGCACTACAACATCAACTAGATGACTGCAAGCATTTGATAGAGGGCAACCGGCAGGGTCGGATTGAAGTTTTTGGTGTGATCAACAACCAACTTAAGCCCAAAGATAACGATGCGAGCGAAAGATTAGCCCGTGTAGAGACAACAATCCAAGCCGGTATCACACCTAGCGAAGTTTATACTCGACTTGCCAAAATAGAGGCAGAGTTGGAGTCTAAGAAAGCAGACTCGTAAATGAACAGCACGTTTGCCATCTTGGTCATTATTGACCTTGTAAATTCGACAAAGTATTTTGAAAAGGTCGGAGACAAGCGTGCGAGTGAAGCAATGAGGGTATACGACCGGATATTCAGAGGTCTTTTAATAAAATACGATGGCCTTGAGATTGATAAGACTGACGGTGCTCTCTTGATTTTTGAGTCTATGAGAGAAGCCTTAATGTACTGCAAGGAGTATCATTCACTCGTAGAGAAACACGTTGGACTAAAATCAAGGGTTGGTATTCACTGCGGTGTCGTAATGATGCACAGTAACCATAAAGCATTTGTGGCGAGAGGGGCGAAGCCGGTTGAGGTGGATGGGATTCACAAAAACATCTGTGCTCGGATTATGTCTTTGGCAGGAGGTGGACAGACACTACTCAGTAAGACTGCCGGAGAGTATGCGAGTGCGAGTAGTGTCCGTGGTGGCATGTTGATGGCGAACCTAGGGAGTTGGAAAATGAAAGGGGTTAAAGCACCAATGAAAGTATACGCCGTTGGTGCTAATGTAGAGGATCTAAGAAGACCCAAAGAGACAGACAAGGTGAAATTGGTAATCCCTCCCAAAATGACTCCGAGAGAAAAGTGGAAGAGATTTTTCAATGTATTCGTCGTTGTGCCGGCCTCCATATTTGGCCTTTATGCGATACTTATCGTATTGGTGATTTTAGAAGAGTTTAACGTGATTGACCGGTGGGGCTTCAAAGAGTTATGGCGGTTTCTTCAAGCAATCCCCCCGTTTATTAGGGAGTTGATAGGCAAATAAAAAAGAATATATTTTTTACTTGACTATAACTTTAAGGCGAGGTACAACTGATCATCATTTAATATTTACTCAAAGGGAGTGAAGATGAACAAGGTCAGTAAAGAACGATACTTACAGCAAAAGTGGAAACGCTTCATTGAGAGTCAAAATGGAATCCTCAACTTAGAGGAAAAAAATGACTCAGTGTGGGCCGATCACATGATGACCGAGAACATTGAGTACATGACGGATCAACTCAACAGATGGACGACTGAGCAGTACAATAATCACCTCAAGACGTTCACAACGCTATTCTATTACTACATGGGGATAAGAAGAGTCCACGCAAGCCGGCAACGAATCCGCTTGACTGAGAGCATCATAAACCTCTGTTTAGACAATCCGGAAACGATCATCGCCAAGCCGGTGATGCCCAACGGTCAGATCTTCATCGAGTGCAACTTCTCTTTTGAAGTTAAAAGAAAGGGTACAGATAACAGCGATATTATGGGCATCTTGATCACTGATCACAGCATGACCCCTCGATCAAACCAACCCGACCTTGATCAAACCCTCTTGATTCCGATGGAACATGAAGATGGGTATCTTGTTCAAGTAATCGATGAAGCCCACACCCCTTGGGTTGGCTTAGAAGTGCCGAACAACTGTAACATTTTTGAGTATATGGCTACCTCAGATATGATCCGTGATAAGAGTATCGGCGAAGCCCCATTGATTATGGTGATCATAGCATTAACGGCTTTACAGAAGATCCAAAGAGGTGAGTTTGAAAAGAAAAACTCAGTTGAGCCTTTACCCTTTATCAAGGCTACCGGTAAACGCAAAACTAGGAAACGACGTATTAAGCGTTCTAAGCCGAGTGTGAACCGAATCACTACTTATTATCATGAATCCTCAGAAGATGCGACACCGGTCAAAACAAGCCCCCAAAATGACCCCATTCAAACCGAGGGTACGGAAGACGAGTCTAGATCATTCACATATACGCCGAGAAATACTTCATCACACTTTAAACGCCGGTGGGTAACCCTTGAGTATGCCGAGACTCTCCCCGATGAAGATATCATCGACATTCAACCTATCACTAAAAACCTCAAGAATGGTCAAATCACTAAAGATATGGCTCTAGTTAAGGTATGGTTCACATTCACTCATAATCCGGCCTTAGAACCGGCGACAAGGGTTGATCAATACAAAGCCTAGGCTTATAATAAGCAAAATGAAAAGGAGGGCATACAATGAGCCTATATCACTTATTAGAAGTTTACGAATCAACTAGCCTTGCCGACCGTATCATCAAGAGGCCATCAGTTTACGGATCGGTAGCCCGTGATGTTAAAGCATTACAGAGCATGTTTAATAACTCCGTCCCCCGTAGCAACGCAAAAAACATACTCGTATTCAAGATGCCTAACGGTAAAGTTATCGGCTTAGAGCAAGGCAAAGCGGTCAACCGCATGAAGCGAGAGGGCGATAGCCGTTTAACGTACTTAGGCCGGATGCTCCCCCGTTACCACCGAGGTCAAACCGCCACTTGGATGCCCGAACGCTAAGAGCCATTCTCTCGCCTAACTGCCAAGGCACACTCCCTTATCTTAATCAAGATCTCCGTCTTTTGAGCATGGCGAACAAGGTCATCGAATCGATTAGCGTATACCTTTAAGTCCTCGCTTGCATTACGTTCAACGATGAACATTAAGTAAGCCAAGGCACGCTCCCTTTGGCTTAGGTTAAGCCGGTCAATGCGAGAGGAGTGATCAATCAAGGTATTGACCCTATCCATTTCCCTAACAGTCATTTTTTTTGGTTTCATGGTAGCACCTTTGTAAAAGGGTTAAGGTGTTCTACTGTTCAACCCATCCGCAAAGATACTCACGCCCCGTCTGTTGTTCAAATGTGTCTTATTACTCTACAACGTACCGTCTGAAAACACAATTAATTCTCCCTCGCCCGATGAGACATCCGGCTCATGAACGACGTTAAAGTCATATCCGCCGAACTTCACTGTGCCCACATTGCGACCCTTGATTTTCTTGAGCCTAAACTGTCCACCCATCTTCTCAACGGACTTCTTGAGTCCACTGAACGATAGGCCAATGATCTTTATTCCGTATGGGCCATATTTTTTCATACGACCCCCGATAACACCGATATTCTGTTGGAGATTGAGCCATGCATTTCGCCGACCCTCAAGTATCTCGATTGCTTCATACAGGTTCATCTTCATCCTCCTCGTTTTCTAGATTTTGATCAAGAAAGACACTCACATCCGGACTGCTGTCCTCTGTACTCACATAGAAGTCAACCGAATCGTCCTCAACGGTGACCGCTCCAAGGTAGCGACCACTTGAACGACTGTAGACCCCAATGTCAACACCACCGGCATCAATCTCAACATCCGTTTCATTAATCAAGCGTGCCAAGCCTCGTATAAAATCGGCAACATTCGGGGGAGTGCTCACTTTATGTCTCCTATCTGCCAAAATACTTTTTAAGTGTAGCCTGCATCTTTCGGCTCTTCTTGAAATCGTCAAACGGGACACGTGCCGGGAAGTTGCCTTGTGTCGGCTTACCTAAAGCAGTCTTGATTGCACGATTAGGGTTGCTGATCTCTATGTCATCCTGCCCTACGAAAAGCATAAAAGTCATCGGAGTGCCGACCTCTTTTTTCGCAAAATATTTAATAATCGCACCTCCTGCAACGGTCTTATCCGGTTCACGGCCAAACACCGCCTTTACCTTTTTAGCACGCTTAGGATGATCTTTCTCGATCCGCTTTAAGTCATCGAGGTAACTCTCAACTAAAGATATTGCCTGTTCCTTGTTCATTATAGTCCTGCTCTTTCATGTCTTTTAGGTAGAGAGATTCTAAACGCCCAAGCACCCACCCGTCAAGGTGTTCGGATTTTACCCATTTGCTGATAGTCAAAGGCTTATCTAAAACCAAAAGATTGAAATCCAAGCCCGGTTGAAATAAAATAAAATCTCCATTTGACCAAGAAAGAACGTACTATGAACAATCTTACGCCATTAAGGAGCAGACCATGCAGATTCGAGAAGCGTTAAATCGGAACATTCCTATCGATCAAAAAAACTTAACCCAAAACCGTTCGTCAACTTCCGCAGTTGTCCGAATGATCGAGCGAGAGTTGAATAGTTTTTTCGGAAAAGGCCAAATCACAGGCAACCGCAAGAACCGGTTAAACTATAACTTTAAAGATGGGTACAGACTCAGTGTGGTCGTATCAGACACAGCAAAACCCGATCAAGGGATCATCATCGACAAAGCACAAGGACAACGCAAAAGCCGAACAAGATTGGACAGAAGACAGTTCACCACGCAGTCCCTCATGGATCGAATAAAGCAACTCTGCTATACCGGAAGAAATGGCCCGTACAGTAAGATGAATAACATCGGGCCAAAAAAAGAGGGTGTGTATGAAGCAATTAACATCCTTGAAAATGCTCTCTTAGAAGCAGTGGAGGCTATGGATAGCCTTGATGAAGCGAACGCCGTGGACTCAAAAGGGTTTAGATCTGCAAGAGTCGCACTCAACAAAATCCTCGGCAAACCCTCTAGTTTCGATTCAAGTCGAACGACACTCGTCTACCTCTTTCAAGAGAGACCTCTTAGTACAAAGAAACTTAAAATCAAGATGGACAGAGACCGCAAATACTCGTTCTCAGTCTCACGGTCTGTGATGGGGAAGTCCAAAACCCTAATCGGGTATGCTAAAAATAAAGGCTTATCCCTCAAGGAACTTGTACTAAAAATTAGAGAAGTTCAGAGAAAAGATGGAGAGATCAATAAGGATCATAATCCTCTGTCGAACAACAGCAGAGGCGGACTGTTTTAAACCCTAAGCAGGCCGGATAGCCTAGCGGTTTTGTAGGTGTTGCTGATAGTCAAAGACACTCGACCGACCAAAAATTAAAAAATGTTCACCCGGCTCCATTAGCACCCCCGGGTTAATCACTCACCTTAATCTCTCTTAAAGAAAGTATGACTCATGAATAAAGAACAAAGTATTCAACTTATCGAATCTATGCAGAAGAAAACCAATGCGAAAAGCCAAGCACTCGCATGGCTTAATGACCTTGAACGGCTATATAGACTCGATGGCCAAAAACAAGTCGACCTCTATATCAAGTTAAGTAACAACTATGAAAAGTTTAAGAAAGACGCTCTCATCGCTCAAAACCCCGGGAGTAAACATAACCTAAGCAAAGCCTTTGGGCAGACTGATCGTTATTTCTCATCCGACCCTAGCACTCTACATGGGCGTACAGTCATGAAGCATCTCGACGCTAACCAATTACCAAAGCGTTTCATCAAACAACCCAAGCACTTAAAAAAGATTTTAAAAGACACTCTAATCAAGGCCATTAAGTTCGGTACCTAATCAACACCCCCTATCAACACCCCATATCAACATCCCCTATCAACACCCTCATCAACACCCCATGCAAACTAACCCCTTTTTTCATGGAAATTGAACGGTGTATAAGGGCAATTTTTTAAAAGAACGGATCACTGAAACGGGAGTCGGTCAGTTCTATGGGGCTAGTCCTTTTGATACCGGCAAATATGCCCGAAATAAGGCCACATCAATGGTGCTGTGGGCCGGCAAAGCACCATAAGGATAGGGCTATTGCTATATGGTGCTGTTCAGTCAGGTTTAGTAGGACTGAGTGAATGACTCATCAAGTCAACCTATCAAGTCATACTTAATGAGCCTTATTTTAGCCTCTGTGCCCTCTTTAGTACCCAACCTATATCATCATAGCCCTTAAGCCCTATTAATCCGGCTAAAGCCCTTTAACGGGCCGTTCTATGCCATGAAGCGTTGCCCTCTAAGTGGCGGGTCAATAGTAACCGCATGGTTTTGTACTCATCACCGATGGCTCCTAACTTGAGTAACCAAGTCCTCACTTCATAATGAGCCTTGGTCGGGTCAAATGAACGCTTACCTCTCACAACCCTACTCGTCAATAAGGCTTGAGCCGTAATGAGCATGGCTAGTTGAATATAAGCCTTGATACGGCCTGCATGAACCGTTGCATTGAAGCAACGGAATTCAATAGTCCCTTGATAAAATAAGGAGTGTAGGTTGAGCAAGCGGTATCTAGTATCATCATACTTAGTCCGCCATGATCCGCCCTCGGGGCCACTATACCAAGCGTCCCTTACTTGGTCTATGGTCGGGTTCTTACCTAGAGCGTCAAGTCGGTCAATAAGGGTCGCCTCAACGGGTCTTGACCAACCTTTACGACCGCAGGGTCTAAAGTGAACTGAACGGTCTTGACCGCTTGTAAGAGCGTCCGCTTGAAGAGCGTGATACATGTGAGTCTCATAACGATCAACCAACTTGACTAGTCTGATTAAGGCTTTGGGGTTAGCCAAAAACCTTGAGCCGTCAACATGAACGTGAATTCCGCATGAAATGTGAGGGCGACCGCCATGCTCACGAATGAGTCTCACTGATTGTTGAATGACTTCCATATCACGTTGCCCATGCATGATACCGCTTACAAACTCACAGCCATCATAGCCATCGATTGAACCGTCTGATACTTGCTTGAATCGCTTTTTCGAGTATCGGCTCCCAGCATGCTCGTTGATGAGGTTGTTGATTTCAATGAGGCATCGACCTGAGTTACGGGGTATTCCTCGTTGTTCAACCTCAACTCCTACCGTATATGATTCCTCTGATAATAAGGCTTGTAATTTTTGGCGTTTATCGGGGGTCATTTTCAACTCCTTTAGTTGCTATAGTGAATGGGCTGTGCCCTAATGACTTAATCAGTATAGGCACACCGTATAGTCAAAGTAAAATAAAACTTTCTCCTATTTTAAAACTAGTTGAAAAAGTGTAGTAAAAACGCCTACTTGGGGGCTGTCTTTTTTTTGACTAAACCCTTGATTTGAGGGTTTTAAGGGGTCGCTTAGTACCCCATGTAAATATATTCGGCCCTAAAATACGGCCTAAAAAATCCGGATAGTATAAGATGAAATGCGTATGCGTACATGCGTATGTGCACATGCGTGCATGTGAACAACTAGGAACTGAGTTCCGCTTTAAACAGCACCATTAGTAGCCCTTAAAGGTGCTGTTAAGTCATTGAAAGTATTTTAAAAATGGCCTCATTTTTATTTGACTTGAGGGTCAAGCCGAGTTAGTATACCTCATAAGGTTAAGTTGACCTTAAAACTCAATAGTCATTCAAGGAGATTGACCATGATCATTTTAGCCCTTACCACAACCATCATCATCACCGCTTTAGCCGAGCCGGTTGACTCAGTTGATACCGTTATCACGAGCGTGATGGCCTTTACCACTAGCGTGATCTGTATGATGGCTATCGCCTAAGCCTTTACCGAGTTCACCGAGTTCCGTTACTTTAACCAAGGGGGTCTCAAAAACCCCCTTTTCACCGTCGGCTAACAGCACCATTACCGGACTATAAGGTGCTCGCAAGTACCCGTAATGTACCGAATGGTGCTCCCGGGAACGAGATGCCCGGCAGACAAGACGCCCGGCATCTTTTGAAAATAAGTGTTTCTTTTACTTGACTATCATAGAGAGATCGACTATCTCTTGTACATCACGCTAACCTACTTGAGTAAGAGACTCAGAAAGCGATTCACTATGACCTTTATTAAGGCCCATTCAGTAACCAAGACGTTCAATACGTTGTTCATCCGCCACACGGTGGCCGGTCTCAGTGACTTCTCCACATCAAGTGATAAGTTCACGCCGGACTCGACCATTGATGACTTGATCAATCAACTCAACGAGGATCATTCAAGGCTTCTCGCTAACACAGGACGCCCCGACAGTAAGTGGTCGGACGGTTACGGCGGAATCAACCTTCAAAAGGTTCTCGACGCCGGCGGTCAACTTGAGTTTAAGACCTCGACCATGACCTACCGTGAACCGGCTTCACTTGAGTGTTGTGGCCGACGCTTGAGCCTGTCACGCTTCACTAACACTTGCGTTAAGTGCGGAGCCGACTATAACCAAAGCGGAAGTTTACTCGCCCCCCGATCACAATGGGGTGAAGAAACGGGCGAGACTTGGACGGACTGTTACGGAGAGTATTAGCCGACGGGCCGGGCTAAAGCCGGGATAAAGGCGGTCAAAGGGCCGGGCTAAGGCCGGGCTAGATGCCGGGCTAAAGCCCTAGGCCCATTCGGGCCGTCCGTTCCCGGGGGCACCATTAATAGGTCTAACGTGCTCCCGGGAAGTGTTGCACCATAGTAGCAAACCCGTTTGAAAGTCTTTTTATTTTTTATTTGACTAAGCAGGTGAGTTGAGGTATAGTATATATATCAACAAAGATACGCTTCAAGGAGGAGCAAGACAATGAGTCAACAAGTGAGTAAAAGAATACAGCAAGGTCGGGCAGATATGACCTGCAATTTCGGACATCAAATCAAAGCGACTTTCAACGATTTAAAGGCTCGTTTAGGTGAGCCTGCTTACCAAGATATGGACAAAAGTAAAGTGGAGTGGTCATTGCTTCTAGACGGGGATTTCGTCTTCACTATCTATGACTATAAAGAGTGCGATGATCTAAGAGACTATCCCGATACAATCTATACGCTACAAGTTGGCTCTCAATGTGAAGAGCACTCTGATTTAGCCATCGCATTTCTTGAGTCCTTGGGATTTGAAACCCCAAAAGATGAGAACGGGATAACGGTTGTCGTTAATCGTGAATGGCTAATGTCGTTTTAACATGACCGCTTGAAGAGCAGGTCAAGTGATCGATAGCCGGAGAATCAAAGTCATTGATCTTACAGCACCTTTAAGGCCACTAATGGTGCTCCTAAACATCTAAAATTATTTTAAAATAAGCGTATTTTTTATTTGACTACAGAGTCATAACGAGGTAGTATTAATCATCACTTAGATACAGGTCAGAAAGGACTTGAGCATGTCAGAAAATAATATCTACACCGTACGAAATGAAGACGGTGGCGAGGCTAACATCAACTTTCATTACCTAGAGGACGAGAGACCGACCGAGGGGTCAATAGCGTTCTTCACCGTTTATGAGTGCGTGACTTACCTCGGGTGGGGCGAGGAGGGCGTTCAAATCCCTTATAACGCTTACGAACCGCTTTACACCGTACCGTTTCTCTTCAAGGCGGACACCCTTGATTTGATGATAGCGTCGCAAGTCGGGCGTATACTTGAGTTAATGGACGACCGAGAAATCTTTGTAGGAGTTGAGACTCACTATAAGCAAATGTGCCACGACTAAGGTCAGGCCAAAAAAGGGGGGGGACGCCCGGAGATTGACGCATTGAATGGTGAGGAATGATGACAGCACCATAAGGGCGACCTAAAGGTGCTCGTAAGTGCCCATGATTACTTAAAAATAAATGTTTCTTTTACTTGACTAACAGCCCAAGTCGAGTTAGTATAAGACATCAATAAGATAATACTCTAAAGGAGAGTGAAGATGGCTATACATAACGAACATTGGAGAACAAGCCCCGGACGCTACTTGTATGAGCAGGTCGAAGAGGGCTTATTGACATGGGAGCAGGTCGCAAGGGCGTTCATCTATCACTGCAACCACGACCAAACTAGAGAAATGATTGAAGACCAAGACCTTGAGCCTCGGCAGGACTGTGAGATATGCCATGAGTATTTCTCAATCGATGACCTAACCGTCGAGGAACACTCAGAGGTTGTATGTTGTCAGTCATGTTTACCGCAACGTCAAGATGAGAGCCGTCAAGAGCAACTTGAAAACGGAGAGATTGACTGCCCCGAATGTGGTGAGGATCAACTTGACGAGAACGGCGAGTGTCCGACCTGCATGAATGACCCGGAATATTAAGTCGAGACGGTTGACTGCCGACCGATAGTCAAGTTATAAATGAGAGGTTGAATTGCAGAACGCTAAAAGGGTTGCACGATGATCAAAATGTACCTCACCTCAGTTATAACTCCGACTAAAACGAAAGCCGTTGCGGTATCGCCGTCCGAAGACACCGCTAAACGAATCGCCCGGTACACACTCCGGGCAGAGATGAATGACGCAGACTGCCACCCGGAAGACATTATCGAGACCCTACTGAACTTTAGATCTCCATGTGGCCGTTGGAGAATCAGTACCGACTCCGTAGAGTTTTTCGGTGATAGTCAATGGCCCTCTTGACTATCAAGTTTTGCACCCGGTGATTTGAAGCGACGTGTTTTTTACACCCGGATTGATAGTCATCATGATTGTGTTTTAAAGTCAACAACTTAGGTACAATCCCGGCGACTGAAACTTTTAAAACTCCCTATAGGGGGAAAACAAAAATCCCGGCCTTTGACTATCAACGGCATGACCTACAAAAAACAACCCCGGAACCACCGCATGGGGTAAAAAACTCATAATGGTGCTCCGTACGCCACCCGGGGCGTACACGCTTAACACACACAGCACCATTGAGCACCCGGGCCACCAACATTCACCACCGGGTGACCAACGGTTTCCAACAATCTCCACCGGGTTACCAACATCACCACCGGGGCCGTGACTACTCTATAAGGTGCTCGACACACAGCACCATTAACCAACCCGGGTGAGAACCGTCACATCCTGCCGTGATTCGCTTCACACACACAGCACCTTACTGCACAGTTCTATGCCTATGGTGCTCCGCATCGGGATTTACGTTCGGACACACAGCACCATAACCGAGAGATCGGCACCCCGGGTTGGCAGGAGAGCACCATAAGAGAAAGACACCCCCTATGGTGCTCCTAAGTATCTGAAATTATTTTAAAATAAATGTATTTTTTACTTGACTATAGTTAGGGGGCGAGGTATAGTTAATCATCATTAAGGTAAAGGCTAAGGAGGCCAACATGAAAACTAAAGTATACTGTTTAACATTTTACAATGAGCGTGGCCTATTAGCCACTAGACCTCGGGTTTTTTCAACCTATGAAGAGGCTCTTAAATGCCTTGAGCATTACAAAAACCGATTTCCGGGTCATACGCTTCAAAAGATTCCCCTAGACCCCTCGGGGCCAGAATACATCGACTAAAGGAGGCGAAAACGGGGGGGCGAGGACGGGGGCAGGGGGCTTAAGGCCGACTAGTCAACAGCACCATATAGGACTTCATAAGGTGCAAACAAAAATCGCCCCCGGATGACACCGAAAACACAGCACCATAAGACCCGGTTTAATTTTGGGGGGTGATTTTGGTATCTGCG